GTACGCCTTGTACACCTTGTACACCTTGTGTACCTTGCGCAGCTTGTACACCCTGAACACCTTGAACGCCTTGAACGCCTTGAGTACCTTGTGCGGCTTGTATAGCCGCTATGCCTTGTGTGCCTTGAGTGCCTTGTGTGCCTTGTGTGCCTTGAACGCCTTGTACACCTTGTACACCTTGCCGGCCTTGTACACCTTGAACGCCTTGTGCAGCTTGTACACCTTGTACACCTTGTACACCTTGAACGCCTTGAACACCTTGAGTACCTTGAGTACCTTGTGCGGCTTGTACACCTTGAACGCCTTGTACACCTTGTGTGCCTTGGGAAGCTTGGATGGCTGCTATGCCTTGTGTGCCTTGAGTGCCTTGTGCAGCTTGAACGCCTTGAACACCTTGACCGCCTTGAACGCCTTGAACGCCTTGAACGCCTTGAACGCCTTGAACGCCTTGTGCGGCTTGTACACCTTGTACGCCTTGTACACCTTGCACGCCTTGTGTGCCTTGCGCAGCTTGTACACCCTGAACACCTTGAACGCCTTGAACACCTTGTGTGCCTTGAGAAGCTTGGATAGCCGCTATGCCTTGTGTGCCTTGTGTGCCTTGTGTGCCTTGTGCAGCTTGTACGCCTTGTACACCTTGTCGGCCTTGTACACCTTGTGTACCTTGCGCAGCTTGTACACCCTGAACACCTTGAACGCCTTGAACGCCTTGAGTACCTTGTGCGGCTTGGATAGCCGCTATGCCTTGTGTGCCTTGTGTACCTTGTGTGCCTTGTGCAGCTTGTACACCTTGTACGCCTTGTACACCTTGAACTCCTTGAACGCCTTGAGTACCTTGTGCAGCTTGCACACCTTGAACGCCTTGAACGCCTTGAGTGCCTTGAGAAGCTTGTATAGCCGCTATGCCTTGTGTGCCTTGAGTGCCTTGTGTGCCTTGTGTGCCTTGTACACCTTGAACGCCTTGTACACCCTGAACGCCTTGTCGGCCTTGTACACCTTGCACGCCTTGAGTACCTTGTGCGGCTTGAACGCCTTGCACACCTTGCACGCCTTGTGTGCCTTGTGTGCCTTGTGCGGCTTGAACGCCTTGTACACCTTGCACGCCTTGAATGCCTTGAGAAGCTTGGATGGCTGCTATGCCTTGTGTGCCTTGAGTGCCTTGTGCAGCTTGAACGCCTTGAACACCTTGTACACCCTGAACGCCTTGAACACCCTGAGTACCCTGAGTACCTTGAGCGGCTTGCACACCCTGAACGCCTTGTACACCCTGAACACCCTGCACACCCTGAACACCTTGAGCACCGGTTACACCTTGTGTACCTTGACCGCCTTGAACACCTTGTGTGCCTTGTGCGGCTTGGATAGCTGCTATGCCTTGTACACCTTGTGTACCTTGTGCGGCTTGAACACCCTGCACACCTTGTGTGCCTTGTAAACCTGCTGCTACAAAAGTCCATGCAGAGAATGGACCTGCCACCCCGCCACTATTAGTAGATGTGAATGTCAATGTACTGGCAATAAAGTCAGTGATTGATCCTTCCATAAAGTTGGCAGGTGCGGCAGTATTGAATACTCGGACTCGTTGTCCAACTGTGAATGCGGTGGCAGTATTTGCCAAATTAGTTGCAAACGAGTATACACTATTATCAGAAATAGTAGCAGTTGAGCTGGAAGTTAATCCTGCATAGCCCAACCCAATTACGCCTTGTACGCCTTGTCGACCTTGTACACCTTGTGTTCCTTGTGCGGCTTGTACGCCCTGCAGACCAAGTACACCTTGTGTGCCTTGTGCAGCTTGTACACCTTGTACACCTTGAACGCCTTGTGTACCTTGTACGCCTTGCACACCTTGTGTGCCTTGCGCGGCTTGAACACCTTGTACACCTTGTACACCTTGTGTGCCTTGAGAAGCTTGGATGGCTGCTATGCCTTGTGTGCCTTGAGTGCCTTGTGCAGCTTGAACGCCTTGTACACCTTGTCGGCCCTGTACGCCTTGTGTGCCTTGTGCGGCTTGTACACCTTGAACACCTTGAACACCTTGAACACCTTGTGCGGCCTGGGCGCCTTGCAGACCAATTACACCTTGAGTACCTTGTGCGGCTTGTATACCTTGAACACCTTGAACACCTTGACGGCCCTGTACGCCTTGAGTACCTTGTGCAGCTTGCACACCTTGCGTGCCTTGAGCGCCAGTTGTACCTTGTGCGCCAGTTCTGCCCTGTACACCTTGTACACCCTGTACACCTGATGCTATATTAGTAATTAAACTGCCGTCACCTATAAAATATCCCGATGTACTGATATTACCAGCAGCAGAAACTTTTCCTCCAGTGGTTAAATTGCCAGCAATCACATTGCCGGTTGATGAAACCGTACCAGTTACCACAGCCACATTTGTAGCGTAATCAAAAGTAAATCCTGTAGCTGCACCAGCAAAGCCTTGGTTGTTAAACAGCACTTGCGTATTAGAACCGGGCACAACAATACAGCCAGTGATACTGCCAGCAAATAATCCAACAAAATATCCGTCGGTATAGATATTAGCTGTGGCTGATATTTCACCAGCGGTGGTCAAATTGCCACCTCTCACATTACCTTGGGCAGAGATATTGCCGGTAACGCTGACTGATTGGCCAGTGAAGCTGGATGTGTTCACTATGGTGGTAAACATGCCGTTGTTGGCAGTGACATTGCCAGTAACATCAACTGATCCACCAACTGTTAGTCCTTGCTCAACATTCAACCCATCTTCTATGGTGACAAAACTTGAGTCATTGGACCTAATGCTGTTGGTCACAATCTGTGGTACTGTGACTGTACCACTTAGATCAAGTCCTGCAGGAGTAAACACAGCTATGTTTAGTGTTCCGCCAACACTCACGGTAATATCGCCGCTGGCCACAGGAATACTAATATTTGATGTACCGTTAGAGATACTGTTGGAAATTGCAACAACACCGGTTAGACTTGCGCCATTACCAAAGAAATAACTGCCTGTGATATTGCCCGAAGCTGAAACTGATACCACACTGATAGCATTGGTCCAAACTCTGACTCCATCTGTGCCCAGTCTCAGCAGATCGTTAGGACTGTAACCGTTACCAAGATTTGGTTCAGCTTGATTCAGTCCCAGAAACTGGTAACGATCTGCGGTAAGGTTTCCTAAATCGGTTACCGGGACCCGGCCACTGATAAGTCTAATTGATGAACTCATTCTAACTTTATCCTGTCGATGTTTCTAACACACTCAATACCAATTGAGAAGAGTCGGTAACGTTGGCGCCTGCTGCAAAACTATCTCCAACTTGCAAGATCAATCGCCCACCCACTAAACTTATTGCGTCATTTGGCGGTAATTTTGCTGATCGCACCAGAGACACGTTGTTTCCAGTTGATTTATGTATGTTACCGCTTACTGTCAGGATACCACCGGTGAGATTACTAACCTGTGCTAGCAAAACCACTGCGCTGTATCCTTGTGGTGCTGTATATACGTTGGCTATACTGCTGGTTAGATTTGCTGTTATGGTTCTAAAATTATTTAATGCTGCTGCCATGTTTATTCCTTAACTATTACTTATGGCACTTCTTGTAGAGCCAAAATGTACGGGGTCATGATCGCAAACAAGGATCTATAAAAGTCATCCCCGCTTACTGTTCCTGTGGCCTGATTGACTGTAAAGCCCTTGCCTACTCTAAAATTACCCTTTTGATCAGTACTGGTAAATGTGACCACACCACCATTGGCAGTGACCACTTCATTTGCCGGCACAGGTATTCCACCATACTGTGGCAATGCTGTGGCTGGATCATTACCTGCACCCACATATTCAAACGTGTGTGCGCTGGCAATAATGGCACTGCGTGTATAGAATTCTACATTGGTGTCAGCCACCAAATTGGCTGTGTAAACTTCTTGTATGATCACAGTAGCATTACCCACGGCCGGGGTGTCTTTAATTATAGTATCAATGGTATAATATTTCAAAGGAAATAAATTTACTCTCCAAGAACTATATGTTCCTGATCCTTCCGTGCCAGTTACATCTACAACCAATGCACCCGAGCTATCATTATATGACACTACAGTTCCAGTCATGAAATTGGTTGCATTATAGGCTATGATCACAGTCTGCCCTGCTGAATACTTTAAGTTAATTCCAATGGTCAACGCAGCCACCTGTACTGCAATGGTAAGTGTGTTGCTACTGGTGGTAGAATACTGTTTATCATTGATAAACATCACGGTGTTCACGTGAGGGTTTCCATTGGTCAGTTGGCCTATTACAAAAGTACCACCTATGCTGTCTCCTATTGTGTTTCCCGAAGTTTGCAACGGGCCAATACCGGTGGCCACAAGACCATAGGTACCAATAGAGCAGTCTGAACCATTCAGTGTACAGAATGCACCGCTTTGTGCTCTGATACCAATTTCTGTGCCAATGGTGTAAATGTTAACCAACTGACTGTATGCGCTGTTTGATAAATCTATACCAATACCACCCTTGTTGATAATGGTGTAGAAGCCCACAATCATGGCCTTGGTACTGGTAGAGCTGACTTTGCTGCCATCAATACGCACACCAGTTCCCGTGGTGGTATACGAAGTGATATTTTGTATGTAAGGGCTGGTATACACATTGTTAGCAGACCCGTCGGGATTGTAAGAAAATGCAGCACCAAGATAATCTCTAACTGTGATTCCCCAAACGTACACAGCATTGGTCATGTAGAACAAGTCACCAGCTGGATTTGCTGGAATTACCGATACTGTACGCAGATTATCTCCCATGAGGGCCGTTTTGGGAGGAATAGTCACAGGATTATCTTCTACATAAGTTCCCGATGCTATACGGATGGCAGTGCCTGGACCATATGCTGCGGCAGCGGTACATGCACGTTTGATAGTAAGGAATGGAGTATTCAATCCGCCGTCATTGCTGTCGCTGCCGTTCTTGGCCACGTACCAAGTTTGTGATACCGATGGTATGGGCCCTAGGATATTACCACTGGCGCTGAGTATGCTGGTATTGATTCGCTGTGACAAGATTAGGTCAACAGCCAGTTCGGTGTCAATGGTAACCGAAGCTGAGAATCTTGTGTCGGGAGTGACTGTGATTTGACTGCTGTCTGGGGAATCAATTAGAGTGGTAAAAATATTACCATACACTCCTTGATCGCCCACAATGGTATTACCTTGAACAGTATTAACACCTACAATGTTACCACCAATCACATTGCCAGTTGCACTGACAGTAGTTCCAGTAACTGTGCCAGTTGCACTGACAGTAGTTCCAGTCACTGTGCCGCTTGCGCTGACTGTGGTTCCAGAAACTGTGCCAGTTGCACTGACAGTAGTTCCAGTCACTGTGCCGCTTGCGCTGACTGTGGTTCCAGAAACTGTGCCAGTTGCACTGAGAGTGGTTCCAGTAACGGTGCCGGTTACATTCAGTCCAGTTGTGGTGAATACTGCTACATTTGATACACCTGCAATTGTGACATTGGCATTACCGTCTGACGCTCCAAACCCCAAGAAGCTACTGCCATAAGATATAGAATTTCTAGTGATATTACCTGATATTGTGGCATTGCCTGTTACACTAAGATCACCATAAACAGTTACCTTACGGTCTGCCACGCCCAACGTGAGATTTCCGTTTGCTGTGGTGTTTACATTGCCATTTGGTGTTGGGATGGTTACACTACTGTTACCACTTCTTATGGAAACATCAGTTAGGTAGTACCCATTACCTACAAAATTTGTCAGTGCAACTACGTTACCAACGGCTGTTAAATTACTACCAGTTACTCCAGAGGGATTTATGACCATCACATTAGGCACATCCCCTACCATTGTGTAGATGGCACCATTCGCATAAGGAATGTTTATATTGCTGGTGCCATTGGAGATTTTGGTAGTACCAAACTGTTGTAGTTGGGCAAAATTGTTGTTTATTTTTATATACGCAGTGCGTAATGGGTCACCTGTGCCATCATCGGGCTCGGCGCCAACATAAACATATTCATAGGTCATAGATACATATCCTCTGGTGTATTTACCAGAGCTGCGTATCTATGTCTATCAGTCTAAACGGAGAAGCTTGATCCGCAGCCGCAGGTACTGGCCGCAGTGGGATTGTTGATTACAAAGCTGGAACCCATGACATCTTCACGATAATCAATGGTAGATCCTTGTAGATATTGCATACTCATGGCATCTACTACCACACTAACTTCCTCGTAATTGAAGTCAAAATCGTCCTCGTTTTGCACTTCATCAAAGGTGAATCCGTAACTGAATCCTGAACATCCACCGCCTTGCACAAACACTCGCAGCTTGAGTGCAGGGTTGGCTTCTTCGGCAATGAGTTCTCGCAGTTTGGCAACTGCGCCTGGTTCTAGTTTCATAATATGATCCGTTTACAGTCTATCTGAGCACACATCCCAGTTGATAATGCGCCAGATATTGTTGAGATATTTCTCTTTTTCCCACTGGTAGTCTGTGGCCCACACATGCTCCCACCAGTCAATGAGTACGCAGATATCTGTACGCACAGCATGATTTTTGATGGTTTTGATTTCACCACCAGTACTCAGATACACCCAACCTGATCCTTGGATCTTCATGGCCACTTCTTTCACAGCATCTTGAAATGCCTCGTAACTTTTGAATTTTCTTTCTATCAGTTCCAGTACAGCACCTCTTGGTCGATTTGTGCCTCTGGGTGGTTGCAATTGTGGGAAGAATTTGTTGTGTAAAAAGCTACCAGCACGATTGAAATCTGGATCACCTTCGCCGGCATTGTAACGTTTGGCATATCCTGTGGCTAAATGTCCGTAATGATAGTTGATACTGTCTGCACTCAGTACAGGCGCCAAATCATCAGGCGAATAGGGAAGGGGTGTAGTTTCTAATTTTGCCGGTCTGGTACTGGCTTCTACAAGATCAATATGTTCACGCATGTAAGTATTTAGCGGCGTCGCGTGATACGACCTCTGGTGAGATCGTAGGGCGAAAACTCAATCAACACACGATCCCCCAGCAAGATCTTGATATCATGCTTGCGCATACGGCCAGAGATATAGCCGATAACTGGGTTATTTACACCATCTAACTGGATACGGAACATGGTATTAGGCAGGACTTCTAACACCTTGCCTTCTAATTCTAGAGTTTCTTCTTTTGCCATTAACCTATTACTTAGCTGAAACTAATTTCAGCTGTGATCTTCTGAAGCCGATCAAATCGGAAACTGCGCCACTCTGCTTTTTGCAAATCATATACCCTGATACTGTGCGGATCTGGTTCTTTTCGTGGCTTTTGGCTTTCGGTCAAGCCATCCACATTTGCGGTGCTGGTGTTGACCACTGTGGCTGGAGCAGGTTTTGCAGGAATACGATTACTGTCCAGGGTGCATAGCATTTCGCGCACAGTGCCGTCGGCCTTGACAAACTGCACGGTGACTTCGGAGTTTGTGAGCAGCCCTTTGACCCAATTGCGCATGAGCAACTTGCCGTCATCGTCTGCTTCTTGATAATGTGTGCCCGGCTGGCCTTTCAGCAGTCGAAACACTTCGTTCTTTTCCCAATCCATTGTATCCATAAGTTCTCCTTTTAAAAATTTCTACGACCACTTTAGCAAAAATAAAGTAGCATCTCTAGCTTCCTTGAAAGCAATCTGGCCATCCCACAAATGATATTCTCCGCAGTGGGTTTCTACCCAGTCTGTTACTGTATTATTAAGCAGGTGAGGAATGTACCATGGATGAGATATTTTAACAATAGTCCACCCCCGGGCTGTGTACAACACCTCGGTATCAATACTGTCAGCCAGGTCCTTGGCCAGTATATCAAGATATTTGTGTTCTATATCCATCATGACCATTTCAATGCTGCTATTGTAGCATACTTCTCATGCTTGCGTCTAATCTTTATGGTCAACCGATTCTTGGTAGCATCCGTATTGGCCATGCCCCAGTTCCAATCCCAACCTTGTTTGCCCACATGCTCTTCCAACCAAGGACGATAGAAGTCGTTGGGATCTGCACTTTCAACATATTCAAAATAATTACCTATGCCATTCCATCCAAGCCTATGACTGGGACCAACTCGAATTTGTCCTTTAGGCCACTTTACATTGATTACAACACCAGGCATGAATCTCCACCAAAGTTTATCTTTGAGATTAAGTCCGCACGGCACAAACTGACCATGATTAAAGAAGAACAATCCGTTGATTTCACTACGGCTCATGACCACCTCAACAGGAACCACATTAGGTCTTTTTTTCTTTTAAAATAGAACACGCTGCCTGCAAGACGATGGTGCTCCCACTTGAAGGTTGCCTCGCACCATTTGGTCTGCTGATACAAACGGGCAAAATCGCCCTGGGCACTATGCGGCATCTCCACACGCACATGCCCGTAATCAACAATCAGCATGACCACCTCAACAAGAACCACATCATGTCTGCTTCTTCACGGAACCAAAAATGTGATCCATTGGTGTACCAACGCTCATCTGGCAAACTCATTCTCTTTTTGGCGCCCTCTGCATGTGTGATGCTGCTGGTAGTTTGACCAAACTGCTGATCGCACCAGGTCACTTGTGTGCCCCATTCTTTTCCACCATTAGGCACACGTATAGTATAATAAGGTTGCCCGTATACTGTGTCTTGTGTTTTCATGACCATCTCAACAAGAAAAAGGTTCTATCTGCTTCATCACGGAACCAATACTTACGATCAGTACCTACCCAACGAGCATGTTCTACCGACCAATCACTATATCCCATGGTATCTACTATCCAATATCCCATCTTAAACCACTCGTCTGTAGAGTAGTTCAATGGTCGAACCCAATAGGGCCATTTGGGTTGATTATCAGCATAACCAGTTTCAAGCCGCTTCATCGTCTCATTGAGGCGGCGTCTATTGCTTGTTGCTGGTTGAACACCGGCTGCAAACAAGATTTATGTAGAACGGTCACTCCAATGATCTCAGTTCCTGTGTACACTTTCACATTGGGCGTGGTATCATGCCCTGCTGTAACTCTGCTAGGAATGTGATGAGTGTTGGTACGACCCACTGGCGTTTCTAATCGATACACCAAGGGTTCTGCTGCTAGAGCACGGCGACGCTTTTTTTCTTCTGCTTCCACACCTTGACGCTTGAGCAGTTCTTTCCAGCTCAAATCCAGCTCACGAGCTCGTTGTGCTTCGGCTGCATTACGGAATTTTACCTTGCCTTTTTTCTTGCCGTTGAGGCTCAAAGCAGGGCCGCATAAATGCATGGTCATAGGGTTCTCCAAGTAGTCATGTGCTTATTATAGCACAGCCCGAATTACTGGTCAAGTGGTAAATGCTTGGCAAATTCAGGAAGATAATCCTTTATGGATATACCTTTCCAACGATCCTGTTTTTGTATTTCCACAAGAAATCGTTGATAGTTTTGATCGTCTTGATTAGTATGGGTGCCTAATAGTTTGGCAATATCAGGGTTGCAAGCAACGATGAGATCTTTGATGTGTTTGGGTACAGCCGACGGCTGGAAATGTGTTGGATAATCAACTAAATTGGTTAGAAAATTTATTCCTTGTTGATTGAACCATGCTGTAGTTTGTATGTAATACCAAAGATTTACGTTGCTCAATGTATAACTCACGCTAACATCAATCTCATAGTCTTGAGCCCATTTGATATTGTCCAAAATTTTATTCCAACTCAACGGATATCTCATGTATTCAAACACTGGACCAATTCCATCTATACTAAAACAGAAGTTGACTTTTTTAAACTTGTTCAATATATTTTTCTGAGTATCAGTTAGATCAAAACTACCATTGGTTACAAAACTCACAAAACAATCGCTGTTGTCGTGTTTCAATAGTTTATCTAGTATGTCAAAATTAGTTGAACTCAAAAATGGTTCACCACCACGGAATGATATTGACTGCAGACGAGAATAATCCAACGTGTGATTAAAATCCTCATGCCGTACCCTCCAGGTCTTTTTAGGGACTATGTTGTTTTTTCTTTCCAGTGCTGCCCACGCAGAACTAGATCCACTATCACAGGTCACGCAAGTGGCGTTACATGTATTGCTGGTGTCAATTTTCAACATCGCAATACTGTATTGATCGTTCTGACATTGGTCCAATAGAGATTGGATTGATGTGTCTTCTAAAAAACTCAGTGTTTGATTTTTAAGCTGGCGATCGCTGAGTAACTCGGCATCTTCATTTCTCCAACACCTGGCACATTCTGTTGGCCGAATTCCGTCCAACATCTGGGTGCGTATTTTTTTGATGTCGTATCCTGCTGGAAGCAAACAACATGCAGTTTTTGACAATCCTAGTTCTAGCCCAAAAAATGGTAACACGCAGAACGCTGGATGATCAAACTCCTCGTTGGGCTCGAGCATCTGATTGATTTCATCATACACAAATTGTTCTATATTTTCGTGCGATCGAAACTGATCAAATGCTGGCCAATCTGGACCTGCTACAGATTCATAGTCAGCCTGTGTGACATAACTATATCTTTCCGATAATTGCATTTATTTGAACAGGATTAGTGCCATTAACACAGCCTGCACAATGAATCCTGTGCCAACGGTGACAATATTCAGCATGTCACGAAGCACCACAGCTCGCATGAACAGCAACACCAAGCCAGCCCACATGAACAGCACGATATCCAAACTGGGAGTGCGATCACTCAGTCCTGTCATCAAGGCCAGCATGGTGGGAATGGTAGCAGCATGAAACACAATGGCTGCAAGCCAGCCCAGCGTTTCTGCACTCAGTCGAGGCAAGTGTTCTTGCACCCATTTGGCAACTGAGTTGATAGGGTCAAAGTTCATACTTTCTCTCCATAAAAAATGTGATGCCCAATTTTTTCTAGCCGGGGTTTGTTCCAGCCAGGATTCACGTAGTCGGCGTGATAGTACAGTGCGTCTTTGAGTCCAGGCAATCGGAATCCTTCCAACAGCACTTTCTTGGCCACTTCTTCACTTTCGTTCCACAGTGGTCGGTGGATGGTTTTGACAGTGTGACCCGACTCGCAGAACCATGAGAATTGACATACTATCTTTTGATAGAACAAGTTCTTTTGATACACTACTCCGCACACAGATGGTGCAAAGCGTCCCGACTCCATACGGTTCAGAGTGACCTGTGCCACTCCTACTTTGCCTTCAAATGGTTCCGACGCAGCTTCCCAATAGATGTTGCGTGTTAGGCAATCCAGTTCCTGAGTGCGTTGAGCAGCACTGATGTAGTTTGGAGATAAATTTCCTGATTGTTCACGTAGGATATCAAACCGTGTGGTTGTTACTGAGCACACTGTATAAATCACCACAAACAGGCCAATGGCCTTGAGTATAAGTGATATATATTGTTGTGCCAGAAGTGATAGTTGATTTGCTTTCATGGTATGTTACTTAATGAAATGGGCAAAATCACCCGAAAGATACGCACGAAACTGATCAGTTTCGTATTTCTCAATGTGTATTATAACACAATCAGCTGAGCTTGCAAACCGGAATTGGCAACATCTTGTGCAAGTTTGCTGCGCGAATCTCACGGTATCGGCGAAGGTTTTTCTTTTGCTGCGGAGTGGCCAATTTGGCCAGTTCTGAATAGGTATCTTGGCGCATGGCCAATTCCAATTCTGGGTACGTCATGCCCAACTGATCTTCATCAGTTCGACCATCCTCCCACAATCCGTCAGTTGGCGGTGCATCAATGATTGCTTGCAACAATCCCATTTCCTGTCCCATGGCCCATACTTCAGTTTTCATGCAGTCGCCAATGGGGCTAATGTCTACGCCACCGTCACCATATTTAGTAAAGAATCCCACTCCAAAATCCTCCACTCGATTACCTGTACCTACCACAATGCCTTTCATGCTTTGTGCAATCTGATACAAGGTCATCATGCGCAATCTAGCTCTGCTGTTGGCATAGGCCAGTTCATTGTACACACCATCCGCTGTGGCTTTTTCAAACTGTCGGAATGATGAAGTGAGATTAACGGTTTTGTGCAGCACAGTATCTGGAAAGTGCTCCACTAGCCAAGCACCATGTGCCATACTGAGACTGTGAGTTTTTGCACTTTGACGAATGGGCATGCTCACCGCATGTACGTTCAAGCCTGTGCGGGCACACAAGGTGCTGACCACAGCAGAATCAATCCCACCAGATACCCCTACCACTAATGTGTCAATTTTGGCACTGCGGGCATAAGCCCGGATCCACTTCACAATGGTGGTGATACGCTGTTTAGGTGTTATAGTTTTGGCTTGGGCAACTTCTTCAGTGCTTCCCACATCTGCGCTTTCTCTTGACATTTCTTCTCCAATTTTCTATATCGTTCGCCCAGGCGGCGTAGGTCATCCCAGTCTTTTTCCAGCTCAGGATTGGGTGTTAGTATGTTCAGTCGCTCTTCAACTTTCTCCATCCAGGCTGTCATGCTCTTGCCGTTGATCTCAATGTCAGCGTTTTTGCCCTTCAGGGTCATCTTGCCATTTTGGTCAAACTGTGTGTTTGCTATGGAAACATTGCCATTACCGAGACCAGTACCATAGTTGCCTGCTCCAATGGTATATGGATTAGTGGTATTGGTGGTATAGGTATACCCCTGGCTCAATGATCCAGTGGGACCAGTGGCACCAGTGGCACCAGTGGCTAAGGCTGCGGTAAGTGGCCCTATAGTACCGTAGTCAATTGAATGCATGACACCAGTAGTCCAATCAGTTTCTTGGTATAAGGGTGTGGAGGCAGCATTTTTAACTGCTTGATTTAGACCACGCATTTTTGTCAAGAAATCATCCTGGCCAGTGACTGAGTTTGCGCAGTCTGCAAGAGTTAGTGGTGGTAACTCTTGTTTCATGATCATGCCTTGACGGACAGTGCTTCTTTTTCAGCAGTGATTTCTTTGCGGCGTTCTTTGATACCCTTGCTCATTTCCTGCAAGGCCTTGCGAGCTCGAGCAGCAGCAGCTTTCACACCCTTGGTTGTGAATTTCTCATTTTCTGCAAGATAAGTTTCGTAAGCAGCTACGATTTGTTCGTGATTGGTCATAATATTGTTCCTTTGTTAATGACTGGATGTTGTTTCCATGTCAGTAGTATATACTCTAGATCAACAGAAGTCAATATTATTCTATCACAATATGGCGACGCTCCCAGGAATCCCATATCACCGTGAGATTCCAATCACCTGTCCAACTCAGTTGGAATAGTCCCAGTGCCCGGTAGTCAGGCAAGTGCAAGCGATTGTCTTGTATGCGAGCATGACCTGTGGGATTGTGTTTAATCCAGGTCTTGAATTTGGCATCCGGTGCTTCGCCGCGATATAGTATTATGTATTGCACAGAATTAGCATGAACTTGTGTTCATGAAATATTTAGTCAAAACAAAAGGCCCTTGCGGGCCTTTGGCGTGCGGAAGCAACAGTTGTTTATACCGTGACCTTGTTCCAACCTTCAGGGTTGGTTTCAGTAGCTGCCGGCACTGTCGCGGCCTTGGTGGCCTTGACTTTGATTTCGCCCTTTTTGGCCATCTTGCTCTTTTCAGAGATCTTGTTAGCCACAGCAAAGCCGGCATCACCAGCAGTGATACCCAAACTCTGCAAGTGTTGCAGGGCCTCCAGCTTGGTCATTGCTGTGGGCAATTCAACCAAGTTGATGTTGGTGCAGTTGTTTTTGTTGAGAATCTTGATACGTGCTACCAAGTCGTTTGCAAAGCGTACCTTAACGGTGCCATCGGCATTGGTTGCGGTTCCTGCTACGGTAAAAGTTTTTTCATCCATGATTTAAATTGCCTTTCGAGTTGATTAAAATGCTGTTCCGCACAGCTGACCTAAGTATAACATAAAGATTGGTCAATGTCAACCTCTTTGTTATACCAGATTGGAGTGGGTTCACTTGGAACCAGTATTGGTGAATTGGCCTGAGTTCAGCATGAGTTCAAAGGTGTCAAACAGCGTTTCAAACTTGCGATGGTACACAGTGGCCAGTGCAGCAAATTCGTCGCTGGGTGCGCCTTGCTCAGCAAACAACTTGACGTCATCTACCATGCTCCAACACTGCATGATTTGCTGTTCTAGATCAAATCGATCCACATGAGTTTCAAGATCCAGTGTAGTGGATTTGCTTTTGTCTTTTTTCATTTTGTTACCTATTGTGTAAACATCAATTTGTCAAAGGTTTTTTAGCCTGTATTTGGCATCAAGTGCAACTATTTCTTCTTCAGTAGCCAAGCACTCGCGGGCTAAACGATTCTTCTCTGCCTGTATGACTCGAGCCTCAGTCTGACCACGTGTCCAGGCCGTGTAGTCATCACTGCGGTCATAGGTCCAATCGTGGTGGGCCAACAAGGTCTTCAGTGTAGCCAATTCTGGATTCATTCTTCAACTCCGAAATGTTCTGCAATCTCATTGGCAATCTGTTTGATACCAAGTACACGGTCGCGGTGTTGCAAGATTTCTTCTGTCTCATTTAAGATATCTTCGGCAATATGCCAAGCACCTCGACTAGCATAATCTATTTGTCCACGCCCAGCCATTACGCCTTGGCAAACTGCTAGTGCAAGCAAGTCTTTCAACGATATTTTATCGTCAATTATACGATTGCTGATCATTCTTCAACTCCGAAATGTTTTTGAATCTCTTGCCCTAATATCTCTACTTGAAAGGCAGCACTTGTGGCAGTGATCATCTCTTCCTTATCTGCGGCATATTCCTCTGCTTTTTGCATGATAACAAATGCTTTCTTTTTAGCAAGGTCAGCACATTCCCGAACAATCAACTCGGCGAACTTTTCTAGGTTGTAGTCATACTCGCCAGCAGTACACTTGCCAGGGCGAGGCCAGAGGCTCTGAGCACCGTCTAACCAAAGTTCTTTAATTCGTTCGTTCATATTACTCTCCAGTGTAGAATTCGTAGATCTTAACTGTGGGATCCAACTGCACCAACTGCTGAGCCACCCGGGTCAATTCCAAGTAGCGATGCCGTGTTTGAGTAGCGGACAGTTCGCCATCACAGCTGAGGTTCTCCGGACTCAGTTCGCAGTCGATGAGGTCTGCCACACGCTGACGACCCTTTGCAGTCCGGATCTCAAACTGGTCGCCTCGGAACATGGCGTTCCACTTGTTCTTCTGATCAATGTAGGCTTGCAATGCTTTCATATCTGCTCCTTGGTGTGTGTAAGCCGTTATTATAACAGGGTTCTTACACCCTGTCAACTTTACATGCTCCAGTAAGTTTCTGAAGAGGGCGAGCAGTAGTAAGGGGTGTTCACGTCCTCTTGGAACTCCGCACCGCTCATCAAGTTCTTGCGAGTAACCATACGCGGTTGGTAGGTCTTGGTGTCAACAATGTCCAGCTCGTTAACGCCCCAACCTGCCTTGTTGCAAAGACGAGTGCGGGTTGCTTTGGCAGCACCAAACGTATTGTACGAACGAGTGCGGTTGGGACCATCAGTTGCAATAAGACCAGTGGCTTTGACGATTACGTAGTAGCTCATTTTGAACTCCTTTTTGCTGAACATGTGTATATTATAGCCGATCTGCCAATACCGGTCTACCGTTTTATACCATATTTTTACAAAAAAGACATGAATTTTTGTGGGTTTTTTGCAATAAACTTTTGTTGTTTTTGTGCAACACTATCCAGCGCAGCTTCAATTTGATCCCAGGGCACCCCATGTTCTTCATACCCTTGTGACAGCATGTCCAAGTAGCCCTGGCTGGGATAATCATCCAGATTATCGGGCTGCATACGATAGCATTCTGCCATTACGATATTACCGTGATATTCAACTGGTAATATGTCACGCCCGTAATAGTATGGATATCCTTCCAACTGATCCAAGGATTCCAGATGGTCTGTATCAATCAGCCACAGCACACCATCGACTGAGTAATCGGTATTTGGCACCACATCTGCATGGCGTGCAAATCTAAATTCATGTGCAGATAAGGTGGCTGCACCCATGCTGATGGCACCGGGACAACGACGGCGCATGCTATCCCGGTTTGTGTTCATGCCATATGCAAAGTAAAACATTTAGATTATCGAATTTGTTTAATTGGAAGATGTCGCTCATTTATAACTGTAGTGACAAATTCAAGCAACTGTTCAGGCGTCCATCCATTGTCCAACCATTCAGTTTCCCATTCATCCACTTTCCATAGCATGTGATTGTTCTGCGTCTTGATAATGTTCTCAAGTCGCTTGATGTGAGGACCTGGCCCTTCAAACAAGTATTTGAATTCAGCAATACCGCCCCAAGCGCCGGTGTAATCTTTTTCCCGGCGTTCGGAGTCTCCAGTGATGCCAAATCCTACCCTAAAGGGACCTGGAAGAATGTAGAACTTCATTATGTAGCTTAGACAAAAAGATCTTTGATGTCATCATCAAGGAAGTCCAGAATCTTTGTAAAGCGATCCAACAAAGGTTGAGGGATCTTTTGAGTACCACCAAGTTTCTGATACGTCAACGCCAATACTGCTGCAATGGCTTCATCTTGCCAGTTTACTTTATATCCGTACGTGTAGATAGCCCAATTGGTATGAGCACGGTGTACAGCGTCATGAAACTGTGCGAGTCCTGCAAAGTAACCTTGAAGAATACCTGCCAGCTCTGCCAAAAATTCGTCAGTGATCTCAATCTTTGCTGCGTTAAATGACTTGTACAAATCCTCAATCATGAACCACAACGAACCATTGATTTCGTCGTAATGAAAATAATTGTTGTGAAACTTACAAGCCATCTCAAGTATGGCATTGTCCATGTTCAATGCTTCCATGTGCGTGAACGTGCCTGGCTTGCCTACAAAATCACTTTCTTTGTCCACTGGGTAGCACTCATATTTTTCGCAGATTTGTTGTTTGAGTTCAGCAGCTACGTCATCTGGATCTGTGCTGCCATCAATACGAACGCTCATAACTTTGGTACGGTGCTCGTACCAAAGGCTGATTTTCTTTTTACCTTTACCATTGATCAGTGCAAATGCCTTGCGAGCAAATGCTTTGTTATTGGTTTCGATGTACAGCAATGGCATTTCAACTTCGCGCCAATCTGCTTCACCAACAAACATGCCTGCATCAATAAGTGCAGCTACTAGAGTAGCAGTGTGCTGAGCATCAGTTGCATGATATTCTTCTTTGCCGGGTACTTTATTGCAATAGATTACCTGCAGGTATCGAGGATCAAAAGTTCCAATTCCGGCAATTTTTGTACAGTGCTTGGCATCAAGTTCTCGTTGAATGTCTTCATCAATGAAGATAAACTTCAGCTTGACCATCTTGATCATTGGACGCAGTTTGGGATCCAGCATAATACCTTGTTTTTTGTACTCAGCCACTAGCTTTTGCCATTGCTTGTAATTTTGCAAACTGGCAACTCGGTCAGCCAGTGCAACTACCTTGCTTTTGGTTTGCTTTAACGGATTGCGAAGTGCAAGTACATTAGGAATGCGAACTACTTCTTGATATTTGGGTAGCATTAGGAAAGCCTATTAGCGTTAATAAGTGTTTAGTATAGCAGGATTGGCTATACTGGTCAACCAAAATTGTGTTGTGTTTTCACAACAATGGTCAAATAATTGCTATTTTTTCGTTGTGAGTTCTGCGATCACTGTGGATCTTCTCACCGCGAGCACGGATCAGATCAGCTGCCGATTGCGGATCTGTCTTGAACATTTCAACAATATCTTCTTGAGAGATATTACCATCCACACCAATAGCGTAGATTTCATAATACCGTTGTGGGTTGAATCGAGCCCGCAGCTTCCAATGTTCAATGTCGAAATCTTCTCGGGGCACAGGCTTGTTACCTAATATTGCCCAGGCTTGCATGGCGGGATCAACAATCTCTCCAATGGATTCTAGTCCGTGGCAATCCCACATCACAGCAAACGCTCGCATGCGCGGCGCTTCATCGTCTTGGTTCATAGTTGAAATTGTTTTAGCAGTTGGTTGGCTGTGTCAAAGTTTTTGACATCAAGATCCATGGTCTCATATGACAACACTCTCATGAGAGTGTCAGCTTGCATTTGGTCTCGATCCTCAAGAGTTTCGTACCAAGAAAGAAATTCATCATGTGTGGAACAGTTCCAAATTTTATCCAGCATGTTGCACTGTGCCTGTGTGAGATTGTGAATTTTTATCATCGTGGTTCCTGCACTGGTACTGCGTACATGCCATTATCAGTCCAGGGATAAGATAGTAGTTGCACTGGCTTCCACCAACGAGCAAACATGTTGTTGATCAGTACCACGACTCCTGCCGCAGTCACACAGGTAAATCCAATCAGGATTGTTCCTACAAAAATACTGGCTGCTTTTTCCACGTCCATGAGTTATTCCTCTTTGTTGATTAATCCGTTACTGCGTCGATCTGATGTGTTGTCCACATCCTGATCAAATCTTTTTTCTTGGATGGTAGGTTCGCCAAATACTTTCTCTCTAGAGCAGAGTAAACATTTAGGATTGCCACAATCCAATGCATGATGTTTGGCAAACTTGTGAGGAGTCTTTACTGGCACTCCAAACGTTTTGGCAATCTTGGTTTGCTTTTTCACAGCATTCTCATCTTTTTGAATGCGCTTGTTCTTTTTGATTCGGTCTTGTTCTGTACTCATTGCCACTTCAGTAAAAATGCGAAATAATCTCGTTCGCTATCAAAATAAAAAATATATCTACCTGGTTGTTGATGGCTGCTCATCTCTACCAGTTGCCAACGCCAATCATGTACCAGTTCATCTTTGCACCAGGAGATCACCTGATCCAGTATTCCCAATTTCTTTTTGAGTTCATGTGAATATTGAAAACTTGTCTGGTCTCGTATGGCAACATAATGATCTAAAATTTGCATGTATTATGTATGCACTTGTGTGCTACCTCAGGCACTTTAAAGTATAAAAGGTTGTCATTGCTTGCTCTCGAAACATCAGCACTACAGATTTGGGATTGGGAATATATTTCCACTCAAAATCTACACCTTGCACCAGTCCATCAGCTTTGAGTTGATAGCATATTTCTATACCACGCACAGCACCAGTATTCTCAAACACAGTTTCATACCACATAAGACTCTCGTATGTACTTTTCTATGTCATCTGTATGGTTGTCGAATAGCTGCAACACAGCATCGTATATCTCAAAATATTGGCAAAAACTTGCACCATACTTGATGCCTTTCAAAGCATCCCAGGTATAGAGCTTTTGCCAATGTTCAAAGTCTGATTGTGAAATTTTGAGATCTCTGGCGTTGAACCGAGCACTCAGTTGGTCTACCATGTTTTTAAACATACTTGCTCAATCTAAAAGTTTCCAATAAGATGTAATACTGATCTTCCTCACCATAGAATGGTTTCCAAGCAGCATTATGGCCAGAGAGTGATATGCTACCCCAATCAAACAAACTGTCCATCACACCATGCAAACTGTTTTTGTGGTTGACTGCAAACATAACTGGCCAGTTCTGATGATCTCGAAACCAAAACTGTGTGACATTGTTTGATCGACGATACTGAGGTATGCGTTCTACACTGTGTAACTTCCAAGGAGCATCATATTCATATGGACTGCTCTTTTGAGCCTGTGTTATGGGAGTTGTCAATTTCATCACTGTGGCCACGGCTTGGTCTTCATGATAAAAATATGGCAAGCGATACAGCATGCCTACTTCACCTTTGGTCAACTCATGATTGCCCACCAGAAACGCACCCAGCTTGGATCGCCAGTCGGATACTGGTCGACCACGCAGTCGTGCCATGACCAACTGATCCAAGAAGTGCTTTCTCACAGCAGCACCCATCACACGGTCTTGTTCAGTGATGTCTTTGATATCTTCAAGATCTGTCCATAACCCACCGCCAGCATTGCCAATTCGCCAGCTGGCACAACTCAACACCACTGGATCGTCATGAAACTTTAGTTTAGGGCTGTTGGTGTACGGGTCAGGCAGCACCCATAACACTGGATCTATATCAGCACTGATATTTGTGTCAACAGTAATATTTGTGTCGACAGTAATATTTGTGTCAACAGTGGTACTTGCGTCGAGACTGTGATTCATATCAATCCCAAAGGCCTTCGTAGTATTTTCCAAACAGTCGGAATCCATTGGCGTTGCGTTTGTGATGTGCAGACAGTGCATCATAGTCGCATTTGTATGTGTCAAGTGGGCCGTTTTCGAATGTGTACAGTGTGGGCTTGCCGTCTGCATCCCAGGCGCAAGGAACACTCTTTATGTCATGTTCGCCTGAACGATACTGGTCTTCCCAACTGTCATCTACCTTGCACTCAAATGCCTGGATCATTTCATCCATGACCCAATCCCAACGACGGAAGTGGTTGTCATCGGTGTCCCATTCGTTTTCTTTTGCAGGGGCACTGGTACTACGCAGTTCTTCGGGCACATCTTCGTCGTCCACCAAGGGAGAACCGTGTTTGTCCTTCTTCAACTGTTTGAGCATGGGCAAAATAATGTGTGCCAGGGTATGATCCATGCTCCAGGTGTCATAGTGATCAATCTTCACGTACTCAATTTTGGGATGCACAAAGTCCAAGAACTTTTGTGCAGCCACACACAGTGGATTCAATCGATTGCTCCAGCGTTCAATCACAGGCTCGTCGTAGTCGATCTCACGCCAGAAGAACACTTTTTCCAGAATGGTATAGGGACTGAGCCAGTGATTGCGATAACCAGATAGATATACTTTCATTTTTTACTTTCGTTGTCTACTTTTTTTATCTCCCAGGTGCCGTCACCACGGTCCACCCACTCCAAGTTGTCGCCGGGATTCCAGCCCACTTCATCCAGCATGCCCTGCGGAAATGGCAGCACAAGGTCACCACTTCCGTCATCGGCTTCTTCAAGGTTCACGGTCCATGTTTTGCGATTTTGTTCAGTCATCATTTGCTCCTAATATGATCAAGCACTTGCTGAGATTCACTGAAGTCGCTGAGTTCCAGTAGGAATTCCTCCAACTGTTCCTGTAGTCCACGGATGGCAGTGTCCACCGGATACGGCTGCGACCAACGCACTGTGTATGATACTAGTTTTTCATCTCGCATGTTATACCTCAAAAGTTTGCAATTGCCAATCCGCAGCTTGTTGTTCGTATCCATGGTATCCACGTGGGTTGCAGACCACGCGGCATGAACCAATCATGTAGTCAAACTCGTGATGAGTGTGCCCATGTGTCCACATCTTGATCTGCGGATGATCCAACATCAACTCGCTCAAGTCTGAACTGTACGCACCATTCATCATGACATCATCTTGATACTGCGGCTTGGTACTCAGCTTGCTGGGAGAATGATGTCCTACTACCACAAACTTACCTTCAGGGTTCTCCGCTACTGCTGCACGAATAACTTCTAGCATGGCCTTGTGATCTTCTACAGAATCCTCTGGACTGAACTTGGCATCACGCTCGTGAAACGTCACAATGTCCTTGCTGACATCATCGGGATGTTCGGGATTGGGCTGATAACCTTTGTAGGTGACTTTTCGCAGGCTGTTCCTGATACAGCGGTAATCATTCATCATGCCAGTCACATGGTACAAGGTCTCCGGATCTTCTCGGTTCATGTCAGTCCACAATGTACCGCACACAAACGTGGTGTCGCCCAGTGTGATAGTTTGTTTTTCCAGCACATGCAGATTTTTCAAGTATGACAGCTTGTTGCGGATGTGCTGCACAGTGGTACCGTAGTCACCGTGGTAATGTTCATGATTACCTAGGATGTAAATCACGTCCTTGAACTCAGCTGCACAGCGTTCAAAGAACTCATGATATCTATGGCTCTTGGTATGTTCGCCCAGGAGATTGTGTACATCACGGTCAGATAAATCACGTGCCACGCAGATGTCTCCGCTGAGAATTAGAACGTCGGCATGATCAGTGTTGTGAAGTTCTAGTGGTCCAAATTCCAGGTGTACGTCAGATGCTAGTGCGATTTTCATGTAATACTTCCAGTTGTTGTTTCAATGTGTGCAGTGCGGCAGGATCACCTTTGGCCACTGCTGCGTCCTTGTTAGGGTACCGTTGCCGGAATTGATCACGAATTTCTTCAATGTTTCGTCCAGTACACACAAATTCCTTTGTAAAGTAATTATAACACAGAAATTGGTCATTTACCGGTTCTACTTCTAAAATAACCAGAGTTTCGTCGGCCAATTTTGCCAAAGTGTCTTGTGCTTCTGGAGAAATTGCCAATGCTTGATTTACTGTTTGCACAGCCCGAATCAAAGAAACCATTACCCATCCAATCACAATGCCTATCACAACAGAAACCAAAAAGTCTAACATACAGTAATTACCCCTGACGAATTGATTCCATGGTGATCATCTTGCCCAACTCACGCTCAAAGTCCAAGTCATCCGGAATAACATAGTGACGGTATTGAGTGTCATCCTTGCGTCGATCGTAGTGACGGAATGTGATGATCTTGCCGCCGATGGCTGGCATCACTGTGATATTCAACCCTGTGTGGCCATCGATGTTGTCACTGTTTGATCGAACTATTGGGCCCCGAGTTAAGGCATTGCTCAACGCGATTTTCTCATCCCGGTTGCGCATGCTAGCGCCCACATTGTCCCAATCTTCCCGCACCCAACGAGTGATCATGCGTTTAAACCATTTCATACTGCTTTCCTTTGTTTCAAATATTGTTCCCACTGCACCCATTTGTTCTTGACCAAGAAACCCCAATCACGCTGTTTGATACCGGGCATGAACAATGTCCAGCACGTGACGGCAGGATCCAGTTCAATCCTGTGATAGGTGTTTGCACCAGCAGTACGGAAACTGCCCGCACCATACCATGCACACTTCTCTGCAATCTTATTTCCACAGTTGTCAAATATAGGTGTCCACTCCCAATAGCCACCACGCAGGATCAGAGTGGCAAACGGCCATGGATGGTCATGCACATCGTCAGGATCGCTTTTCAAAAACTTGTGTACAAAGATGTTGAATGGAAACCACGAGCGGTCTTTGAGAAACACATAATAGCGTTCCAGATACGGCTCGTTGTCTACTCGATCGTTGATAACTCGATACCGACCTAGCTTTTGAAAAATTTTCTTAATCATTGATCAATTCCTTTACACAGCAATTATACATGAACTTGAATTGGTGGTCAAGAAAAACCCTGCACCAGGCAGGGTTTTTGTGTGCAACCTATCGGATTGGATCAGACCAAACCAAGTGCCATGGCCTTGTAACCGGCTGCAATCAATGCACGGCTGGGCTTGCCAATACGGTATTCGGTAACTGCCACATTGTTGCCTGAGGTACGACGGTTTGCATACACAGCATATCCTGCCTGACGGATACGTGACACATCAGCACTCATGTTCTTGATGCCAAATCGCTTTTCAGCTTGGCTTGGGCTCACGCTTTCGCCAGCTTGAAGCGCAGTGAACAATTTGTGTGTCTTGGTGTTTTCGCTAATACGCATGTTTTTAATCTCCTATAAAGTTGCTGTTGCCACAGCATGATTGTAGTATAAGAGATATTTTGATTTACTGCAATACTGTTTGGCAATGAGTTTTGCCAAAATATCTAAAAATAAACGGCGCACATGAACAACTAAGTGATTGGTTATTTCACGCTCTTCACGTGCTTGCAATCACCACGGAATCGAAATCCTGAGCAAGTGCAACTGAGTTGACCACGCACTTCTGTGACTTTGTAAACATCACCCTTGCTGCCCGCAACTTCCCACACACGGCCTTCGGGCGGTTCCACTGCAATTTCTGTGTTGAACTGCACGGCATTGACTTTGAACTTGCGGCCACGCACATCGATGCGTATGGGTGCTTTGAACACAGTTGGTTGGTCAGAGCCTGTGGGCACATAAGCAAACATCTTGCTTTTGGCGTCATCCAGGAGATACACATGGTTGGGCGCAGCGCCTTTCCATTCAGTGACTTCAGCAAACCATTTCATTGTTGTTCCTTAGCTCGGTCGACGAGCACCACGTCGATATTGATATTCACGCTTGAGCCACCATTTGTATCGACCAAAGTATTCAGCAAGTGTGTAACGAGGCTGGCCGTATCCTTCCAGCTCTTCACAGTTCTCGCGCCATAACTCAGTCAACCAATTGCGGAATGACTGATTCATATCAATCTTTCTTGGTAGTGATAGAAGTTTTGAACAAGAGATTGAACAGGAACTGTAGTCCCCAGGCCTGGAGCCAACCAATCTCTTGAACACCGTCAATGGCACCAACCAAGCAACCGTTCCACAGCATCATCACAGGCCAGGATAGCACAAAGGATAAGAACAGTAGGGTGGCGATGCCTGCCAGGATGGCGCCCAGTGCTAGGATAACTGCTTTCATGATATTTTCCTCAGAGTTTAAAGAATTAAGCGGCAGTCAACATACCGGCTGGTACTTTCCACAAGCCTTGCGCAGTCTTCACTGTCACGTACTTGATGGCTATTTTCTGCACGATGCCTGTGACACCACGACCCAGCTTGGTACTGTCAAACGACACCTGGTCTCCCAACTTCAAGGAGCGTTTGGTTCGCTCCGACAGTCGAGCACGAGCATATTTCACAGCATCCACAATGCTGGTCAGTTGATCGTTGGTAAAGTTGCCTTGCAGGATTGCGGTGTTGATTGCTTTGATATCCATTTAGAACTCCTTTTTGCTGCGTATGTGTATATTATAGTGGATTTTGGCTTTTTGGTCAATCAAAAAGTTGTGGTTTTTTTACAACAATTTCTAAATTTGTTGCTACTAACTAAAAATTCTTCTGAATCAGACACAGCGCAAAATGGTACGCGGTTGCTCATTATTAAAATTTAGTATGCCAGGCAAAGAAATCAGGCAATTTTTCCTTATCGTTATAACTTTTATAGTTACTTACAAATTTTAACACATTAGGCGCATAATCAATTATCAATTGCTTGCTTAATGCGCCATCGGTGAATTGCAGCATAAGATCATCAATATCGCAGCGAAGTAAAATCTTAGCTATCTCAATGTTGTTAAATGGTGTCCAGGTGATGGTTTTTCCAAGGTGCCAATGTTGATGATCGTTTAATAATATATTTAATATCTGTTGATTCAATAGTTCAAGTGTGGGATATTGTTCACGCAATTGATGTCGTGAATTCCAGGAATCTTGCCATAGTTTATTATATTTAGAAAAGTGATAATAATGGTATTTGTCCGTGGACTTATCAAGTAGCTGTCTAAAATCAATATTGTGCCAAGCTGTTAACATGGCTATTATTGCCGGGCCTCTGAGTAGATATTCATCACCACAACTGCCAGTGGCTAACCAGGTAAATGTAGGCCAATGGTGTATTTGTTTGTATCCCCAAAATGAGTTCAATGCCTGCTGATTGGCATGTGTAAACAGATCCATCACAAAGTATTCATCTTGCACAAGGTCAAATGGCATCTGATGAAAAGACAATAGTGAATACAGTAAAAAAGTATCAATTCCACCACTGCAAAATAATTTCAAATTTTCTGGGTTATATTCTTTTAACTGCTGCACTGATGTATCCAATTGTTCTTTTATTTGTTGTACAGCTTGATCACTGGACAATGAAATTGGATTTACAGAAAGATCTATTGAAATTTTACTAGTAGACACCTGACCATTGGTACCAATGGTCACATGATCATCTATCCAGGCTGACTGCAAAGTCAGCTGCCCTGGTAGATTGGTCACAAAATTGTCTGAATACCATAACGGAAAACTACGATGTTTGTTGTGATTGATCTCAATATATTGAGCATGTGTTGATATTTCACAATAGTTTTCAGGATATCCTTTGTAAAAAGTATTGTGTGCAGGCTGTTGCCACCCATGGTCATAATTGACCCACAGCTTTCCAACTTGTTGATTGTTTGGAAAACGTGAATCCAAATTGGGGCCTATACTAAAAAACATCAGCGATGTGTTATTACTTTGTCAGCCAGACCATACAGCACTGCTTCATCCGCAGTCATAAAGTTATCACGCTCCATATCAGCCCGTAACTTGTCATAAGATTGACCGGTGTGTGTGACATAGATGTCTGTAAGAACTTTTTTCCAACGTAACAATTCACGTGCTTGGATTTCTACATCGGTGGCCTGCCCCGACGCACCACCCAACGGTTGATGAATCATGTGTCGTGCGTTGGGCAGGATAAATCGTTTGCCTGCTGCTCCTGCTGATGCCAACAACGATCCCATGCTGGCGCCTTGGCCCATCACAATGGTTGCAACGTCTGGTTTGATAAACTGCATGGTGTCATAAATGGCCATCCCTGCTGTGACTGATCCGCCGGGACTGTTGATATACAAGCTGATGTCTTTGTCCGGATTGTCTGCTTCAAGAAACAATAACTGCGCACAGATTAGACTTGAGCTGTGTCCGTTGACTTCTCCGTCCAGCATGACCACACGATCACGTAGCAATCGGCTGTAGATATCATAACTGCGTTCACCTTTGGAAGTGTGTTCAAGAACGATGGGTACTAAATTTGACATATGATTCCTTGTTTAATTTTTTTCCACTGATTGTTGACATAACCAGTGAAATGATGTTTATTGTATAGTATTTTGTCTGATAATGCAAGATATTTGGCTTGCCAATATTTAGGAGTTTGCTCACATAGCACTGCTAAAAATGTGGGCAAATTTTCTGGTAGTGATAAATCAAGATCAGTTAAGTCTAAGAAATCAGTCACATAAGGTTCAAACCCACGATCTTGTAACCAACGTGTACCACCATCGGTATCATACACCAAAAATGGTCTGCATCCTACTATGGGTTTGTAAATTTTTTCTGACACAAACCCAGCCTGATTTATGTCATAAATTGTTTCAGTAACAATATTAACAAAATGACAATTCCAATTTGACATATGCCCTAGGCTTACTATATCATTGGGTATACCATTGAGTTCAGGACCAGCATTTGGTGCCAAATTGTCATGTTCACGATCGATTGTTAACGACCTAACTGCTTGGCCAACTCCACCCATACTCACAATTCCACAATCTAATAGATTGAGATTGTTCAGCTGCTGATATAAATGTTGTCGATGCAAATGCGGTTTTCGATTCAAACACATGTAAGCAGTGTCTATTTTGGATGAATCCATTAACAAATCCTGATTTGGGACTTCCAAAAATTCATTTATATATACTGCCCAAGCATCCACAAAGTGGTCACCGGGATAATAGCCTACTGTTAAGATTTCACAGTCAAACTCACTATACTGCAAAGGTTGAGGTATAGCTTGATCTAGCATAGCTACCAGTACAATTCTATCTACAGGATTATTTCTTAGCCAAGTCAACACTTGCTGATGATATTCATTAAAATACCAAACTGAATTTATTACCACGGTTCGACTCTGATCTATTGCAATATGCCGTAATAAAGTATCAACTAAGTGTTGTTCAAATTTTTTAAGAGGCAAATGATTACCCCATCCATTGTCAAATTTTTGTATAATCATGTGTTGTTAAATCAACTTGGTAATTGCAAATTTTTGAAAGATGTTGTCTATTGTGCATGGCAATTTCATGAGCTTGTGTTAAAACTTCATGTTGGTCGCTGCGGCTGCAATCTAATAGTCTATTCATACTGTCACGCATGAGATTCCAACGTGCTGGCCCTTGATATAGATCATAACTTTCGTCCCAGAGTTCACTGTAGGTACGAAATCCCATACTGCGTAATCTTGCAAGATAATATTGTGGCCCGTACACCAGGATAGGTTTAGCAGCCATGAGTGGACGGGTAGTTTTTTCTGTGGGGAAAAAAGTATTGCCTAATGTACAAGTCTCACATACAATTTCCACAGCAAATCGATTGTAATGTTGTAATATACTGGTATTGGTGCTTATCCAGGACGTTGGATTATCATATTGATCTACTACTGATTTAGAATCCACACTAGATATAGGACTGCTGTTAAACCAATCAAACATGGCCACTTGTTCGTCAGACGGTAACCAGATAGATATATCTTCAAGATCGTATGTGCCTCTGTCTAGACACTTCCATGGAAAGGGGTGTGTGTGTTGCATAAGGCTGGCAAAAATTTGCCCGCTGATAGAATCAGTATTTGCAGACATTAATTTATAAAGTATTGCAGCTCGGCTCATGGTCAATCGCCCAATGAATATTCCAAATGGTTGTTGGTATTGTAATTGTTGTTCTAATGTAGGTTCCGTGTGTTGCCAATATTCTCGGACCATACGAAAAAAATGACTCATCTTGCTGTATTTTACACGTTGATATGGTACAAATTCAACAGGATTACTCCAACTCAACAACTGCACAGTATCAGGTGACTGTTTTGTATTTCTGAGCCAATCATTTATCACCGTGGTAACGCCCAACAATTCCAAACTAGGGCCTTCGTGACGCATGTATAAAATTAAAGGTTTGCCCAGTGGGTGTTGGTTTAATTTTTGTTGAAATTCTTCTGGATTGTTCCAGCAATCACCCGAAGTATTAACTAAGATGAATTCTGTCATCTTAATACTTATGTTTCACTAAATACTGCATGAGAGATTTATTAGACCTATTAGACAGAGTGGCATTACCACTTGCAGAAGGTGTGGGCCTGGCCAATCGCAAACCTGGAGAAAAATTCAAGAATGCAGTGGGTGACATTGTTACCTTTCAAAATTTAGAATTCTATCCCAACTCAGGGCGTTTTGGTACCCCTGACGAACTGCAAGCTGGTGTAGATGCCATGTTGGCCGATAAGAACGTACCTGCTACTCAAATACATTGGGTCAACACACCTAACAAAAGTGCAGGTGCGTTCAGCATAGCCACATTCACTGGAGAGGATGGTACTCCTTATTACTTGGGTCGATGGGCTGGTGCAACCAGTGCAAATCGCACACAGAACAAATTTGCACACGATGAGATTCCTGGTGATTTTAAATATCAAAGTCGAGTCGGGCAAAAAGAAAACTCCGGTCTCAAACCCAGCGAATGGCTAACACAGTTCCAGGACAATACTCCCGACTCTATACTATCACAGGCTCAACAACACTTTGGTGCCGATAGCGACGAAGCCAACGCACTTGAGATCTTTATCAATTCTGATATCCCATGCACAGTACCGCGTGGCAACATGAACCCTGATGCTTTCCGTGATTACTTTGCAGAAGTGCTGCAACCCATTGCACTGGTGACAGGCAAACGAGTGGGCGGCAATGCAGAAGAAGCTGCTGACATATTCTTTGGTGAAGGTGGCTATGGCGAATGTACCATCAGCTTCAACAGCAATACCATTGGAGGGTTGTACGACAGCTTGTTGGTAAATCCCGAAGGCAAGCAAATCAAACTCAGTAGCAAGGGCAAAGATGGTGCTAGTGCTTCAGTCACAAATTTGTTAAAGTCAGTGAATGAACTATCTGTCACCCCCAAAGGTCAAAAGTTATTGACCACACATAAAGATGCCATAGAACTGTTAAACATCATCCAGCAGGACGGACACTTTGGTGCACCGCTGACTCTGGGTGTAAAATATGGCATCATCTCTCCTGAAGAAGCTGCACAGATACCACAACTCAAACAACTGGGACCAACTGACCAAATCGTTGGTGCAGGTATCCTGAGTCCTCACTTGGAAGAACTGTACAATCGACGCAAGAGTTCTGACCCCAAACGGGTGATTCCACTGGAACACATGACTGCCAGCATAGCCTACAATGTGGCTGACTATGTAAACAAGAACACCAACTTTGGTAAGGCAGCTTCAGAAATCCTAAACAATGCTGCCTTGGTGCAGATGTACACTTATACTTCGCACACTGACAAAACCATCACCATCAGCAAGCTGGAAGCAAAATATCCCAGTGACACAGTCAGTGGTGTGTACTTGGATGCCAGCAAGGTATATTATTCTACCGGCGGCAAAGGCAACTTTACCTTTACCATCATGAAGAATGGGGCCACCGAAAAAGATGTAAACCCTATGGATCCTGTGGATGATCTAGGTGATCAAGCACCTGCTGCTGTGAGTGCAGCCGATCTGGATGCCGAACTTGAAAAACCTCGATTGGCTGGCCCGGGGGCAAGAGCAGCTAGAACCAGTCGCGAACCCAGAATGGATCGCGCCACGCTAGGACGCGAACGTCGTTAATGTTGCAAATCTGATATGGCATCCAGGCAAGCATCATGCATCGGCAATTCAAATTTGATCAATATATTCACGCAGGATACGTTCAATCATTTGATTTAGTGTGATATCTTGTTCATGTGCCAGCAGCATGATCTGGTACAACAGTTCAGGTTCAATGTCAATTTCAACAGTTTCGCGAGTGTCTGTGGTCATGTTAACCTCCAAAGTATGCAATGATTGTGTCCAGGGCAGCAATCAGTTGAGCGTTGTTGACCACGTCGTCAGGATGTAGCCAATGGCCAGTGGGATTGGCATCTGACTTGGGATTCTTTTTCCATTGTGCTAGTTCTTTTTTGAGATACGCACGTTGTTCTTTGAGAACTGCCAAAGCAATGCTGTCTGCAATTTCGCCATCCAATTCAATTTTTCTCATTCTTCAACTCCAAAATGTTTTCCTATCCGCTTAGAACAATCATCTGCCCAAGCACTATATAATCCATCGTGATGTGTTCCTCTGTCAGCACAGACTTTAACACATTCCCGCACAATTAACTCGGCGAACTTTTTCAGTTCGGGATATCCAACCCAATCATCGGCATCTACACATCCGAGTTTGTCAACAGTTATTCCAGCCTGTTCAGCAAGTTCTTGGATTCGTTCGTTCATTCTTCAACTCCGAAATCTTTTTTAGCCTGTTCCCATACTTTACGGGGATTCATAACACACCAAGCACCAATGACAAACGGTGCTATAAGAATATACACAAGTTTTTTATACCATGGAATCATTCTTCAATTCCAAAATGTTGTTTAATCGTCTCAGTAGCCTCATAGATACCATTGACAATACCGTCCTCGTATGCCTCAAGATAAGAATCAGTTGATTGACATTGTGATTCAATGTTCTTGGCGTGTGCTTCACTAACTTGAATACATTCTCGCACAATCAACTGGGCGAACTTTTCCATATCAAATCCCATCATTATGAATATGCATTGGCTAATTTCATCGTAGCCAAAGACCTTGGCTAGTGTTTTAATTCGTTCGTTCATTTGGGTTCATCCAGTGGGTGCATCACACCAGGCGATCGCTGGGTATAAAATTTTTCATCAGGCACTGCAATCACCATGACTTCATCCATGGTATTGCAATATGGGTCCAGTGGATTGGCATGTTTGATTATAGCGCATTGTGTTTCTTGCCCTTGCTCAAATCGATCCAGCTTGCTCAGCAGGGTCAGGAGATTGCGTCGAGATAGATAAATTCGTTCGTTCATTTTGTTTTCAGACAACGATGCCTGTCCTGTATGTTCATGGAGCGTACAGCTTCCTCGCAAAGGGCAACTGACTCAAATTGTGATAGGGAACGCCAATCGTATGCTTTGGCTTGGTAATGTCTATCACCACCCATAGCAACCACGGTCCAGATGAATAGTGTAATCATTCTTCTGCACCTTTTTTCACATGTTTAGCACGACGACGATACTGCACTCGACTCTGCTCCACACGGTGACGGAATGGAGTGTCGCGTGAGTACAGTTCCACAGCACGACGGCGCTGTCGAGGTAGTTCAATCACAAAACTTATGGGTCGCATCACAATCTCCGTAAAAAATCCGGTATATGCTGTATTATAGCATGTACCGGATTAGTGGTCAACCAAGGGTCAAAATCCTGTTAGATCCAACCTCGGAAATCTTCCATCATGATTCGATGAGCACCTGCTGTGTCTCCATGTGAAGCCAAATAAGCAGCAGCACGGCAGCGGCCATAACTTTCTAAGAAATTATAAATGGATTTTAATATGATCATCACACAACCCCTCTACGCTGTAGAATTCGAATTCTGCGTTCCAAATCAAATATGTCCGCAGAATCAGCTAGATAAGCTTCAACTTCTTTTCTGTAAGATGTTGTAAAAGTATCTCGTACCCACTCTAATACATCATGAATGGAAATTTCTAGTAGTGATTCTAATAGATTTGTATCTTTCATAACAACCATCCTTTACCGGATTGTTGCAAGTCAAATTGGCGAGTCAGTCGATCCACATCACAGGTGTTTTGTGGAGCATTCTTGACGATGTATGCTTCCAATTCCGAACTGTAAGTTTTTGGCTCTGCAGAACTCTGAAACATCTTTTGGAAGTATTCAGCTAATTGGTTTAACATGATATATCAAGCTCCTTTGGTTTTGCTGGTGGCTTGATATGCTTTCATGATGCCTTCGCCGAACTTGGCGTAGTCAAATTTGGAAGCTGTTTGGGCCAATTTGATTGATTCCTGCATGATTCCAGTGGCTGCATCTGTGGATGCTTTGAAAGCCTTTTTGGTGTATTCGGCTTGGCTGTCAATGAATTGGTTCATTGAAGTGGCGATGGTCTCGTTGGTGACAAAAGTCTTAACGAATTGTTTTTTACCATTTTGAATGGTATCGATCATGGTGTCTGCTGTAAACATATGTTTCTCCTTAGATAAGCAAGTGGACTATGGGACCTGCACCGTGCAGCATCCCATGTGCTATTGTAACATTATTTATGCTGCGGCGCAACATTTTACAAATAATTTTTTGCCAAAATTTCTCAATAAGTATAAAATGACAAAAAAATACATTGTTGGTTTAAGACACTATAACGCCTATTTTTTAGTAGGAGAACGTGAACATCTCAATTGGTTTACGGATGCTGACTACACCGATGACCTGGAAAAATTCAAAGCCGACCCAAGACCAAAAATACTCATGATAGATTGTTTTTATCCCGGATCGGACACTCTTGGACTCCAAGGTGATTACAGTTGGGTAGATTTAGTAATTGCTGTGACCAGTGAGTGTGCAACCGGCGGTACTCTCCGAGATACCTATTGTGATATAAAAACTGCACTTAATAATCAAAATATCATATTTGTTGTAGGAGCAAAAACAGTCAATCCGCCAGGGCCTGGACAAGTTGACCCAACCCGCGATTATAGTCCATTGTTGTGCTGGATCAATCACGTGTATGATTGCAATGATTATACTCCGTCATTGCGTCCTGCACAAAAACCTTATCAATTTGATTGTTTGCTAGGACAAAATAGACCCCATCGACTATATCTTTTTTACAAACTCATTGAAGATAACTTACTTGACAAAAATCTGGTGTCTATGTGGAGACACGGAAAACATGAATATTATAATTTTACCAAAGCAGAACTTGATCAACAGTTCAATGATATATTTAAATCAGACCCAATCATTGGTGATTTGGTACAAAAACACGGAATAATTAATTTCTATCGATCGCCGGGACTAGATGAATTGGAATTGCCTGATCTCATTTTGCCAAAAGATGATCCAATCAATTATACACCTGCCACTCCTACCAGCAGATATTGTAAGGCAAGACCCGAGGTGGTTCTAGACATGGGCATGGACATTCCTGTAAAAATATTTGACGCCAGCTGGTACAGCATTGTGGCAGAAACATTGTACGAAACTGTGTTTATTACTGAAAAAATTGGAAAACGTTTGATGACCAAACGTATATTTGTATTGTTTGCAGGTCAAGGATGTTTGAAATATTTGCGATCTCAAGGATTCCAAACTTTTGACGGTATCATTGACGAAAGTTATGATTCGGAGCCCGATCACCGTCGGCGTTTTGATATGGCTTGGGAACAGGTAAAATTATTGAACACCCTGGACCCTGTTGAAGTTTATCAACGTGCTGATTCAATCCTGGAACACAATTACAATTTATTTCCCACAATGAGAAATGAACATCTAAAGATAAGAGATTTTATTGCCCAATGGTTACCATGATAAATATTTTATAGGAGACCACAACATGTTGAAGAAAATTATTGACTTTTTTACTGGTAAAAAGCCTGCACCCGCAGAGCCAGTGGACGCTTGGCCGCCAACAGCCACAGCGCCATACCAGATTCCTGAACCTGCTGCTACAACACCAATTCCGAATATTCCGTCCGTTGCTGTGCCAATTCCATACAGATTTCAACCACCGGCAGCAGAAACAACAAACACGCCGCCTGTGGCTGTGCTGATCTCACCCGAACCTGCTGCGACACCACCAATCTCATTGACTCTGGCCAACGAGCCGCCAAAGTGTGGTTGCGGACGTAGCTCAACAGGATTCTGTGTTGGACTGCATAAACTTTCACCAGAAGCCTGGGCAGCTAAACAAGCAACCATCAACCCTGCTGCTGTTGAAATTGCAACAGAATCTGCTCAACCAGAAAAGAAAAACCGCACATTTACTAGAAAATCAGCAGAACCAAAAGCAGCCAAGAAACCTGCTGCAATCAAAGCACCTGCCAACCCTCGAGCCAAAAAGTCCCAGTAATAAACACCAGCTTTTTCTGCCACAAACCCCACTTAAATACAAGTGGGGTTTTTCTTTGCCCGCATAATAATAATAACAATCAGGAGCAATCATGGCACAATCACGTAGTGAGCGCGAAGCACGAATCAAAGATAAAGCAGGATGGGCAATCACTGTGATTGCCGCACTGCTGGCAGTTAACACTTATGTTGCCAATGGCATCAGCAGCGAAGTGCTTACCAAAACAATCCGAGCCAATGACACTTGGAACTTTTATCAAAGCAAAAGCATCAAGCAAACCATTGCAGAAAATGCTCGAGATGAAGCTGCGGCTCGAAAAGATACAAAGAAAGTTCAAGAACTCACAGCCCGGATTGATCGTTACGAAAGTGATCCTGTTCAAGGTGAAGGTAAACAACAATTAATGGCACGAGCTCGACAACTAGAACAAGAACGTGATCAAGCCAAAAAACACAGTCCTTGGCTCACGTTTGCAGGATCTGCATTGCAGTTGAGTATCGTGTTGTTGAGTGCCAGCATCTTGGCAGTGAGTATGGGCATGTTCTACGCCAGCATTGGAGTGGGCATGATTGGTGCTGTTTTGATGGCCCAAGGAATATGGCTGTTTATCTAATGACCATGACCCATGCACACATACTATCCTATCATAGCCCTGGCTGCAATATTCATTAGTGCCTCCTCTCCACAACCAATACCTGATGCCAAGTTAGATAAAAATCAAGAATACGTTTGTGTGCAGTGGCACGGCAGTGCAGACCATACCCAGCATCACCCCAGCGTGTGTTTGAAATGGGAAGTTCGGGACAAACCTTTTCACAGGAGGGTTTAGATGATAGATCCCTTCACAGCATTTGCCTTGGCTCAGGGCGCAGTCAAAGGTATCAAAGCTGCAATACAATTAGGCAAGGACGTGAATGGACTTTACAAAGAGTTCAGTACATTCTTTCAATCTGCAGATGAAGTTCATCGTGCCAGTACAAAAATGCGGATAGATAATATTGGTAAAACTGATGCTCAAATCAGTGACCAGGCGTTACAGATAGCCATGCAATCAAAGCAATTGCGAGACCATGAAAAAGAACTAAAAGACTTGTTATTCTGGAGTGGTAATGCGCAGGTCTGGGAAGAAATGCAAGCTGAGCGACTGCGCATGATGAAAGAACGCAATGCCGCTGAAAAAGCCATTGCTGACAAAAAACAAAAAGATCGAGAAGCCATGGCAGAACTGTTCATGAACTCCATGTATTTTATAGGTGCATTGTTGATAGTTGTTCCTGTTATATACGGAACATATTACATTATTGTCAATCGGGGATTTTGATTCAGGATCGAGCACTTACCAAATTGTCTCGGAATATTTCCCATGCATGCTGCCAACTCCAACGTTGACTGCCTGCCAGCACTTGATCTCTGCTCAATTGCAAGCACCCGGACACAGCGTCAGCTAGACTTTCATTCACAAATCCAGTCACACCCGGTTCAATCACATCTTCAGGACCTTGACAAGGATACGCTGCTACTGGTGTGCCGCAGGCCATTGCTTCAATCATCACAATACCAAATGTTTCCCAACGGCTGGGAAATACAAATACTTCAGCATTGGCATAATATCGAGCCAGCTCTACGCCAATTTTGAATCCAGTGAATGTGACATCAGGATATTGTTTCTTGTATGTTTCCAACATGGGTCCGTCGCCTACCATGATCTTTTGGTAACCAGGATAATCCAACTCCAAGAAAGCTTCTAGATTTTTTTCTTTACTGACTCGACTCACACACAGCAAATATTTGGCAGGAAAGTTTTCTCTTAGGTCAGGCTTGAAGATCTCACGATCAACACCACGTGTCCAAGGAACAACTTCTCCGCGAAACCCATGTGCCTTGAGTTCTTGAACCATGCTGTCTGTGGTAGTTAAAACTTTTCCGCTGTGCTTGTGGAACCAACGCACAAATCTCCAGGTCACGGTCTCAGGAATTCCAAATAACTTTTTCAAACCTTCAGGAAACTTAGTGTGATAAGCGGTATTATGCCTAATACCAGCCAATGACAAATACCTTCTAGCCCAACAACCAAGAGGACCTTCTGTTGCGATGTGTATATAATCCGGAGCAATCTCCTTGATCTTCTTGCCCATGTGGCGCGGCCAGGCAATTTTGACTTCGTGATATTTAGGGCAATCAATGTAGCGGAACCACCCGGGATGCAACACCACAACGTTATAGTCATCCAAAACCGCACATGCCTCGATATTCTTGTAGGTCGTGACCACGCCATTTATCTGCTCCGGTAAGTTGTCGGTGATGATGAGAATGGTTTTTGTCATTGAATTTTCAACTTGATAAAATCCACAATACGTTGTGCCATGTCCTGGTTGCAATACTTGTCCATACCTTCAAATCCAGGACTTGAATTGGCTTCACATATTTTATAGCCATCTTTGTCAAACAACAAATCAACTCCTGCTATCTGTAAACCCAACACATGAGCTGTTTCTCTAGCAAGATAATCCACTTCTTCTGTGATTTCAAATAGTTCTGCTGTGCCACCTTGACTGATATTGGCACGGAAATCTCCGTCGGCTCCGGTACGTTTCATTGCAACCACTGTTTTTCCACCAATCACCCAAACACGAAGATCTGTACCAGGCTGGGCATCCACAAACTCTTGAATGATCATGGTTTTCTTTAGAGAAATACTGGATAACAAACTCATCAGCCCTGCAAAATCTTTTTTGTTGTGACATAGATGAACAGTTTTTCCTTTGCTGCCACTGGTGGCTTTGACCACACAAGGGAATCCTATTTCTTTTTCAATTAACTCAACATCAACATCTCCGTTGACCAATATGGTTTTTGGAATAGGTAAATTTTTTTTAACCAGCAATTGACTAGTCAGCAGTTTGTCAGACACTTTGCTGATGCTGTCAGCATCGTTGATCACCGGGATGCCAAATTTTTCAATTTGTCTCATGACCGAACGTGTGAAATAATTGGTGCCGGCCCCGGTTCTGCTTAGCACCAAATCAGGCAATTCAATTTTTTCACCCCGGTAACGTATGCTTTTGATAGAACTGCGACTGACAATGATATCAAAATATTTAGGCTCAAGAACTTGCCCCTTCATTCCGTTTTTTTCCAAACACTTCAACAACTGCTGATTTTCGTAGGAATTGATTTCTGCTGCATAGTGCAAGATCCAGATGTGTTTCATTATTCTGCCATTTCATCTGAGTCTTGTTCAATTTCTTGATTGTCAAAATCTTCAGGCAAGTCTGCTTCATCCTCAGGTGTGTCTTTTTCCAGCTTGTTGTCCTGCTGAAAAGCATTTAGCCAATCAAACGGATTAAAAATATTATTCATCATCTTTCTCCTTTGTCCATGTAATTATCTCCCAGGCACCGTCATGGTGCTCAACCAAGGCAGTACACGATTCAACCCAGTCCCCGTCGTTCATGTAAACAATACCATTTATTTCTTTTATTTCTGCGTGATGTATGTGTCCACAAATGACGCCATCAAACCCTCTCTTGCGGCAATACCCAACAAGAGTGAGCTCAAACTTAAACATAAAATCCACGGCTTTTTTAACACGATGCTTGAGATACTGAGACAGACTCCAGTAGCCAAACCCCATGCGATGACGCACCCAATTAAATCTAGTGTTAAGAGTGAGGACAATGTCATATGCTTTATCCCCTAAAAAACTCAGCCATGGTGCTAGTCTTGTGATGCCATCAAACATGTCACCGTGTGTGACCAAGTAATGTTTACCGTCGGCACCTATATGTTCTGTTTGATTGTGTATTTCAATGAGTCCAAAACTGAAACCATATGGAATCATAGGACGCAAAAATTCGTCATGATTGCCTGCAATATAAATCACACGGGTGCCATGTTTGGCATGGCCGAGAACTCTACGCACCACATTGGTGTGGCTTTGTTTCCACCGCCATTTGTTTTGTTGGATTCTCCAGGCATCTATTATATCTCCTACCAGATATAACGTATCGCAAGAGTTGTGTTTGAGAAAATTATTAAGTTTGTCTGCCTGGCAATCTTTAGTACCAAGGTGTACGTCTGACACAAAAATTGATCGGTATGTTTTTTGCATATGGTATTTACATAAAAAATCATGCTAATCATATTACACTTGTGTTACATTAAATCTGCACCAGGGTCCACTTGGCGGTAAATGGTTTACCTTGGGCCTTGTGTCGTAATATTTTGCGAAACTCTTCTTTCTGAAGTTTTGCGATTGCTTCACTATCATGTGCAACACAGGCTCGATATAATTTTGTGATCAGTTTTGATTGTTTCATGGCATGCTCATCCTTGAAAACTATTTATATAGTTATTGAGATAACGTTCAATAGAAAGAGCCTTGCGGCTCTTTCTATACAATTTGAGTTACAAACTCATCCAATGTTGGTGCAATTGGTCAGTGGCCAGGTTCTTGCCCTTGGCTTCTACCTGCATGTCCCACTCTTTGCTAAAAGTCACAGCCCAATCAGTCACAGCATGATTCCACAAGAAGTCGCTATGAGCTCGCAGCTTCTGCTTGCGGTATCCAAGGTCAATGAGTTGCTCAAGGTCGGGCCGAGTATTGGGATCGTGATCAACCAAAACGTCTTCACGGCTAACACTATAGTGCAAAGCAGGACGAGTACCACGCCAAGACTCCAAAACGCGACGCGAGCGAGGGTCATCAGGCGTGATGTATTCTCCGGTGCGGATCCAGTGGTGGTGGATATCCAGCGTAAGAGCGCAATGCTCAGCCACAAGTAAAGTAACGTCGATCCCATTTGTCATCTCATCATTTTCAATAGCGATTAGATTTCTGGCTTCTGGAGTAAGTCGACCCAAAGTGCGTAGAAACTTTGACGGACCGCCTTTGCCCGACAAATGTATATTGATCTTAAATCCATGGTCGTGCCACCCAGCACCATAACCCATCCAACGAGCCATGTCTGCATGGTATTCAAACTCCAGGATACTGCGTTCCACAATCTCGTCTGCTTCTGACGCTAGCACACAGAACTGTCCAGGATGAAAGCTGAGTCGCACACCCAGTCTGCGAGCAGCTTCTCCCACAGGGGCAAAGATCTTTTCACAGTGGTCTTGTATTTCTTGCCGTTGCCACCAGGCAATCCATGAAGGCTCAGTGTAGCCTTGCAGCATTTCCGAACCTAGACGTACCATACGGCGTTCGGGTGCCATTGCGCCCACACGTTCAACCATCATCAATGCAGCACGAGCATTGTGATTCATGATGTCCCATTGACGTTGTTCAGCTAGATCTTTGTGTTCACGCAACCAACGCATTGTGGTACTGCGACCGTTGATATCACGATCCGCAGCGTTGACTTTCATGCCGCCGGTTTCGTTGGGATTGTTAAGCCATTTGCAGCAGAAACCAAATCGAGGATGCATAGTTATTCACCGTTGTTGTTACCTAACAATTGTAACACATTTGGCAATAGATCTCTAGTGATATTGGCAAGTTTCTGAATGGGTTCGGCAAGATCCGTATGATGATCTACAATTACCCATTGTTTACCGCTTGAGCGCATGGCTTCGGCTAATAGCCCAACGTAGTTGGTTCTGCGTTCGGTAGGTTTGGTTTCCAGATCAAATCCTACCATAAGGATCACATCGGCTACACTTGATACCAAATGGGCAGCAATTATGTCGTCAACCGAATCCACAGCAAAATCAAACTCACCGACAAATGCTCTCACACCCTTGGGTGATTTTAACTGTTCATAAACTGTTTGCGGAATGTAAAGATTGCATATCTTTGCATATCCCTGTGCTATTAATTTAGTGGCTTGCTCAGTATCCCAACATACCACATTGTCAGTGTTGTATCCTCGTTGGGTACGCCAGCTACCCCAAACGGGAGCAAGGTCTTTTATGGCCTGCACCGGTGTGGTAGGAGGCAGCATGGTATTCTCGGCAAATAACCATGCTATGTTCATGGCTCTCTGTGCAAGTCTAATGTGACACAATGAAACCCGCCGCCTAGTGTTCTGCTGTGGCGAAGTTGCATGGGCACAACTGTGAATTGATTCTTTTCCAAAAAATCAATCAACATGGATTGATTCTTGTCTACAATTATTGTGTGTGGATTTACTACCAGCATGTTTAATGCTATCCATTTTGATGCGTATGGATATTGGAAGAAGCCTTGTTCCTCCACATGATTACAATAGATAACTTCCCAGTCTTTCAACACCCTAGGTAAGTTTTCTGGATTGACTCTACTACCATTCACTAACACCAGGCCTTCACGCAACGGCACTATGGTTGAGTCAATATGCACGCCTGCATAGAAATTAACTAGTTCAATATCAACAGAAGGAAACTGTCGGCACATCCAATCATATGCAGCACGATTGCCAGACGCTGATTCCAAAAAGATCCACTTGTTGTTGAGCCGTGCTATGTTAGCAGCATCTAGAGTCATTCCTTCATGTCTAGGCATGAATACATAATTGCCAGCAGCATCTGCAACGTCGCTGTAACAATCAATCTCCATGTCTCTGCAAGGATACATCATGGCAGGATTCACAATGGTATCACCGTACACTAGCAATCGATCTCTAGGACAATAGTTGTACATGCCATCGTTCTCTTGAAAATCAATATCTGTAGGACGATGCACTTCTACATTTAGAGATCTCAACACAGCCGATAGCTCATCTAGATCTTCATTGGCTTCCCGGATGATCCAGTCAGGCACAGGGCCCGACGGTAATGGCGTTTCTTTCCAGAGTGTGCGAGCGCTTTCTGAACGGAACACAGGATCTTTTGTTGGCCAGTTGGCATGATCGGCACGCCCTACTACTACGGACCGCAATGGATCCCATTCATTAAAACTGTGTATCTTCATACTGTTCCAGTAAGTTGTAATGTATATCTATTAGTTTGTCCCATGTTAGCTGCTAAATGCACAAAGTCATCACGCCAGCTTACCCAGTCACCTGCACGCCAGTTGGTAACTGGATATCCGTTCATTTCCAGATAGTGTCCACTGGCCCAATCTTCTAAGAACACAATGGTACGTACTACAGAATGTGTGGACTCTAATCCGTGTATCAATTTGAATCTATCGTAGGTATCACTGTGTGCAGGTAATACAGATCCTGGAACCATACGATAAAAACTCCAGGCAAATCGTTCAAACGGAAATATTGCTTGAAATTGATCAACCCAATCAGGTGCAGTATAGCGCATGTCATACATGTCGCCAGTAAATCTAGTTTGTGTATAACCTAGATCGCGCCATTTGGTCAATGACACACGATCATTAAACGGTTCGTTGATGTATTTTAGATCTCTATGCTGTAGATCCCACCAAGGGTCCACGTGCCCTCTAGCCCAGGCATTATTTTGTACGGGTGTTGCCATAATGGACCACAGTGATACCATTCATGATTTGTGGTAGTTTGCGCCAGGGATCCACAATTACTGATCCTGAATGTATTTTGCAGTAAGGTTGAGTGTCCGGTTGGTCGCCGGTGTATTCGTATGTGATCTTACGATTGTGTGCCCACAAGAATATTGCAGCGCCATCCACATGGTCCACCACATCAGTGGGATCATCTGCCAATGGATCAACATACACTACCTTGTGGTTGTGTTTTTCAACATAGTGCCCAACCAAGGTCGAATAACTACCAATGCAATATGCCACATCAGGTTTGTATGCTTTGCCATGAATCACAATGGGCAAATTGTTGTTGGCTTGACTTTCCTTTACCAAGAACTTGGCCAAGTTCTCTGCTTGTATTTCTCTGGCATGCATCACAGTATCAAACAAGTCATAACCAATCTCGTATTCTTGTGCTAGCCAGCGCAGGGCAATATTGTCACGTGGATGACAAGCACCTGCATCGCCCATGCCTGCTGTCATGTATTTTGGACCCATGATACGCATGGTGCTTCGTGCCAGGGCATCGGTCACAACATCAACATTGATATGTCCAATCTTCATGGCAAAGTCTTGCACCATGTTTACTAGTCCAACTTTGGCCGAAATAAATGTGTTGTAGAAGATTTTGATAGCTTCGCATTCATCCCAAGTGCCAATTTCGTAACGTGGATTATTCTGCATCACCGTGTCATATAGTTCTTTGAGTTCAGACGCAACTCCAGTTAAACTGCCGTCTTCAGTTCCAATCATAATCATTTCAGGATTGACCATGTCCCATTTAACTGATCCCATGGCAATGAGATATGGGTTATACAAGAACTGATGTGCAGGATCTAACAGTGTGATAAACTTGCTGCGTGTGGTGCCAGGCAATACTGTGCTGATCAACACCACTTTTTTAGGACCACAAGCATGTGTGTTGATTTTGTGAATAGCATCAATCACTGCATCGTGCCCAAAATCTCTAGGTTCCATATGGCTGCTGGGTACTGAGCCATCGTATCCTTCTGCATGCGGAGTGGGCACAGCGATAAAAATCCATTCGCTTTCGTTGACCAACTCGTCTATGCCACATACTTTTACTGAGTCACTGGTTCTTGGGTAAATATCATAGCCTCTGACTTCATGTTTTTCGGCCATGACTTCGGCGCAATCTAATCCCAATTTTCCAATACCAATAAAACCAATTTTCTTCATATGAATATTCCTTTAGATAATCTATATCACTGGGTAGAAGGCCAGGCGCAGTACCCTGTGATGCTTTATGTATTCCGCCCGCACGGCAGCAAAGATATTTTTGACCTGCGACAGTTTGAAGATAAACCATCATATTATCCTACATCAATTCCAGTTGTTATTTGTCACGACCAGGAACCTTTAAATTTCAAATTGCACCAATTTAATCTGGATCTAGAACGACTTAAACAGTTATTTCTAAAACGAGAAAGATATGATGATAGGATGATTGAATTAGCTTTGAAATTTTATTCATACCTAGACGAATTGCCTGCATTCAAACCAAATTGGCTAAATGTAGGCATGCCTAAAAATGATTGGTTTATATTGTTACATAGCGAGCAGAATAGCAATGACGTTGAACAATTTTCAATGAATGGATTTTGCCCAGTATATTATTGGTGCCATGCAATAATTGCAAGAGATTGGTATAGATTTGCCAAACATGATCAGAGGCTCAATCAACAATGTATACAAAAAACTTTTTTAGTATACTGCAGAGATTGGACGCCAACTCGAGAATACCGATTAAAATTTCTTGATTGTTTAGTGTCAGCTGGCTTAGTTGATGATTGTATCATCAGCACTCAACACATAAACAATCAAGGAGTACATCTTAGCGACTATCAAGTTCAAGATTTACAATTTGCAGTAGACACACAAAAATTATTATGTATACCCAACAATGACTCCCTTCCTAGTGCCAGTGCAGACTACAATGTAAATGACATCAATACTACTGCTATCAGTGTGGTACTAGAGACTGTGGTAGATGGCAGCAAAATACATCTGACAGAAAAAATACTTAGACCCATTGCCTGCGGTCATCCTTTTATTTTAGTAGCCGGCCCTGGTTCATTGGAATACCTTAAAGGGTATGGATTTAAAACATTTAATTCAGTGTTTGATGAAAGCTACGATCAAGAAATTGACACTGTCAAGCGATTAAAAATGATTGTTAATACCATGCAGAATATACAACAATTGACAGAATCAGACTGGAAAAAAATCAATGAAATTGCCAAATTCAATAAACAACATTTTTTCAGTGATGATTTTATAAATCAAGTTACCAATGAATTACAAAAGAATCTAAATGGTGCAATACAATTCTGTCTTGACAATCAATTTGATACCCAATGGAGATGGAGGAAAATCATCAGAAGGACCAAATTAAATCTACTAGAACCGTATTTCAAATCCGAAGATGCCAAGGGTAGAATTCAAGAACTAAGAAAATATAGATTACGTAGATCGAAGAATAACCCCAGTCCAGTCATCACCAAGTGATTGTGTCGTTAGATCTCGAATACGTTCAGATAATATGGTATAAAAACTATCAAGCTCTCTATTCCATTTGCCTTGCAGATGCTCTATGGCATCTTCACAATACTTCCAATTACGATTGCGGTACTCTTTCATAAGATTGCTGTGTAATTGTTTAAATTGATCCAAACTGGTCATTTCCATCAAGGTCACTCGTTCAACCAATGCATAGGTAGTGGTCAGTTGTTGATCAACTTGAAATGTGTCTAGTTCTAATACTATGTATTTTTCTTGAGCTTGTTGTGCAGCCGAGTCGCCAAATATTATGTTCATGTGTAATCCTTTTAAATATGTATCATGAGCATGACATTCGACTTAATTTCAGATCTACATTTGGAGACCTGGCCCGGGGAATTTGACTGGACTGGACAACCCACTAGTCCAGTGTGTGTGGTAGCTGGAGACATAAGTTCAGACCCTAGAATAGTAAGAAACTGTTTAAAACATCTAGCTAATTGTTATGCCGCTGTGTTCTACATAGACGGCAACGACGAACACACATACAATTATCATAGACTAGGCGAAAGCTATCAAGAACTGGCCCGAAGCATAAACAGATTGCATAGAGTTACATATCTACAGGACAATGTGGTTGTGATAGACGGTGTAGCCATTCTTGGCACTAATGGATGGTGGGGTTACGATTTAGATGAAAACATCAATCGTGATGATTGCAAACAACACATGACCAATTGGTATGCTAAAAAAATGCCTGGACATGAAATTGATCCTGAAGAAATTAGTGATCTATCTAGACGTGATGTAGCTTACTTGATCAACAGTGTACGACGATTGCAAACACATAATGATGTGAAAAAGATTGTGATTGTTACTCATACTGTTCCTAGTGCAAGCCTGATCAAACACGATATCAACTTATCGGGTACTACACAGTTTAACCACATGGGCAATCGACTCATGCATCTAGTGCATACCAATGATACCGAACGTAAAATAAACACCTGGTGTTTTGGGCACTATCACAGTGGTGTGGATCAAGTGGTCAATGGAATAAGATTTGTAAATAATTGCCGTGGACATGGTGATACTGCTTATCGGCAAGATGCTTACTTTCCCAAACGCATTGAAGTAAAAACTTGATTTATTTAGAATCGGGTTCTAGTTTGACTTGCAAAGGATATTCTTGCTCACGTGCGCTGGCAGTTACTTCGGTGCCTTTTTGTTCAGCGATTTCAAACGGTAATACAGCTACAACGGCTTGACCGTGCTCGTGTATGCTCACAGTTAATTGTGTAGCAGTTTCAATAGTATAATCAAAAAACTCTACTAAACTTTCAACCACAAATTCCATTGTGGTAGTGTTATCATTGATGTAGATCACACGATAAAGAGGCGGCTCTTTGATAGCTTTTTTGATTTTGGTAATGGTTGCTGCTTCTGTGTTTGACATATGATTCCTCTTGGAGTGGCAGGGTGAGTCCTGCCACTGTATTTACACAATTATACTACGAAGTGTAGGTGATTGCAATGCTCTTAGGCTTGGCTGAATCAGGAACTTTACGCTCCAGATACACAGTCAAGATACCATCTCGGATAGCTGCACCGTTGACCTCCACATGTTCGGCAAGCGGAAATGTCTGCTTGAAGTCACGGCTAGAAATGCCACGATGTAGATATTCATGTTCTACATTGTCATCACGCTTTTTGTTACCTGTCACAGTAAGCAAACGCTTGTCTAAACTGATATCAATTTCGCCTTCGGAGAATCCTGCCACAGCAACTTCGATTGTGACTGTGTCGTCACCGGTCTTGATCACATTGTGTGGAGGATAGTTGGTTGAACTTTGAGTTTGTGTGACACGCATTAGGTCGTCAAACACATTGTCAAAACCAATTCCAAATTTGTTGAAAGCAGGAATATCAAAACTACGTAGGTGTAGAGTTTTTGTCATGTTGTTTCTCCTTTAATAAGCAAGTATGACTGAATAATGTAGACCCCACCATGGGCATCTACAAGTGTATTTATACAGGAAATTTCATTGGTGGTCAAGTTTCATTGGCTCAATTATTCGATATGTTTTAAGGTATGCATGTGGCGGATTCCAGCTTAGAGCAAAAAAACTATAAAGTTCGTCGGATGCAAATGCTACCCGGGTGACTTTTTTTACCGTTTTGATTTGAAAAGGTATATTGTATTTTTCGTGCCACTTACCCAATGCTTCTTCAATATCAGTCAAGTGACGGAAGTTTAACAGATCAAATGCAATATACATAGCATCAGTCTGTACCAGTTAATGCAGTTGGTTTGTTCACCTGTGCAGGATCAATTTCCACACACTTGATACCTGTGCTGGCATAGCGACGTAGATTAAACATGTGCGGAATCAAAGTGCGTTCTAGTTCTGAATGCAAGCCACGAGCACCTGTTTTGTTGGCCAATGTATGTTCAGCAATGAGATCCAGTGCAGGCTCTGTGAATGTTAACTCAACTCCATCTTCTTTGAACAGCCAATGGTATTGTTCAATGTAGTTGTTCTTGACTTCTGTGAGGATACGTATCAAATCTGCTTTTGAAAGTTCTTTCAAGCTGACCCAATTAGGAAAACGTCCCACAAACTCTGGAATCATTCCAAACTTTACTAGATCGTCTGGTGTGGTCATGCCCAGATCTGTGTCCATATTGGCTTCTACTCGGGCATTGAATCCAATACTTGTACCTTGCACACGATTCTTCACAATGCTGTCTAGTCCTACAAACGCACCGCCAGCAATAAACAAGATGTTCTTGGTGTCAATTTCAATCATTTCTCCACCTGGGTGTTTGCGGCCGCCGCCGGCACTCACGCGACATACTGTGCCTTCTACCATCTTGAGTAGAGCTTGCTGCACACCTTCACCACTGACATCTCGTGTGATTGAGGTTGATTCTCCTTTGCGGGAGATCTTGTCAATTTCGTCCACAAACACAATGCCCTGCTGCGTTTTGGCAACATCATTGCCCGATGCTGCATACAGTCTGCTGATTAAACTTTCCACATCGTCGCCCACGTAACCTGCTTCGGTGATACTAGTAGCATCTGCGATAGCAAATGGTACGTCAAGATATCGTGCTACAGATTTGGCCAATAGTGTTTTGCCCGATCCAGTTGGCCCTAACATCAAGATGTTGGCTTTGTCTAGTTCAGGTTCTGTTGTGGTTTTGCCAATACGCTTGTAATGATTTACAATGGCCACAGCCAACATGACCTTGGCAGCATGTTGTCCAATCACATACTGATCAAGATAATTTTTTAATGCGACAGGATCCATCTTGTCTGACGGTTGTACTGGGGCCACAGGCACTGTTTCATCAGTAAGCAGATCTTGACAAAAGTCCACACACTCGTTGCAAATACCTGCGTATTCTCCAACAATTAGTTTTTTTACTGAATCTTTGTTCTTGCCGCAAAAGCTGCAAGATGTATATGTTTCTTTGGTCATTTGGTTTGTGTTATGCGTTGTTCAATTTGATCACGTTCACTGTCGTTCAGTTGGTCAGGGTCATATAATCCTTTTTCAATTTGACTGATCAGATGATCTATATAAGCTATATCGTAAGTATAGTTATCTTGTTGAGTGTTGTCAATCCTAAGCCATTCCAATCCATTGTGTTTATACAGTCGATGTGGTATGCCAATAGTGGATATAAATGTATCGCCTTTGGAACCGTACTCGGGCAGCACAGGGCCAAATCCTGAGTGGGGCACTTTGTCTAGATATTGCATCCAGGGCAGTTGATCTATTACTCCTGCTTCTAGCAAACGTCGATGGCGTTTTAGCGTATCACCCGGATTGTCAGCTTTCCATTGTTCTCTGGCTTCTTTGATTTCTGCACTGTCGTTTTCATTGTATTCGTCGTCACCCGGCAGAGTAACTTTAATTTGCACAGGTTCCTGATCATCCAAGAATGGCCCATCGCTTACATCACAGGCTCGATTTGGACAAAATGGCCCAATCCCTGGAGCGTTCATCAATGGCGTACCACATTTATAGCAAGGATCAAGTTCAGGATTGCTAGGTTGGTATACTTGTATTGGAACCGGTTCTACTCCTGGTGGGGTACTGCTGCCCGGGGGAGTGAACAAGTACGGATGATCGTTGATGTTGAATTCTTTTTCTGTTACTGTTTCAACAGGCTCAACCTCGCCGGGCCATTCAACATATTCTTCCGCAGGGGCAGACTGCGGAGTCTTGTGCCCATCTTTGGATATTTCTTCTTTGATTTCCTTTACCAGTGGTTTACGAGCCCACTTGAGACTTTCTGTAGCTGACAGCAACATCATTATGGCCAATGGATCAAACACACATACCAGCAATATGATTACCCAACGTACAGAGCGTTCCAACACATTTGTATCTGGATTGTCTCCATAGATTAATGCTGCAATGTATTTGATAGGTCCTACTTCTGCTTCCACCTTGCGAACTTCAGCAGCAATCGGAGCACGTTGTTCATTGAGTGCTGAAATGCGTGTTTGACTTTCAGAAATTTCCGCAAGCAGGCGCTGACGCTCTTTTTGTTGGCCACGCCTAACAGCCACAGCTTTGTCTGCACCTTTTTCGTCTGAGCTACGACCCATAACCTGGTCCACGGCTTCATCCATTTGTTTAAGGGATTTACGACTAACATCTATGTTTTCCTTTTCAGTCTTGATTTTTTCATCATACACAGCAATCTTTGCTATCACGTCGCCGCTTACTAGACTTTGGTCACTGTGTGCTTTTGACAAAAACCCAAAGATGCCCATGCTGGTGATCAGCATCAACAGACACACAGCTGGTACTAGATACAATTTCATCAACCAACGGCAGCGTGACCAGTATTCGTGCAGCCACAAGGTGACCACAACTTTGGCCAGTTCCAATACAGAACCCATGATCATAATGGGTACCACAGCCGCAGCAAATATGGCAGCAAGGCCTGCAATACTATAATATGCAGCAATGGCACTAAGGCTCAAGGCCACTGCTAAAGTAATAAGACTAAGAAACATAAGATTATTTACCAGGTGTTGCAAGCACAGTTACCGCATACTTTATAGCTATCCAAGTTGCAAACTTTTCGTCGGGCACATCAAACCACACACGTTCGGTAGTCTTAGCAGATACTGGCCACATGCGATTGTTTCGATCCAACCGACGTTTAGCACCTGATTGTCCCTTCCATCCGCGAATACCAAATTCGCGATTGGCTTCGGCAATGATCTTGTACCAGACTTCAGTGCTGTCAATTTCTACCCAAATACGGTGCATGGACAAGGACGTTACTTCAAGCGAATTGAGTGACTCGGACATGCTCAACGCAGAGATCCCAATTTCAACAGACATTTACATATCCTTTCCAGATTATTCCTCTTGGCATACTCCCAGGGTACCAGCCTGGTTTTGATCTTTCGATCGAGGTCTTAGTCGCAACCTATAAGATTTATGCTCACTTGCCACGGCACCTGCAGGCCCGGGTTATCGATTCACCCTACAGACACCATTGAACAACTCCATCTCCTTGCCCATGCCAAGTAATTATAACAATTTTATTCCTTGTTTAATTCTTTGCCGGTGCAACTGCCATCTTCAAACCACTGAGCCATAGCTCGACGTCGATATGCATCTAAATCTATTTGCCTACGACGTTCAAGCATCAGGGCCCACTGCTCTTCTGTGAGTGCGTGGCTGGCATCACACCGGCCTTCGGGATTCAATGTCCTGCCGCAGTTACACATCACTTGCATTAGGTATCTCGTTCCATAACACAGGCTTCTGCTACCAGTGCCTGTACTTCTTCTAGTGTGCTGCACAAGATCCTAGCACTAACATAATCGCTTTTTTTGTTACGTCCGCCAACTTCTACCATGAAGCCATTGTCATACATGTGTACTGAGAAGTTGTCATTTACTTTGACCAGCTTGTCGCTGAGTTTAGTTACTGTTTTTGCTGTTGCCACGATTTTCTCCTTTTAAAATCTGTATCATTCTATACTGTTCAAACAATTTTGTCAAGTCTACCCACTCGCCCGCACCGTTGGGCACTTCAAATGTTTCACCACTACACCAGGCTGCGGCGGCACGGTGATATAGAAGTTCTGCTGCATTTTCGTTGATCACTGGTGACAGATCCTGCACCATTTCTGTCCATAGATTTTGACTCACTATAAAGTTCTTTCCAGGGGTTGCTTATCTTTGGTCGACACTGGTAAGACCATCGCTCACTGAGGTCACTAGTTTTCTACCTATTCCGTGTCTACGGATTCTCCAGTCAACCACAAATGCACCCAGTATACATGCTACGATTGTGTGTGTGCCGCTTACGTCAAATTTATCACATGCACCTGCCATCACAAATGCTGCAATAAATGCACTGATCAGCCCAATGATGGTGGCCTTTATAGAGCCAGGCACAATGATGTATTCAGCCACTGTGTCGATTGTGGTTGTACAGTGTGGGCAGCGTCGTGACATTACATTTATGTTTTTAGCACAAGCTGGACACACAATCCTGTCATCAATGTTATTGATCATTGAACTTTACCCCAACTGTTTCTATCATAATCCCAATGCCGCATATCGTAAAAATGCAGTTCCGCACCATATCCCAGCAACACCAACATCACTCTAGCACCTGCATGATCACCTTTGACTCTCAAATCAAACTCTACATCAATAATATGACTAGTACGGTATCCATTGAACTCCACGGCTTTGTGCTTGGCAATTGACCTGCTGATGTTCCAAAGGATATCCCAAAGATCTCGACGCCATGGATTGGCAATGCTGAAATTTAGATTAATCACAACACATGCCCGAGCACTTGATAGATCAACTGGTCTAGCTCTGTTTGATAATCGTGATTGCCCAGCCGACGCTTCATCCAGATTTTTTCTACCAATTCTTTGGAATCAAATGATCCTTCAACTGGCAAACTGCCACGTGCTTCTAGTTCGTCCAGCAAGTCCTCGGTCTCAAACTCGCTGATGTCCACATCGACTTCAACTTCTGTGTATACTGTTTTGTATTTGCTCATAGTTTATCTCCAGGTTCAAATCCGCGGAATCTCATGAATCTTGGGAATCGTAGGCTGTATGTCCCGTCTTGGTTTTGGGTGACTGCGTCCGCTTCGACTTCAACCACGTGACCAAGTAACTGATCCCGGGAAGTCCAATACTCATCACGATCGCTGTCAGACAAACCGCTACCAACATTAACTCTGATGTTTCTGTCATTATCAACTCCTTCACACACTATAGCACCCAACCGGCCAGCATTGCGACCAGTTCCTTCTTCAAATCCCACAATATTGAGATCCACGGTGATGGTGGGTTTCCATTTCATCCAGAAGTCAGACCGTTTGCACTCGTAGGGTGCATCCAGATTCTTGATCATGATGCCTTCAAAACCATCCTTTACTGCATCCTGTGCGTAGCGATTCATAATGTCGTGGCCTTCGGCTGTGTCCAGATCCACTTCGATACCACTCATCAAACGCAAACATGTGGTTTGATCGAATCGACGGCACAATTGTTTTAGGGTTTCCAGACGTTTGTATTGACGGATATTGCAATGTCCTTCCATGAATTCATGAAAACTCATCATGTCAAACACATGATACACCATGCCCAAAGTTTCAGCATCATTTTTACGATGTGCTTGACGCATGAGTTTCTGGAAACTCTCTCCCACAATTTCACCATCCAACACTAATCCGCCAGTTGGGCTGTGATCAAGGTCGAGATCAAGTGCTGCTATAGCATCTGCAATCTGCGGAAAGTTCACAAACTCTTTGCCGTTGCGGCTGAATAGTGTGACACCACTTTTTTTGACCACTGCCAACACACGCACACCATCCAGTTTAACTTCCAGGCGTTTGATGCCTTTCATTTTGGCTGGTCGATCTGTGGAGTCTTGAGCCAACTGGCATGAGAATACAGGAATACGATACTGTGTTTTGCCCACAACCTTGTTCAATGTTTTCTCACTGATACCACAGCGCAGGTCTTTGCGGATCACCGGCGCACATACCAAGTTCCACTCATCGCTATCAAACTCTTCGCTGATACTTTTTATCATGTCTCTAGCTGCATGGCCTGAGGTACCGCGTGTGCGTAGTGATTCCAACAAGCCCCAGAACCGTGGCCACGGATTGGCACGACCTGTGAGCCCTGAAGTCTCGGGCAGTTGTTTCACATGGAAAGTATAGAAAGGATTGTAGGCTTGATAGCAATTGAACAAAAAAGCCTGTGCATCGGCACTGCCCAGTTTTGCAGCCATCAAGGCTTTTTCAATTACCTTTTCTTTGTGGAGGCGGCTGTCGGATTCAGCCAGTTCCGTTATCCAGCCTGACGACATAGTGCCCTCGTAGCGTGGATCATCAATGTCGTATGTGAATTCATTTGTCATTATTTACTTCTCTTGTTGTTTGGCCAATGCACATACAAATAGAAACTGTTCGTAGGCATCACGTACTGTTGGATTAGAGTATAACACATCTGCTTCAGAAAGTAAAGCATTGATTCCTGCCTGTGCAATATCGTGAGCACTGGCACCTTGCAATGTGCAAAGTTCATCACCAAATTCTTTGGCCAGTTTTTTCCAAGCTCGTTGTTGAGCAAGCGTGATAGGAGTTTGTCGTGGTTTCAATTCACTGGTCACACGCATGGCCGTGGTCATGGCATCTTCGGCAACCCGACTAGCAGCAATCAATCCAGCATGGTTGGGATCGATATTGTAACGGGTGCTGCGCCCACCTGGATATGTTATCACAAGATGAGCGCCTTCGGGAAAGGATTCTATGAGCAAGCTATCGTACTCACGCACAGGCGTATACTTACGCCCTACCTTTTCATAAAATACTGTTTTTACCATGAGCTGTTGTAGAATACTTTTAGGCCAATGAATATCTCAGCCTTGGCATTGCGAACAAATGCAAGATCATGTTCTCGATAATAGTCGTCGGCGTTATTGCCAAAGAAGAATCCAGTGGTACCGGGCAACTGTTTGTTTGTGACTGCACGTTCCAATTCTTCAAGGTCTTCCCACGTGAGTTCTAGTTCAGTACCATTGAACTGATCTTCAGGATGGCCGTTTGGACAGCCTTTGTGTTCCCACAGTCGATGCATCCATCCGTGCAGGTTAGGATGCTTGCGCCAGTATGCAATTTCACGCTGTACCAATTTGCCTTGCTTGGCACTGTCGTTGGCCTGGGTGGCTGCATACGCATACATATCTAGTCCCATGTGTTTCTCCTTATGTCTTCACTAGAGTGGGCATTACACCATCTTTGAGTGTGCGCAACAGAATACGATTGCGTTCATCTTGTTCTTTGCGTTCACGCTTGGTATCCATATCCTTAGCAATCACCATGCGATCATAATCGCGGGCCCATTCAACACCCTGCATCCAGTTTTCGGCACCTTCCAATGTGCCCGAAAAAAATTGTGCATCACGGGTATAGATAGGCAAAGCATTATCATCCTTGGGGATCAATGCTACATTGGCACCAAACTCGTTATCATACTTGTATGCAGCAAACTTCATTCCAAGTTTATCTGCTTGTTGTTCTAGTCTGCGAATCTGACGAATTGTATTCCATCCTGTCATGATGATTCCTACGTTAGCAAATTGTTAATGATGTCCAGTGCAAGTTGCACCATTTCTGTACTGATATTGAGTTTAGCAGCCATATCTGACACTGTGAAATGTCTGTCCATCATCTCGCGTACTGCTAGAATGACGTCACGTTTGATAAACATATTAAAAGCGGGCAGGCGTTGCACCTGCCCTGTGGACGTTGATTATTTGGTACCAAACACAGCCATCATCAGGCTGTCAACTTCAGCTTCGGTCACTGTGACTTCGGCTGCTGCGGCACGAGCCTTGGCTGCTTTGGCACGGATGGAATCCATGGTAGGACGAGCCTTGACTGTGACAGTCTTGGAAACTTTCTGCTTCACAGTCTTTGCAGCCTTGACAGGGCGAGTCTTCACAGCCACTTCTGCTTGCAGTGCTTCACGCACAGCATCAGTGTCGGCAAATCCTTCCAGGCCCAACAGATACGCCACAGCACCTGCCTTGTCCATTGCAGACGGCAGCGGCACAATATTCACATCAGTATCACCCAGCTTGGCCAGCTGTTTGGCACGAGCCTCAGAGTTGGCAAAACGAACTTTGAGAACACCTTTGAGAACGGAAGTACCAGCGAAAGTGTAAGACATAAAAACTCCTAAGTTAAATTAAAAATGTATTATAACCAAAAACCCAATATCAGTCAACCCCAGGCGAGCCCAAAGTTGCGGGCGCATACTGGACCATACCCAACTTGCACAGAACGGTCATCTTTCAACCCGTGATTGCAAAAACTACAACCACCAGTGAGACGTCCATAACGTCCTGCTGTCGCAGATGGATCATCTGCAAACTCTTTTACTAGATCACACACTTCTTGCGTGGCACTGCGAGTAGCAAAAAACTCACCAGTAACATCCACACGGCCAAAGAACTTGTTGTTGCCAAACGGTCCGCCGTCAGTGATCAGGATCTGACCCACATACTTGCTGTTGGCACCTGCACGGGCAAACGCCACTGGCTGTCCTTGTGCAGTTTGCAATTTAACTTTGACACGGCGCAGTTTCTTAGCAGCCAGATCAAACAGATCTTGGATCTTTTGAAAGTTAACTTGAATCTGTGCAACAGGTGCAGCAACAGGTTGAGTAGCACGTTGATGCAAAGTATCAACCCAGGTCAGCTGTTTGGGGGACAAGCTACCATAACGATAGAAGTTCAGAATCAGGCTTGATGCAAAGTTGCCGTCGCTGTTGCTCAGCTTACCAAGCACAGAACTCAGTGTCTCTACCTGAGTTTGTTGTACTGAATTCAGTTGCACAGCTTTACGAGTTTGGGTTGCGGTCATAAGCACTCCTTGTTGCGATGTATGTATTATAACCGGAAATGCAATACCGGTCAACCAAATCCTTCAGGATAAACTGTGGGTTTTATGCCACAGCCACTCCCTCTACAAACAGGTCCACAGACTCGCTGTAGTAGCCGTTTGACTCGCCCAACCAACGAACATCCACATAGCCCTTACGGGTAGCAAACTTGTAGAAGGTATAGGTGTAAGACTCGTAGTGCTCTTCGTCTGGCTCAGTCACACCCGAAACTTCCTCTGCGATCAACAAAGGCTCGCCCACCAGGTCCTGCAGGTCACCAACAATGTCGTTGATGTCCACGCTCTCACAGCAGTCCTGATAGTGGCTAAACAAGAACTGCTCGCCCTCTGCGGTCACGAACAGCATCTCGCCTGAGCCAACTGACCCAGTCACCTGGACAAAGGTCTTGCCCTTCATCAACTCTAGTCCTTTTGCGGTATCCATCATGTTGCGGTAGTCCATCTGGTGCTCCTTGTTGCTGTCTATGTGTGTATTATACCTGATCTGCCGATTCTGGTCAACCGTTTTAACGGATCTCAAACAAAGGATTGATGCGATCACTGTTGGCCACACGGATTTTTTTGCCAGCGACTACAATGTAGCCATAGTGTTCATAGAGGCCGTGCGGGCAAGGTTCAATAGTTACCTTACGCACAATCTCACAAAAACCCCAACGCTTGGTAGGCAACTTACCTTGAAACAATCGCATGTTTTCCATGGAAGTAATCAGGATTTTTGCTTTCAATTTGAACCTCGTTTGCTGTTTATGTATGTATTATACCCGATCTGCCAATTTCGGTCAACCGCGATATTGTGGGTTTTTTGCAACAAAAAAACCCTGCACAGGGCAGGGTTTTTGTGGTTATTTTGCGACATTTTGTCGCAAACTACAGTTGGCAATTTAGAAATTGTATTCAACCCCAACACCATATTGTGTGACATCTGTTGCAGCATCAGTGAAACTCCAACGTCCATGCACAGTAAGTGCCTTGCTCATTGAGTAAGCCACACCAAGTGTTTTGGCAGTTACACCACTACTAGTTTCACCGTAGCCTCCTAATACTGCAAATTGTGGGGTAACGGCTTGACGAACACCCACGCTCTTACCTGTGGTGCTCACACCTGACACTGTGTCATCGCTATACATACCAAACACTGTGGTACCTGTAGCAGCCACGGTGTACTTGGCACCCAGGATGGTGCTTGCGCTGTTTGTGCTGTTGTCGTAACGTGCCAAGGTAGCAGCAACTGGACCGGCTGCATAATCAATGCTGGCAGTTTGTACATTGGTCACACCAGCTGTTTCGCTATTGGCCATTACATAGTTGACTTTGAATCCGGCCACTGTTGCTGTGCTCAAGAACACTGCGTTTTGCAAACGGCTACCTTGTGCGCTGTGGATAGCAGGTACGGTAGTACCATAGGTATTTTCCATCACGTCAAAGTTGTTCAACACACGAACCACTGAGTGCTGGTCACGCCCTACACCAACCGAACCCAAGCTGTTGCTCAGGCTAAAAACGGAGGTACGATCGCCCAATGTGGTAGCGCCAGGTGCATCCATACCAATACCAGTTTCAATCACAGCACTGGCAGTGATACCGTTGCCAACATCAGCTGTGGCTCGGAAGCCCAAGCGACTGGAATCATTGGTCAAACGTGTTAATGCGCTAGCTGTGCCCAAGGTATAAGATTCTTGATACTCACGCACTTTGCCATAGACGCTGACTTGAGGGGTGGTCTGTGCCTGAGCAAAACCTGCGGCCAATGCCAGGGCCAGTAGTAAAGCATATTTCTTCATGAAGTTTTCCTTTTAAAAAGTTGTTGTTATATACCAATTGGTACATTCTACTTAGCTAGTATAGCAGCATGATTTCTATTTTACAACCAAATTGGCTGCTTCTGCGTCGGTGTATCTGCTCGGAATCAATTTTGCACGTGGAGGAACCGAACTGGGTGTGCTAGGAATCACTGTGTCTTGTCCGGCTCCGGCAGCATCTAATGCTGATACATTTTTGCCTTCTCTCAAACAGGCCACTATGGCTTGCCCACCTTGTGTGTCAAGATCCGCCACTGATTCAAGAAACTGAGCTGGACCGTTTTGTTCAGTGTTGATTCCATAATCGGGCAGACTCTGTACAAAGCTCATGATCGGGCCACGACCGGTTGTTGACAAATTGGCTATGTCTATGCTGGCCAATGATAGATTGGTAAGTTCTGAACTGAGATTTGCCGCCATGGCAATGAAATTACTGTTCAACACTGAAGATTGTGTAGGGTACGAGTTTTCAATTACAACAACTTCTGCAGCAGCAGCACTAATCAATGCGTTTAATGCAGCATCAGCATTGTCGTATGTGCCTGCTCCTGGGCCAGGGGGAATAATTACCAAATTGCCTACATTGTACACTCCATCTACTGCGGATTGCATTCGAACATAAATCTCAATCAATGTGTTTAAAATTCCATCTGAAGTCATGCTGTTGATTGTAGTGGTAACATTGGTAAGATTACCGGTAAATGGTACTCCCACTGCTGCTCCCAACAGATCTGTTATGACCAATGTTCCATCAGGTCCTGATCCGGTTGCATATGTACTGGAATAAAATGCTGCCACAGATGGAGGTACCGCCTCCGGCAACGAACTGATGAGATCAAGATCTCGGGTGGTCTGCATGTTGATAAACGCTGCGGCCAACTGTGTCAAACTCATATTATTAATGTTCTTGATCTGTTGCAAACTGACTTGAATAGCTTTGGACGCCAGTGCTTGGTCTGGTGGTACAATCAAACTCAGTTGTTGATATGTGATCATATTGCTGCTGCCGGTAACCAAAATATATTGCGGCAAATAAATCAACAGTTTTGAATTTACAGTATCTTGATTGTTATCGTAGATTGCCCGCAATACACTTGATGTATCTTGACTGTAAGTTCTCACAGTAAGACTTGGATAACTGTTGGGGAAAATCTTAACAGGATTTAACAAATCAGCCATGGTAGTTATGTTAGGAGTTTTTATTCCAAATACTGCCAACACTTGCTCTAGGTCTGTACCTGTGACATTTAGCATGCCCTGGTATGCCAGTCGTTGTACATTGTTATCAACATTAACATTGGGGTTTACTATGTCATTGATGTTGGCTTGATTGATTCCAGCTTGCGTTAATGCATTGTTCACCCCAGGCGTGATATTGGTCAGAGTGGCCAATTGACGTAACAATGCAGCAGGTGATCCAAAGTTACCAAGATTGTTGAGATCAATCATTTGTCCCAATGCAGTTAGATCGGTACCAAATGATTGCATGGCCAATGTGGAATCACTGAGATTGCCAGTGATCAAACTGTTCATGCTGGTGAATGTTGATCCCAAATAAGTTTGACTATTAATGCTGGTATTGATATAACTATTCGTAGCAACCACATATCCCTGTGCTGCCGGAAATACTTGTGCAAATATGTTGTTGTTGCCGTTGCCAAGATAACTGTTGCCTTGAGTAGTTACTACTCCAGTAAATCCAGTAGAAATATTTGTACCAAGACTACTATATGCAGCAGGTGTATTATCGGCCAATGCTGGCACAGTACTGGCACAAAATGTGAACATGCTGATCAATGTGGCCTCACTGATATTGGCCCCTGGTGCTCCAGCCACGGCCGCAAAGAATGGCGTGAGTAATGTTGTACCAGTATATGAATTCACCGCTGCTGTCCACGTATTTGCAATGTGAACGCCGCTATTGTTGTTCAGTGCTGCACCAGCAATCATTTGTAAAGGAGTTAGTATACCAGTGGCCATGTGTTATCCTGCAAATACATCCGAACTGCCCGAGGCCACTGCTGTGCAACCAGCAAGCCCGTCGCCTACTCTTGCTAGAGGACTGCCATCAACAAATACTGTAGAACTTCCACTAGAAATAGGAGCAACATGTGTGGGGCATGGACTACCTGGTCTAAGATGAGGAGTGCTCTGATCTCCAACTCTAGCTGCTGGTTTTGAGTTAACAAATACTGTAGAACTGCCCGTGGCAATGCTGAATCCGCTACAATGTGGAACTCCTTGATCACCCAATCTTGCCACTGGTCGCATATGCCTTCTCCATGAGTGTATTAAAATGGTCTAGCCATGAATCAATTTCATCGTGCTGCTGTTGAGTGTGAGGCCCTGGAGGAATTTCAGGAACAAACTCTATCACATGGTCTAGATCATCTGGGACATGGTCATAGCAATCGTATGTTTCAATTTTATCACGCCGCATGATTACAAATCTATGTCCCATATGGTATTTATGGGAGCAAAAACTCGTGTCAGCCCAAATGTATGCTAGTAGTGCTTTGCATGTATTGGTCAGCAAATGATTTGTCGCTGGCCACTGCCACTGTTACTGTGGCTTTGCTCAAGTTGATATCCTTGTCGGGTGCCACAGTAAACAAGTACGGCATGAGTCCTGGTCCTTTGGCACCCATGGCAATCACCATGGGCTTTGACAGTTTGTAATGTGTAGCTGTTTCCTCATTGAGTCTTGCTACCAATTCCTCACCTGATGTGAGTTTGAGTGTGACCACTTCGCCTGCACTAACGCCTTTGTCTATTAACATTTAATCTCCGTATCCGCCGGCGGTTTCTTCGATGTATTTTCTCAGTTCTGTGAATCCGCCAACGTGATTGTTGTTCACAAAAATCTGTGGTACTGTTCTTGCTGTGGGCACTGCTTCCAGCAAGTCTTCTCGGGTGTATCCTGACCCAATTTTCCGTTCTTCATATGCAATGTTCCGCTGCTCCAACAAGGCTTTGGCTTGATTGCAGAATGTGCAATTGTCTTTTGACCAGACGATGGCTTTCATTTTTGTTATCCTTTCGTGTTATATAGTGCTATCAATTTATAGTCGTTTCTCACAGCTGATGAATATAAATCTGTTTCTGCCGAAGCAGATGGAACCAGATGATTGTTTACCAAACTTACCGGAAATGTATATGAAGTACCTCCAAATTTTGATGCTCCCAACATTTCTATTTGTTCTGGGGTAGGATTATAAACCAACCCTCGGACTTCTACGCCCGGTATCTTGCTAAGACTTACCCAGGTTCTTGCACCGCCCGGTGTTTGACTAGAATCTGACACAATGTCAAGGTGTTCTATTGATAACAATATTCCATATAAACTTGTGGCCAATCCTTTATTTCTCCACGCATGATCTATTTCTAATCCCATAACATAGGCCGTATCTCCTGATATTTGCACTGTCAATATGCCGATAAGTTGTTTATCCGGGCTTAACAAGCAAACATCTTCATCCGTTCCTTTGGCGCCATAACTCATACTAGGAACTATTGCGTAATAATAATCGCTGTTAGGTAATGGACTAATATTTCCCTCAAGTTTTTTCAGTTTGGCATCCTTATTACCTAACATACCCAAAGAGTCTTTGGGCTCTACTGATCGTAATTCTTTTAGTTTCATGATATTCCTTTATAAACTAGGTAGTTGATCGTAGTCCAGGCTTTCACTCATGACTCCAATAACATAGTTAGTTGATTCATTCTCTTGCAGTGCAGTTTGTTTCTTTGACGTGTCCGAATGTTTGTTAAACCAAGGAATAGGTGTGCTACGTGGTGCCACTGCTTGATACTTGATACCAATGTCTTTGAGCGCACCAACTGCTGTGTAATCCACAAAGTCTTTGAGAATGTTGGCATTGAGTCCAATCACTGGCCCCATCTTGAACAAGTAATCAGCCCAGGCTTTTTCTTCGCGAATCACGTCCAGATACAAGGCATATACTTCTGCTTCGCAAGCTTCTTTGGCAGCAGCAAACCGACTGTCTTCTTTGACCACTTGGTTGATGAGATATGCTGTCCACCCTTTGTGCAGCAATTCGTCTTGCAAAATCAATCCAATGATATTGCCATTGCCAATGAAGATCTTGTTTTCAACCATGGCAAGGCTTGTGGCAAACGATACCATGAAGCGGAATGCTTCCAATGCATAGCTGGCATGCAATGCCATCCAGACTGCACGAACATGTTCAATTTCTTCTACTGGTTGGCCCAGCTCTTTTGCGCAGTTGATTCGGTGCAGGTCATCGTAATATTGGCCTACACTAGATGCCATGTCTACAATTTCGGTTGTGTCATGAATGGTATTGAAAACATCTTTAGGCACGTTGTAGATATTACGAATGATATGACTGTAACTCTTCGAGTGAATGTTTGTTTCAAAGAATCCCCAGTTGTACATCAATGCTTCTACTTCTGGCAAGCTGCATACTGGAGTGAATACTTGTGTAGGACCACGTCCTTGCAAACTGTCCAGGGCAGTCTGACGCAACAGATTGCTGGTAAAAATATGCTTGACAGCATCGCTGGCATCCTTAAAGTCATTGGCATCTTTGCTGAGGCTGATTTCTTCAGGTTGCCAGAAGAAACCACGTGCAGTGGCTTCAAAGTCTGCAATCTTTTTATACTTGACTTCTTCAAAGCGTTGAATAGTTACTGGCCCTGCTGGGTCCAGAAACATCTTTCGATTTAGATAATCTGTTTTGGTGTGTAAATTGTATTGTGCTTGTGACATATTGTTCTTTATAGTTTACATGCTTCGCAATCTTCTTCGTTGTCAAAGTCAATTGGTTCCAACATTGCAGGTGCTATTTCTGCATCAGCTTTTGAACCTTGCTTGTTGATCAAGCTGTAGTAAAAAGTTTTTAGTCCCCACGCATGTGATTGCATAAGATTTCGAGCAATCAAAGTGGTGGGCACTTTACGATCTGGAAAATGCGCAGGATTGTAAAAAGTATTGGTGCTGATTGATTGATCAACATACGCTGCAATCACTGCGGCTGTTTTCAAATAACCGTCACAATCTTTCTGTTCCCACATCAATTGATATTTATTTTTCAACTTGTGATATTCAGGAACAACCTGTACAAATGATCCTGCTTTGGATTCTTTTACACTGATTAGGCTCATTGGCATTTCAATACCATTGGTTGAGTTGATAGCAACTGAACTGGATTCCACAGGCGCCACAGCACCGTTGGTAGCATTGCGTACACCATACTGTTTCATATCGGCACGTAATGGCTCCCAGTCTAATTCAGGAGCAAAATCAGTTAGTTCGTTTACTCCGTTAGCACGTAATTCCCAAGGAAACATGCCTTGCCCATAACGTGTGTGATCACTACCCACACACTTGCCGCGTTCCTTAGCTAGCTCAACACTCATTTCAGTGAGATAGAATGTTTGATGTTCCATCCATGTTTTGAGTTCAGCCAGTGCATCCTTGTCACCATATTTGAGATTGCGTTTGGCATGCCAGTATGCCAAGTTAGTGATACCAATGCCCAATGGGCGAATCTCATCATTGCTTAGTTTGGATTGGATGGAAAGAAAATCTTGGTAATCCAATATGTTGTTAAGACTGCGATGTAGAATACGGCAAGCACGGCGCATATCTTCTGGATTACGGAATGCTCCCCAGTTGATGCTTCCAAGTGTGCAAAGTGCGATACGTCCTTTGGGGTCGTCGAGTCTTTTGAATGATTTTGTTGGCAAAAGTATTTCACAGCATAAGTTACTCTGGTAAATGGTGTGATATTCAGGATCAAATGGTCCTTGATTCATCACATTGTCAATGAACACTAGATAGATACGGCCAGTGTCCGTGCGCTCTTTCAAGATGCCCGACTTGAACACTTCTTCTGCGCTCATGGTCTTCTTGCGTAGATCTTTACGTTTTTCATACTTCACATACAGCTCTTCAAACTGTTGAGTATTTTTGTAAAATGCTTCGTATAGATCCGGAACTTCGTTGGGGTCAAAGAAAGTTATGTTTTCTCGGTTTTTAAATCTTCTCCAGAAGAAGGCAGAAAGTACCACTCCATAGTCCATATGTCGAACCCGAGTTTCTTCTGTTCCTTGGTTATTCTTAAGAACAATAAGATCATCAAACTGATGATGCCAGATGGGATAAAACACAGTAGCAGAAGCATTGCGGATTCCTCCTTGTGAGCAACTACGCAAGTCACCAAACCATTTCTTCAAAAATGGTATCATGCCAGTATGCATGATCTCCCCGCCGCGTATGGGGCTACCTAATGGTCGCAGTCGTCCAATTTCCAGGCCAATGCCAGCACGTTTGCTGGCATACTTGGCCATCATTTCACCACTAGCAAAGATACTATCAAGGTCGTCATCAGACCGAATAAGAACGCAACTTGAAAATTGTTTAGTAGGTGTGCCCAGGCCAGCCAGAACAGGAGTAGCAAGAGTAAAAAGACCATCACTTGCAGCATTGTAATATTCTTTGATGTATCGCATTCTTGCTGTGTTGGGTTCTTCTGAGTGAAATACAGTAGCGGCCGCGACCATGTATCTAATTTGTGGAGTTTCATAAGTTTCCTTTGTGGCACGATTCTTTACTAGATACTTTTCAATCAGTTGCTCAATGGCAGCATAGCCGTATTGTTCATCTTTTGAATGATCTATCATGTCCTGCATACGATTCCAGTCAGCTTGGTCGTACCATTCCAGCAGTTCCGGAGTGTACAAGCCAGTGGCCACGTTTTTCTTCACAATTTCATACAGGTGGGGAGGCTCATAAGAGCCATATACGTCTTTGCGCAGCATGCTGAGACGTTGCTTGCCTGCCACATATTGATAGTTGGTATGGCCAACATCAGGATTGTGTTCTATGTCAATTAGATCCACAATGGCTCGTAGTGTAACTCCATCAATTTCTTTGGTAGTGATGCCATCATAAAAATGCATCTGTGCTTTGATCTCTACCATGCTTTGACTTACGTCTGCGATACCCGAACATACTTTGGCAATTTGGGTTTGCCATTTTTCCAGGCTCAATTGTTCTTTTCTTCCGTTGCGTTTGATAACTGTGATCTGTGTCATATACTCAATATAGTTGTTGTTTTACATCGCTCTGTGCAATGTGATGTTTATTTTGCTGTAGGTTGATATTTAACCCTATAGACTGATCCCAATTCAATATATATTTTCCACCCTCGACCAGGACTAAATTGCCCTGATCAGAATCAACCAACACAGCATCTTGAAGATCATCACGATCCAGCACAGTGATAGTATACAGGATTCCTAGCCCGCGAGCAAGATCACAATAGATGTTGTCGCTCAGAAGTTGCCAGGGATCAGGCCAATCCACACGATCGTCCCAGTGTAAATGATACGCTCGCCATGGAGTTTGCTGCCACCAGGAATTGATCTCCTCCAAGGCATCGGGCTTGGGCAGCATGCAAACACGATCTCGTAAAGTGTTCCACGCTGCCAAGCGTTGTTCAAAGGTTGAACACCACATCAAGCAAGTTTGGTTACTGAATAGTTAATAGTTGCTGCAATGCCAGTGTTAGTGGTAGCAGCTTTCCAACTCACAATACCAGCAGTTTCGCTGACACTGAAAGTAACACCAGGTGCTACATTTTGCACACCAGTATCTGATCCTTGTATATTTGTACCTGCTGAGTCGGTGCCGGCCACAATGGTGTACACTCCTGTTCTGACATTGACATTCCGTACTATGGTATAGTTGATCTGTACTGCTCTGATCGCTGTGGCATTAAATGTCAATATGGTCTGGTTGGCAGTGTTGTTGAGTAGTGTTCCGGTAGCACCAGTTTGACGTACATAGGTGCCTTGTTGTGTTTGACTAGCCGCATCAAATGCTATGTTGATACCGTTGTTGATGTTCACCCGAGGATATGTACCAGCATAGGCTGTGGTACGTTGGAACATGTCACCAACGCTGACATTGTTTTGTCCTAGAAAATTAATCACTGCGGTTGCTGGAGAGGTAGTGCCGTTGAAGTGATTACCCACATCATAGAACATGTTGTAACCACTGGCATTCATTCCAGTGTTGGCAGCAATCACGATACCTTCAGCATAGATGTTATCAAACACATTGCCCAAGAAACGGAATCCAGTGGGACCGCCACTTACTGGGGCAGGATCGCCTAGCAACACTCCTTGATAGTGAGTATTGAGTGTACTTTCTGTGACCAATACACCTTGCACTTGATTGGGGGTTTCAAATGCCCAGGTAGTACCGCCAAACGTGCATCGACGGAAAGTGATATTGTTACAAACCAAACTGGCAGTGGATGAAAATCTCACACATGCTGTATCGTCAACAGCATCTACTAGATCAGCTTTGCCCAGTGATCCCAAAAAGCTCACATCTGTAAACGTACATTGTTCAGCATCTTCGACCAAGAATACATCTGCCAGACCCTCAGCTTCAAAACCCATGTTGGATATGGAAATATCCACAGGAGGTGTGGCACCATTGTTGCCAATGTTCACTCCTGTTTGCTGTAAGCTGTCGCAGTACACCGCCACATACTGACTGGCACTGGCTGCATCTAAAACAATAACACTAGAGTTGATACCTTCACCACATAACAATGCATAAGGTGGAATTTTGATTAAACCAGTGACCAAGTAACGTCCGGCTGGAAAGAACAATGATCTGCGTATTTGTGGATTTGGTTCTCTACAGTACAATTGAAACAATGCACGATTGATAGCATCGGTATTATCAGTTACACCATCACCTACTGCTCCAAAGCTCAGCACACTGGCAAATTGATCTAGCCAACTTTGCAGCGGAATACTAATTGGACTTCCTGATGATGCTCCAGTTTGTACTGTATATCCAGCAGCGGTGCCTGCGTAAGTGTATGCACCACCCACCAGCAATATATCACTGTATTCAGTGAGAACTTCTGTATTGCCTATTACAGGTGCGCCGTCTTGCAAGGTTCCATTGCCGATGTATAGCCGACGTTGGTCAATGGCCCAGCCTAATTCTGCGCCAGCTAGTTGCGGCAGATTTTCTGCTAGACCTTTACGGTTTGTTATTCGTGATACTTGAACTATTGCCATGTGAGTCCTAATTCTGTGGTGTATTTAGCCAGAATCAGTCAGGCAACTAAATGTGCCGGGTATAGTATTCTTCTACTTTGCGCCACCACAAGTCACGATAACGATCGTACTCAACACCTTCCAACACAAATTCTTGATATTGAGGAGCACTGATGATATTGTGACTTGCATCAAGTTCAGGTTTTACACACATGAGAATCACACCCTTGCGTATTTTTGTGCCATGCAATTCGTTGTGTGCTTCTGCATACGCACACAGTTGAACAAAGTAATCATCAATCCATTCACGCTTCTTGGGCTTGTTAGATTGTTTGTAATCCAATATAGATTCTTCATTTAGGTGCAGGCCTGCACCGTCGGTGGTACCTGCATATATCTTGGGAAAGTATAACGGTACTTCAATACCCCAGAATTCATTTACATTTTTTAATCCATCACGGATCACAGTCTTGGCCATTTCGTGACTTGACCAACTAAACGGATTGGTGCCACGTTCTTTGATTGCGCCTGTTTTCACATAGTCTTCGAGATATGTGTGCATACGTGTGCCACGATTGGCAGCTTCGGTAGTGATTTGCTGTGCTTTTTCTGCACCCACTGCACGGCGCCAATTGTGTAGTGCTGCTTTGCTTTCTTCGCTTTTGGTTTTGTCAAGAATAGTAGTCACCGACGGCAACTTGTTTCCATCAGGTGTGGCATAGAAACGTTTGCCGTCTATTGTGACTCTGGGGATTTCTTGATAATCAAATTTTGGATTGTACAAATTAAACTCTAAAACTTTCTCCACATCCGCAGCGATCGCGCTCGTTGGGATTGGAGAATTCAAATCCCTCGTTGAGTCCTTGTCGAACATAATCCACGGTCATACCTGAAAGATATACTTCGTGTTTTTTGTCCACTATCACAGAAAAACCAGATTGAGCATAGTTTATTGTGGTATCGTCGGCAGTGTGTTCATCAACATATTCTAGCACATAAGCTAGTCCAGAGCAACCTGTAGTTTTTACTGCCAAACGAATGCCCACGCCTCCGCGTTTCTCTAGCAATCGTTGTATTTTGCTTCGAGCAATATCAGTCAATGTAATCATAAGGACGATCGTACAGTTGTTGCCAGTTATGCTCTAAGTTGTGTTTGTTCAATAAAAAAATATCAATCGCATGTTAATGTCGTTGTTGATAATCTGCTACTGCGGCTTTGATCGCATCTTCTGCAAGTATTGAACAATGAATTTTAACTGGGGGGAGGGCAAGCTCGCTAGCAATCTCGCTATTTTTAATCGCTGCTGCTTGGGCAAGTGTCCGTCCTTTGACCCATTCAGTAACCAGCGAACTTGACGCAATCGCGCTTCCGCAACCATACGTTTTAAATCTTGCATCTGTGATAATTCCATCTTGAACTTTTATCTGCAATTTCATTACATCTCCGCAAGCAGGTGCACCAACCATGCCCGTGCCGATGTCAGTGTCGTCCTTGGAGAACGACCCCACATTGCGTGGGTTTTCATAATGATCGATTACTTGATTTGAATATGCCATGAGTTTTTCCTTACAGTTATTGTAAGGTATTTACTCCGCTGTGTCAACAACAATGGATTAGATACTACGATCTTTTTTCATTGCGGATTGTGCAGCAGATGCCACAATATCCTGTGCTTGATTTACCGGCATTGTAACTGGTCCGGGTTGATCGCCACCTTTGAATATTAATTCGGTAGCGTCCGGACTCATGGGTTCAATTAGGCCACTGAGTGGTGGTTGCCCAACTAGAGTTTGCAAAGTGTCAGGAGTGATGTCTATCCCCATACTTTGTGCTCGATTAATAAATGCCTGCACTGGCATTTGCTTCTTGGCAGAAGTATCTTGTGCTCTACCCACAGCAAACCTAGCCAAGGCCAAGAGTCGGTCTGCGGTATCGTCTGCTTCTACTTCGTTGATTCGCATTATCTACGCTCACGGCCTAGAGCTGCCGCTGGTCCACCAATTGCTGGTTCTTCGGGCGGGAGTTCAGCACCAGCTTCTTCACCAGGTGGAGGACCTGCTAGTCCCATATCTCCACCTGGAGGAGGAGTCATGCCCATGTCGGCACCCGGAGTAGGCGCTTGTCCAGTAACTACACCAAGAGCTTGTTCCAGTTGTTGCTTGCTGCCTTGTAAGTTTTGCACCAATCCGCTGAGTGCTGCTTGTGCATCATTGTTGAACTGTGCTGCTTGGTCTGGTCCAATTTGATTTTTAATTGAATCAACCAGGGCTGGCAATTCTTTAAATTGCATCTCAGTGCTGTCTTCAATCATGCTTTGCATTTTGTCAACCATGTCTTGTGCAGCCAATACCACTTGCGCCTGTTGTACTTCTCCTTCACTAAGGTAGTAACCACCAGCTTGAGCACGACGACGCCATTCTTGCACTGTGGTAGTGGTTTTAGCAGCATTGAGTTGATTTTGAAGATCAGTGACTTCTTTTTTCTTTGCTTCAAGATCTGTTTCGAGCTTTTTAACAGTATCCACTTTTTGTTTAGCAGCCATAGCAGCAGCTTGTTGAGGATTTATACCAGGTGCTGCTCCTGGAGTTGCAGCAGCCATTTCATCTTCGTAGATCTTTTCAGCCAATGCTTGTTCCATCATCATGAGTTTGAGATAAGACGGATTCTTTTCGCTATTATGGCGAGCAGGGCTAGAACGTACTTCGCTTAATACACCTCGCACCTGGCGATACATGTTATGCAATTGGTTGCGGTTCAAAGTATCAAATTTGACTGACTGATCAAAGTGACCTTCAAACACTTTAGCGATTTGTTGTGTTGGGCGTGTTACGGCCAATTCGTTTAGTTTCATCTGAGTTTCCTCGTAGTTGCCAGTATTTAGCCAAATTTATACATTTTGCTAGTTCTTTCTCCAGGACTTGCGTATGTTCATGCCTGGCACTTGTTTTGTTAATCAAGTTTTCCCATGTGTGCCCGGCTGTGCGATCAGCCAATGCACGACGTACATATATGTCATTTCTCAATCTTGTTATGGATTGATCTAATTGTTGTATTTGTCTAGCCAAATTAAGGTGGTTTAGATTGTCTGCTATACACCACGCTAGTGCAGGTTTGGTTCCAGAGAATGTGCCAATATCATCATCACGCATGCGAACTTGAACGCCTGCAGGTACAGGTTGGATGGTGTATTTGCCAAATGCTCGATACTTTTTGCCATCTTCTATGATCACTTTGTCCAGCAGCAAAGGCAGCTCTTTTGCTGCCAACGCAGCCAATTTACAACTGGCTTTCATTTGAATACGTAATTTGTCAGCATCCAACCTACTGTGGCCACAAGGAATCCAATGATACCAATTCCCCAACTGATCAGCTGATCAGTACGTTTGTTGGACATGGTTTGCACCATGCTGTGTACTTCCGAAGTCATGGTTTTAACTGAGCCAATATCGGACTCAACATTTTCAATCTTGAGTTCCAACATTCGGTAACGTTCAGCACAAAGCTCAACGTGGGCCTCTAAACTTTTCTTTTCAATATCTGTAGTGTCCATGAGTTATTTATGGTTCAAGGGGTCAAACCAGATGTTCACACCTGGACGTAACAACGTGGTCAGTTGTTGTTCAACATAGTTAATGATGGGTACACCATCGCATGCTTGTCGTAGTCTTCCCACAGGATCATCATTGACTCTAAATACATCATCAAAATCTGTATCAAACTCAAATTGCCAACGTTGATCTTTGGCACGCACTTGTGATACTCGTACTGGTTGTGTGTAGAGACCAATCAACTGCATGATGGTTTCCCAGTTGCGTTGTTGGTTTCGACTGCGTACCCATGTGGATACGTCAGTTACTTGTTGGCCTAGATGATCCGTAAACGGCAACAAATTTTCTCTCAGATGCCCAGTAACTCCGGTGGGCCTGCAATCAAAGTCGGTGGTTATTTGTATACTCAGTGTCATATGGTATTTACGGCCAAAAAAAAGCCTTGGAAATTAATCCAAGGCTTTTGTTCTTTACTACTGCCTGGAATTAGACAGGAGCAAAGTTGGTTGCACTTGTGGTAAACACAGCATTACCAGCGCATGAGTTCAATTGCAAGTTCTGACCACCAGACGCCACTGTGGCACTGGTATTAGCAATGGCCAACAGTGTCACATTGCTGTACACATCTGTTGGGTAGATAGCCAAGTTCAACACTGTGGGTGCTGCCGGGCTGACCTGATACATTGCTACTGTGGCCTTGGTCTGGATGGCTTGCATCAGGTTGTTGATGTAGCCATTGACGTTAGCAGAAGTTGTCAACGCACCATTGGCTACCAAGCTGAAAAAGTCCAGCTTGGGGCCTTGGAAGTTAACCGAGCCTGTGGCTGCAATGTTAGCTGTACCTTGAATGTTGCCATTCGCAGTGTCCATGTGGAATACCGGTTGGGTAGTTCCGTTTACTCTTGTAAATACTGCCATTTTAAAATCTCCTAGTTAGTGGGTTTTTGCCCTACACTTATTTATGAATTTGGCAAAAAATTACACGGTTGGCGGATTGTTTCGTGCTTTGTTTCTGGCAGTAAAGTCAAATCTGTTGACTGCTTTGCCATAGCCTGCAGGGGTGGCAAACACCCATCCTTCGTTACCGGGCACTTGCGCATCTAACTGTGATAACAGATCCAGCTTCAAGTCATGCAACAATTCAAACAACAAAAACGCAGCAGCCAATGCCTGCTCGTTTGATGTAGGGCTGCGTAGGTATTGTGCAATGTTGTTGACTTTTTGCGGAGTTTGAGTCTGCTGCAACCAAGACAAAAATCCTGGAACCAGATCGCTAAAGTCACCAGTGTATGCTGCATGATTTGGATCCACTCGCTTGTTGATATAATCCACTGCCAGCTTGGCCAAATCCGTAATCTTCATAGCACGCAACTCTGCAGGATTAAACAATGTGTCTAATGCTGCACGGTTTTGACGCAATAACTTCTTGATCTCTTTTGTTATGGCATCGTTCTTTGGAACAGGTTTGGCATAGATGGGTTCAATCAACAACAATCCAGGTACAGGATTGAACTTGACTCTGCTGAGTGGTTGTTTAGCAGCACCTGCATCTTCATACATGGTATGCACTGCCACACCCACGTCGCTATTGGCAATTTGCTGGCCCAACTTGCTGTTCACAGGAATGCGATACTGTACTGTGTTGGGTTGGAATACCAGATTGCCGGCTTCCACTGGCGGTGTTTGTGTGTATAACAAATCACCTTTAACAAACCCACGGAAGTTTTCTGGAGTTGCGGCTTCAAGATATGGCCAGATGGTTTGATAAACCGGCAACAATGTTGCAACTCGTGTGGCTGCATTGCCTTTGGCTGCTGCATTGGCATCTCTGCGAGCCATGTCATTTGCAATGGCATCCGGACTGGTGAACAATCCGTCATAGCCGGCAGCAGTGAAACCTGCATCATCTGTGAGCACAAACTCACCAGTTTCTGGTTTGCGGCCAAACACCACAGCAGGTTTTCCATCCCACTTTACTGATCCAGTTTTGGGATTGGTATAGAATGAATCTGCAATGGCCAATGCTCGATCAACACCAGCTGTGCCTTGACGAAACACATAATCCTCCAGGTGCTCAATGCCCTTGGCTTTGCCGCCTACAGCAGCGGGTTCTGCTTCGTAAAGATGATATGTTTTTTTAGTTTCAATCAATGGTAGCATGCCTTGATTTACAATTCTATCACGTAGTCGTGCTAGGAAGTTTACGTCATTTTCTTTCACTGTGGTAGCAGGCTCTTGTAATCCTTCACGTGAGAGATATTCACGGAAGTCTGCTAATTTGGTGTCACGTGCAGGATCTTGTGATAGTGCAGCATAGATGGATTCTACATTTTTTAGATTCTCACGGGTGGCACCCGGGCCTAGCAATACACTGGCCACATAGTCAGGGTCCATTCCGCCATCGACCAGTTGATTTGTTGTGCGAGAAAACATGCCATTGGCACCCACTTTGAGTCCCAATTGCTTGGCTATGCTGCTCATGAGCACATTGCGATTCATACCTTTGTATGCTGAATCTGTGCCCCCAGCATAAAAAAACTGTCCCCAATCCAGGTTAGGAAAGAACATAAAATCTGTTTGTACAAAGCCCTTGTTGGAATCACCACCAATGGGTGTGCGTAAATGTACTTCGCCACTTTTTTTGACCCATTCCCTAGGATCAAGCCCTTGACTTTGCACAAACTGTGTAAGAGTAGCAGCCAATTGTTCCTTGCTGATCTCATTGAGATCCACAGCAAGATCAAGATCGCCTGATGTGGGTTTTTTACCAGTGCTACCCAACCAACGTAGTGGTATTCCGTCAGAGCCTTTTTCTGTAGTAAAATCTATACCAGTCACTTGTTCAATCCAGTCAACTGTAGCAGGCACATCTTGAAGATTGATACGTTGTGTCAATGGTTCACCCAACTTGGTTTTGAATACGTTGCCACCTTCAAGTAGCTGTTTAATTTGCATCACTGCGCCTCACTGTTCTAGCAAATTTTCCTGCATCTCGTGTACGGATAGCATTGAGCAATTTGCGTGTTAAATTTTCTGCTTGTTCTTGGGTGTAGGAAGCATCGATCTGTTCCAGCAGATTGATTGCGCCAGCAATGATATTTGCAGCACGGCTCTCTATCACTAGGTCGCGTTCGCGCTCAATGTACATAGAATCTAATTCTTCTAGTAAACTACGAGTGCGTTTCTGCATATGGATAAGGCCCTTGACTTATTTATTGATTTTAGTTCCACATACATCATTACAAATTATCAAACGCCCTTGTTCGAATGCGGGTATTTCCCAAGTGGCAACCACTTTATTAAACCAAGAAATACAATCTTTAAGAGAGTTCTCTAATGCGTTGTTCTCACCAATCAATGGAGTTAGTTGAGAGTTAACAGCACTATGATAATTGCCATGCCCGTAGGTCTTGGGGCTAAACCCAAGAAAGCAACAGGGATATACCTCACCTATACTAGTGATATATAATGACTTTTGTTTTTTTACTTTACAACTAATCGTAGCCGGAGAGCGACCTGGAGTGATATCTTCAAGAATCACTGTGTCCTGAGTTCGAGTTTTCCATAGTATTTCAAAATTTGTTTCAGTGGAATTGCCCATTACATGTACTAGATTTTTATTTTTATCAAAAACCGGTCCCTGATTTCTCCCGTGGTCTAATAGAATAAAATTTTGAAATCCTATCTCTTCACTAAGTTGTCTAGCTTGATCTTGTTGGTGACGATTGTGATCAAAATCAATCATCTTCCAACTGGCCGTTCCGCCCGCTTCTAGGAATATCTTAGCATTTTTTATCACAGTTGAATACATTGTATTTTGTCTGTAAAGACTATGAACTTCATCTATGCCGTCGATACAAAATAATACGGCCACTTCTTCATGGGCTAATGCTTGCCAAAAATCACGATCTCTTGCTCCGCCATTGGTACTGATTGTAATTTGAAGTTGTGGATTGTGTAATTTAAAGTATTTAACAATAGCGACAGTGGCCTGATTCATTACCGCATCACCAAAGTTACCATTGATAAAAACTTCCGTTATCTGTTTTAAAAATTCTGGCTGGAATATTTGTTGAGCTTGCGCTAATGTCATGTCATGTTCAATGTAACCGTCATTGTGCGGATATCCATAGAAATTTCTCGGGCACAATGGGCAGGCTGCATTGCATCTACTAGATATTTCTAGATGAACATGTGTTATTTCTTCAATACTATACATATTTTATACAGTTTTGATCTTGCCCAACAACTGCTTTAGCTTGGTGCTTTGCACATCTGCAGAAATTTTTGGATCCAATGGATCATGCCCATCTTTGGGTTTTGGTCGTTCCCACCCGCCAGTGGATTCGGACGGAGTAACTGATGTTTTTGCTTTGATAGAATCCATCAAGCTGGGTTTGCGGAATGAGTTTTCACTGTCTTCACCACCGGCATCGGTGATACGCATGGTATCAATATTGTATTCAAGATCAATCTTTTGTCCTACGCCTGTTGAACTACGTGACTTCATACACTGAATTTGATACTTGCCACGCTCTTTCATTTGTCTGCTGGTAAAGATACCAAACACATTGTCTGCTGTGTTGATTTTGGATATACCACCAGAAATATGACTGTGATCAAACTCTACTTCTTCCACTGCTGATCTATTCAACTGACTTGCAGTGACCATGAGTATTTGTAGTTCTTTGGCCAAGTTACGCAGTTCTTCACTCACATACTTGTCTTTCACAAACAAGTCATTAGGGCTTACCTTTGCACTCACGGGCATCAACAAGTCTAAATAATCAATCATCACAAAGTCCACACGTTTACCTGTTTGTATTTGATATTCTTTCAAGTAAGCACGAATATCATTGATATTGCTCTGTGCCGGTAGTCCTTTCACTTGATAGTTACCAGATTTCTTGCCTACCATTTTTACTTTGAGTTCAGTGGTATCAATGTCCTTGCGAATATCCTTTGTGCTCATGTTTGTAAGCATGGCATCAGTTCTCAAACTTGTGAGTTCTTCACTCAATTCCAGCGTGATGTATACTCCGCTTAGTCCGGCCTGAACCCAATTCAATGCTATGTTCATCATCACAAGACTCTTGCCTGAGCCTGATCCACCTGCAAAGATGTTGAGTTCTCCGCGACTGAATCCGCCATACAGCAGTCGATCCATCTGCGGCCATCCTGTGCTGACTTGCCCACCAGAGTTGAAATACTTTTCAATTCTGCCTTTGGGATCAGCAAAGTAATCTGTGCCCATGTCCTTGGTCAGACTAATCTGTACAGCATCTTTGATCAGTTTCTCTACTGGATCGTAATCACCCTTCTCCAACAAGTCTGCTGCTTTGAGAATAGCACGTTCTAGCTCTTGGCGTCGAGTAAATGCTTCAAACTCAGTCATGAACCATTCAAAGTGACCTTCATTTAGTTCAGGCACTGGTTGTAATTTTACTCCTGTTGTGGCCGATATCTGTGCTCGATCAGGAAGTGTTTTGTATCGGTCTCCGTGCTCTTTAAGAAACTCAGCAGCTGGTCTCAAACTTCTATCAAAGTTCTCTGGATTATAAATGTTCTGCACACGCACATAGCCTTGTGCATCCTCCAGCATCATTTCTAGAAATAACTTTTGTACTTTAATTCCGTAGTCTTTTAACAAGATTTTTCTTCCTTAGTTCTATTTTAATTCTGCTGGTTTCGCGATTTTCAAATATAGTCAGCAGAGTTGCCAGTCGTCCGTAACGAACCACACTGTCGTTCACATCCTTGATGTCGTCGGGCCATGGTGGCATGCTTACTGCCCATCCCAGTTCCACAGCACGATCCACCAGTTCCATGCCTGCCAAGTCCTGATCAGGTACCACAGTAATCTCTCGGCCAAGGCTGCGAATCAATCGTGCTTGCTGATCAGATATGGTGCTGTGCATCACTGCTAGACCCCCAATACACAGCGCATCAAACACACCCTCTACCACAATTGTATTAGTCCAGTCTGCATGCTGCAAGTCTGTACCAAACACGTAGCCTGGTTGACTGCTGCTGATGTATTTGGGTTTTCTGTTATCTAAGTATCGTTCTGTATGTCCTACCACACGGTTATGATGTGTGAATGGGATAATCACTGCTGGTCGATGATCCTGATGATTTTTAAAAATCAATGCAGGATAATCTTCAGGCACTCGTCGATGCCGTAGATACTCTTTAAACTGATTTTCTTCAGTCAACAACTCAGTCAATGGTGGTAACTCTTGTTCTTCAAACGTGATATCAGCCAGGATATCAAATGTACGTTGTCGATCATCAATGATGCCGTATATGCCTCGATGTCTTAGACTTTCTAGGTTCAGCATATCAATTTCAGCATCGGGCACACCCATCCAACTCAAGAGCCTACGGGCCTTATAACTTAATGTACGGCCAAGGATAAAGCTAGCGGTGTAGTTGCAGTTAAAGCAGTGATAACTCCAACCTTGTTCTGATGGTTTGATGCCACCACGATTGCGGTGATCTTTTGTACTGCTATTATGTTGACAACATACTGCATTGAAACTTATCCAACCTGATGGGGTGGCTTTTCGTTTCGCAGGCAAATACTCAAGGATGTCTAGCATCCTTACATTGTAGCAGAGTCTATAGTAGAAATCAACTTTTCAGCAATCATCACATGTCCAATCTCGTTGGGATGTCCGCCAGGCTTGATCAGTTCGCGTTTCTGGTTGCCTGGATGATCGCGAAACCAAAGCGTAGTTGCAAAGTCGGGCCAAATTATGGTGGGGGTATTCTTCATTTTGCAGTCACCGGGCATGACATGAAATTGCATCATGGGTATGTTGTGTCTGGCAGCAACCCCATCAAAAAATAATAAAGTTTGTTGGTAATTCAATCTTGCTAAATCGGCACAGTTAGTAAGCACCAGTTGTTGTTTGACCATGTTGCGGAATTCTTCAGGAATTACACTGCTTCCATATTCTACCCAGGTTGAATGAATAAACTTGTTCCATGGAGCATCATTTCCGTAGCTTTTATGATTGGGATTGTAGAAACTGAGTCTGTCGGAATCAGTGTGCCCTACCAGTACCAAACAGTTTTCTAGATCAGGTTCATGATCCAACCACCACTGGAATGTCCAAATTGAGCTTTGCATTGACCCGCCTGGGATACCAAAGTTTTCAATGGGTACATTGTAATGTTTGCCAACCAGCCCTAGAAAGTTATGACTGTTTCGATATGTTTCATTCTGTGTCCAACATGAATGTGCATTGGCATGTTTGAGAACCAGATCTGGATCCAGCAACTCATCACCATACATCCACGAATCACCAAATCCTACAATTTTTTTATATTTCATCTAACTAATATGCTTACAATGGCTCCACGATTTAGACTGACCGCAGCAATTTGGTTGCTTTGCTGTGGGTTACTAACATAGCCTTGACCACCATTAATAACATTTATGGCACTTACTGAGGTACCTTCAATTTCTGCCTCGGCCACAGCACCCGCACCCAGACCAATGATGTTCACACGTGGTGGCGCTAGATATCCGTATCCAGACTGTGTCACAGTTATACTTGTGATCACTCCGTTGGCCCCATATGCTGTGGCTGTGGCCAATTGTACCTGTTCTGTACCTGGCCATTGATCTGCCACAAGTCTCAACAAAGGATGATATCCCAATACATTGATATAGTCCGTACCAGTTTTATTGTAATAACTTTGCTGTTCAGTAACATCTACCCAAACTGATTCATATGTTTGCGCACCTTGTGCTTTGACATTGCCAGTGAAGTGATCCATCTCCATTTGAAATGTGGTCAAACTGGTTCCATTGCTGTTCACATGACTACTGAATCGTTGCGGGTCGTTGTAAACATTTCCGTATGCACCTGGTGGATTTAATGCCCAGTCTGGATAGTTGGCACTGAATACAGGATCTAGAAATGCTTCTGGACCGTAGATGTTGGGTATAGTTACCAAGTGGCTGGGAACAAAAGCAGGCTTTACTGAGTCTACGATATCTACATCACCACGAGCCTGTGCTTGTGCATCCACAAACACAGCCTCCACTAGATTGCCACTGGTACGTTCTATACTGTAGCTGCTGGGTTCGGGTGGAAATTCAGAAGTCTCTGCAGAGGTCAATGTGATTTTGGCACGTCCGTACTGTGCGCTGATGATGACCATGTCTTTTTCGATCAACTGTGCAGTACCTGCTAGATTGATCAATTTGAATCGTAAGTCACTTCCTGTGATGTTCACAGGCTTTTGGTCTTGATTAACAAACTCAAACAAGATCACGTTGTCAACACCTTTGTTGATGGTTAATTTTTTAGCGTACACAGGGTCCCACCTCCGGTCAAAATAAGCACCGCTGGAATCCAAGACCAACACTCGTTGGATTTGCTGATAGATATAGATCTGAGTTGAATACATATGGCGCTCCAATGATATTTACCTAGAGTCTCTTGGTATAAATATCCGAAATAGTATAATATGGGCAGAGACTTATTTCAAAAACTTGCTGACAAATATCCATTTATAACGCTGTGTGTGTATGCCACCAACGAATATGTGGGCATTGTACAGAATAGAGATGATATAATCACCACCATCTATGACTTTGGAAATGTAAAAGATCTAGAGCAAAAACGTCGTTACTTGGATTTGGCCAACACCTGGTGGTGGGAATCCAATCGATCAATACCCATTAACATATTCCTGCGTGGTGAATGGGATGAATTCCGTGGCTGTTTACGAACGTTTGTAAACAAGGACTTGGAAATACTGCACGGTCCTGTATGCAGCTTGAACGATATTGCCCGTAGAAAAAGCAAACGAAAGAGCATCACTTTAGTGAGGCGAATTGAGTAAATTCATATGTAGCGCCACCAATGCTGCATAACCAATGGAATGTGCTTTTTTAAACGTGTAACCTCTGCTGAGATCACCATCCCACACTGAGTCAAACACTACGGGCCAAGGCTGATTCTGCAAATGTGCTTTGCCCGGACGTATCACACTAATAAATGCTGCCATTCTAGGAATTGAATCTGGTCGCATACTCTTTAGCAATGCTTGATAGTTGCCTATGTGTATCAGTTTACTAGCCCAGTCTGGCTCCTGCCATAGTCTATCCCAAGGTGGTGTGGCTGCTAACATCTGTTCATAATGTGCAGGGTCACGAATCAAGTTGTACACACTCATGTTCAACAAGTCAATTTTGAAATAACCACGGGCTTCGGCTGTTTCGTAATCAATGGCTGCGCAACCTACAACAGGATCACGTGGTATGTCTGTAATGTAGATTCCTGAGTTGTGTTTTTTGCCATTGCTTTGCCGTGCCACTGTGTGCTGGATCAATGCCAGCACAGCATCTCTATTGGGCACGTCGATGTCAATGTCTGCGCTCATATCTTTACCAATGCTGCTGTCATACGCAGTTGTTCCTCAGCTTTGTCCACAGCATCCACTAGATCGGCGATTGCTGGATGTTGTGCAGCCAATGCTTGTATTTCTTTTTCTTGTTGCATTTTCTTTGCAGCCCATTCTAATACAATGGCATACTCGGGTTTGAGCATCACTGTTGCATAGCTGGTATTCATAGGCATCCATCTTGACCCGTCAAATGTTTCCATAACATTGCCGTTGATACGTATCATACCTTGTATGGGATTGTTTGTATTTTGTGTTACATACGGTACCGCAATGTCGCCACCATTGACAACTATGTACGAGTCACCTTGTAAACCTTTGATCATATTACCATCCTGCTTTTGTTAAAATTTCTTTTGCATACGCTTGATCCTCGGGGTGATCAGCAAACTTCTTTTGCCAGATGTCCGAATCAATGTAAGGCCATATCATAGCCACTTGTTCTGCATTGAGTTCACTCAAGAACTTCTGTCCGGACTCACTATTGTAAATCACCCAAGCACTGATCCTACCTGTGGTGATTGCATAGCAATTGGCATTTGCACTGCCATAGCGTAAACAATCATGCGCCGGTGCATGTTGTTTTTCGCTCCAGTTCATACCGTGTTCGATTGCACGAGACAACGCATCATCCACAGCTTCTCGACGCACATACTCCACAAGATACTCTGTGTATAGTTTATCACTACACCAGTTGTCAATCTTCTTGTTGTTCTTCAACAACCATTCTATGAAACGAACAGGGTTGATTACTCGAACATCTACACAATATCGACCCCATTTGACAAATGCACGATAGTAAGGTGATGTGGCAAAGTCATCCCAAGTCTTGGCTTTGGCCGATCCTTGGGTGTATTCGTAGAACTTCAAGTAGCCTTGCAGGCCCAATTGCACGCCACGTTCCGAAGATTCTTGATAGCGTTTCTTCTGTTCGCACACATGCACACTCAGACTAGATTCCTTGCTGAATGATCGATTGCAATACTTACATGTGAAATTACTTGAGGTCGCCATGGTCACGTATGAGTTGTGTGACTTCTTTTTTGGTGGTCATTGTGGCCATCAAATCAATTTCATCTTCTTTGAAATGCGGATATAACTCACGCAATTGTTTCTTTATGGCCAAATCTCCAGCTTCTTTCTTCTTGAGTGAAATCCAATCATGCCGCGGAGTGCCCATTCCTGGGCTAGCTGCTGTGGCCATAAGCCATTGCAGTTTAGGATGCTTGTGCATGGTAAAGAAGTGTTTGTTGAGATAATGATTTACGCTTTGTACATAGTATTCTTGCAGTTCTTGGCTACCACTCACTGTGCTGCCCCAACGTACCATAAGGAATGTTGAAAACTTCTTGCGTTCCTCAATTGTAAGCTCATCGTAGAATGCTCGATTCTTTGCGTCCATTTGCCGCATTTCATTGATGATGTTTAGTTTATCCATTATTTTGTGTTGGTCAAGTGATAGATCATTATAGCACGTTCTAGGGCATCTTGTAAAGCAGGATTGGTTTCGGCTGCTCGGCGGATATCACCCCACAGTTTTGATTCCATAATGTGTTCGTGTAGCGGTCTGCCATCATGTGTTCTAGCATCCGGAATCTTGACTAACTCACGATAATCTGATCCTGGCTCACGAGAGTACACAGTATTACCACCATCAGGACTTTCGAACACTGGCATTGAGTTAGTTCAATACAATCATGGCATCTTTGAAATCCAAAGTTGCTCCATTCAGACGCCATTGTTTGGCAACCACTCGATGCGACCAATACTGCGAATCATTTGCAACTTCTGCGCCTTCTGTGATAACGTTTTTGTTTTCAAAAGTGGTGCCGAGTTTGTCATGTTCAACCAACATTGGAAAATTATAGATGCCAGCGGCTTGCAGGTACAAGAGATTTTCAATGATAGGGCCATACTGATCTCCATAAAGATCAATCAAATCAAGGTTGTAGGTGTTGTATCCAATACAGGTTCTATCCAATAGAAGTTTAACATAGGAGCGACGGAACAAAGAATATGCTCCCCACCAGCGGCCACGGGTGAGCTTGATTGCCAAGTTTGGGTCGCCGTCTGGATTGCAGAAAGGCATTTGTACCTTGGTCAGCTGTACTCCATTCCACCCTTCAGGAAGATGTTGTACAAAATCATCCCAGGTAAAATTCCAATGTTCTATGCTTTCAAAACTCACATCGTCTTCACAGAAAATGGCATACTCTTCGTCAGTTGACACGTACCAATTTCTCAACAGATTTAAATGAGAAATTATAGTGCCCATCTGAATCTCAACTTCTTTCATGAATCTACCTGATCCAGTGACATTTATCATGGAGGAAATTTTATTAAATCGTTCAGTGAGATACACGTTTGTTTTTGTAATGCCATAACGATCAAATTGATCTTGCATGAATTTTCTACGGTCCGTACTTTCATGCAAGCTGATGTAATTGACCGAGGGAAAGTTTTTGAGTTTTTCTTCAATGGTTAATTCTGTCATGATTTACCAAGCCTTATTATAGTCCACAATCTCACAGTTACGACTGATGTCTTTGACAAAATACACACAGTCTGGTTGCGGTGCATCATTGATAGGCACACACAACATCTGCCCATTTTTAAGTTTGGGTGCATACCATGCTACTTCTTGATACACATCCACAATTTCTATAGGCGGAAAACTTGGGCAGAAACTGGAGAGTGGATTGAATTGGAACAGTTTAAATCCACGGTCGTTAATGCTAGTTAGTGGTAGCATTTCTAAATCTCCTGTGTCGGGCTCTCCAATCAACACTTGCCAATCCATGGGCATTTTGATTCTGGCATCACCTATTTGTAACACCAATGCAGGTGCATTAAAACTTTCAAGGAAAATTAAAGGTATGTAGTGATAGTCAGGATTAACCGGGTCTGAATTGTCTAGTATGGCAAATCTCATATCATCTACTTCTTCGGGCAAATGATCAAGATCGTAGGGTTTGTTGTCAAGAGTTAAGATACGCATGAATTTATTATATATGTTTTATCAGTCAAAGTCAACCGTTGTGAGTATGTGCCGAACTTCTGTAGCCATTCGATTCTGCCACACAGGATCATCAGTATGATATCCTGGACTTATTTTGAATTCAGGATGTCCATTTAAGTTACTGCACTCTCGTGATCTAAATTCACTCACGATTGATTCTATCAATGGCACCAGCGGAGCACCAGGCGCACCGTACAATCCATTCCAATTAAAAGCGTATGGTAATCGTCGACGCTCACATTCCTGGAACATGCATCTGGCCATCACACAAGATTTAAAAAGATTCATCTGATCGCATGTGGTGGCACGAAATAGATCCACTGCTAATCGTTGATCGTTGTTCAGCTGAATATTTCCACTGCTGTACCATATTCTGTTATAGTAGTCCTGGCCTGGCGGAATTAAAAATTCAATCCGGTCGGGCATGGTGAACCCCATGACCACTGCGTCCGGTTCGAGTTTTAATCCTTGAAAGAACTGATATGCAATTATTCCATTACTGCTGCCTGATATGCTACGCATGATAATTTCATATTCGGGCAACATTTCACTCCAGTGTTGCCCGGGAAAATCAGGGTCAGGGTGCATAAAACTATCGCCTATCACTAATAATTTCTTCATTGCCATGTTAATTTTTCCTGAGTGTACGGATAGTTAGCTTCATTGTAAAAGGTCTTGCGTTTAGTCAGGTGTCGCTTGCTGAATTTGCAGGTTGAAGTTACATCCCAGATCTGCACATGATCTTTGTCTTCGGCCTTGCGTATGCCACGCCCGATTGATTGGATAACTCGAGTAAAACTTTTGCCCGATTCAATCATTACCAAGTTAAAGATACGTGGTATATTAATCCCCACTGCTGCTACACCGTATGTGGCCACAATGATCTTGTCTGTGCTGATGGCAACTTCATCATATTCATCCTGTCGGGCTTTGGCCTTGGTAGCGCCTGACACAAACACAGCACGATCGCCTAGCCTTGCAACCAACTCATGTCCTGGTGCCACACGATCTACTAGCACCAGAGTGTTACCAGTTTCATTGACTTGCAACACCAACTGTGCGATGGCATCCAGGCGACCCGATTCTTCTAATAGATATTTTAATTCTTGTTGGTAAGTTTTGTGTTCCACAGTGTCTACCATTTGCACCACATTCACATGACATTGTGCCAACACACCGCGATCCTGTAATTCACTGGCAGCAAGTCTGGATATCACAGGCCCTAGGCTCACCAACAGGCTTTGGCTTTCAAACAGCTCTTTTGGGATGGTTCCGGTCAGCCCCCAGCGAATTGGCACTTGGGCCATTACACCAGTCAGCAGAGTTTTTAATGCATCTGCTTTGGCCATGTGTACTTCGTCTACTATAACGCATACAACGTCATTTAAGAATTCCTGGATGGTGCAATCACCCACACCATTCTTTGTGTTCTTTAACAAGTTATTTAGACTCTGCCAAGTGCAAATGGTGTGATGTCTACCGTATTCTTTTCTGTCGCCGAAATAAACACCCACATCTAATTCCATGTTCTTGTAGTCTTTTTCTGTTTGTGTAACAAGACTTTTGTTGGGTACGATAACAATACTGCGCCCGTATGCACTAACAGCATTGCTCAGTGCTGCTGTCATGATGGTCTTGCCCGCACCCGTGGCCACTTCCTGCAAGCATTGTGGATTGGTCAAGAAGTTATTCACAATTTCCACCTGATAATCACGCAACAAGATGGGTTTACCCTCGGCAGGATGTCCCGGCGGCCATTTGCGATCCTGATATGTGGTTTCTGTCACTTGATCAAATGCAAATGTGGTAGAATACTCGCGCTGATCATCCAGTTCAATATTGTAGTTTTGTCTTTCCAATATGGGAATGATCTCGGGCAAGAGATTCACATAAGTGCTGCCGCCCAGTTGGAAATAAGCCACCTTGCCATCCCAGCGGCCCAGTCGCACTGCCGGAAGATACCGGGCGTAGGGAACATCATATTTGAATTTCTTCACTAGATCTCGGCGAGTGTCAAGATCCAGTCCTTCAATCTTTATGTTGACTTCATCCTTAATAACTATGGTACATTGTTTCATTGAGTTTGTTTGTTAGTATTGGAGTCAGGTAGTCAGAGAAGATTTTTTGACTTTTATATCCTGGATGACGATCATTGGGGTTGGCCTGATCAATGGACATTGACCAAAACGATTTGTATAAATTCAACCAGAGATCTGAGTTAATACCACCGTACATACGGTAATGTGTATGAATCATATTATACAACTTTTCTATTTCATTATCATTTCTGGTTTCTACTTGTAGTAAATCTTGTGTGTAGTTAGGCAAGGAAGATGGTGTTGTAAATGGTGTGTAATCAAAGTATCCTGACGGAATGTCAAATAATGTATTAACAAAAAACAATTTAGATTTTCTGGATTCAATCTGAATCAATTTTAATATATTTATATATTTAATTAGATCAAGCAGTGCCCAATGATCGTTGGAAAATTTTCTTATTTGATCACCTATTTTACTTTGCCATTTTGCTGGTATGACAACGCCAGGGTTGATGTTGATATCCGTGGATGTTAAAGATGATAACATTGTGGATGTGGGGTAAGTTTCTAATCCTAGATTATAATTAAGTCTACCAATTGCGCTCCAGGCCACAATAACAATATCATAATGATCTTTAGTCAATGCACATGCAGTTTCGGTAAAGATCCATTGGTTGTTCTTACCAGTTACTGCAAGATTGGTAACCTGTGGGACATCAAATACTTGATTGCACAATTGATTTACCCATAGATTAGAATCTGTAGTGTCAATTTTAAAAGGATCTGCTACAGTTGCATTTAATCCATACCCTGCTGTCATGCTGCATCCTACTACTAAAATTTGCGTATGTTTATGCACAGTTGCTCTTTTCATAATGTATATAATAGCATACACACAAACAAAAGTCAAAAAGACAGGTGCCATTTAAGCACCTGTTGTAAAAGAGTCGCTGGGCTAGAAAAACGTCTGCGACTCTGTTTGGGACAAGCCCAAAATCTCACATGGCACTGCGTTGAATTTGAAAACCAGCTTCGGCAGCTTCGTCAGCTTCGTACTCGGTATCAACTGCATACAAAAACAAATCACCATCCCAAATTTCGTACATACACATTCCTTAAAGATAAAAACCAAGGCCTTGGACATCGACCAGGCACTCATGAACAAACAGAACCAACCCATGAAATTGCTGTTGTTTTCAAAACTGACCTTTGCAAGAAACGCATTACCCATCATCCAGATTATTTGTTCTAGAGCCAGATTCATATTACACCACAATCATTAATACAATGAACGCTGCCACCCATGGGTAGCCGCAATACAATGCTGCAATTACGGCTACCCAGGCCATTATGCTGCCTTCATGCAAGTGGTTTCTGCCAGGCGCTTCCAGTTACCTTCGCTGAGTTTACGCAAGTCAGCAATCTTCAATGCCATACGCAAGCTCATTTCACGCAAGCGAGTCTGATTGGTTTCCATAAACTCAAAGATTGCATCTTGTGTCTCTGGTTCAAAGTCGTAACCTTCAAACAACACACCATCTTTGGCAATCTGCTTGATACGCAGGATCTTGTCACGCATGGTGTCCAAGGTCAAGTCCAAGTAGTGGCAGCGCGATTGCAGTGCATCCAAGTGATCCCGCAGCTTCTGCGATTTCATTGTTTCAAACTTCAAGTTGGTGATAAAGATCACTGAGCCTTTGAAGTCAAAGCTGTCTGGAATGCCTTCGCGACGCAGAGTGGAACTCTCACTCAACCAAGAAATCTTACGCTTCTTGCCAGAGTCCAGGGCACCTTTTAGCAAGTTCAGTGCCACGTCATCAACCAGGATTGAATCACAGTCATCAAACACCAGCACACAGTTTTCGTCGCTGTACTTGTAAAGAGTCTGATACAAGCCGATAGGAGTTGCTGAACCTTTGACAACTTCTGCACGGAGGCGCTTGCCTGCGATACGATCAAACAGTGTGGCTTTGTCAATTTCTTGCTCGACACCAAAGCTCTTGCCCACACCAGGAGGGCCACTTACAATCATGGCACGGATGCTGCCGTCGATTGCAGCACGAGTCATTTCTGTGAGAATTTCAAAGCGCTCACGAATACGACCCATTGCAGCTTCTTCAGTTTCAGCAGCAACAAAGGCAGTCACAGGCACTTCAGGTGTATGCACGGTATCACCATTTACCATCTCATAGTCAGTGATGGCATCAACACGAATGCGAACAGCAGCAGGACAGTTGGGAAAGTGTCCATCATTTTGCACTGTAACAAAGCCGCCTTTGGCACCAGTTTGAAAGCCGCTTACCAGTGTAAAGCTCTTGTTGTTAACAGACTTGCCGCGGTACTCGCCGCGAATAATACGAATTGCGCTCATGGTTTCTAGCCCCGTTTTGTTAATATGCCACTATTGTAGCAGTTGTTGAAATACCGGTCAACTCCTTTTTGCAGGATTTTTCCAACTTTTTTTGCAAAAACTGTGGGCTTTTTGCCACATTGTTTAGCAGTTTTTCTGTTGGTATCTTTGTTGACATGTAGCTATTATAGCCGATCATGCAATACTGGTCAACCGGGTTGGTTCAGCGCCAGTGTTGTTTTATTACAACATCGTTAGTTTCGTGCGGTTTTGGGTCTCCGTGGAACACCAACACACTATTGCCGGGTGCGAGTATGGTTCCGCGGCCAGGCCTGTGGTAAGTTCTATTGTCGAAGTTCATGCCGCCATCCAGTGCAGTCCATCTCCAACTTACCACTCGAGCAGGGTCCATGAATCGACGTTTTTCAGGAGCAATAACTGTGGTGAGATATTCTTGATCACCGCCGTGTTGGTATCTGCTGATTATTTTGTTGGCTCCGTTTTGTTCAAAGTTTTCCCACACATGCGCCCATTTGCGAGTATCCCAGTACATCACAGATGAGTTCATGTTTTGCACATCTGCTTTCCATAACACTCTGAAATCTCGTATGGTCCAGAAATAAAATGGACTGAGATCCACCATCCAATCTATGTTGTCGACAATCACTGTGTCCAGGTCAAAGTACAGCAATTGTCCTTGATGGTGAGCAGGATTAAACATCTGCATTTTGTACCACCAGCTGCGTTTGCGGCCACTGATACCTGACCATTCCACTAGATTGTGTCGGACCATGTGCAGCGGCACTGGTCTACTGGATTCGGTATACACATGCAATCTCACGCCACGTGTTAGATGGCGACTCAACATGCTGTGTAATCTTTCCACGTAAACCCAATCGTATCCATTACCATGGATAACACAGGCACAGTCCACAGGACCGGTAGGATCACTCTGTGGGATCATTTGTTTTTTTGCTCGATATGCTTCTCTCTCAGCACGATGCAGATCTTTTTCAGCTTGCGTGGGCACAATTATACCGGTGGGTTGTTCCAATATGTTGGATATTGTTTCAATACACTCTGAACTGCATTAGGATATGTTATTGCAACACTATGACTTTCGCATTTGTGATTGATAGCTGCTGCGGTGTCTAACTGTTTGAATGCTTGTAACACTTGTTCAGGGTCTCGGTGTTGGCTTTCTATGCAACTTGTTACCTTGCTACGAATACGATGGTCATTACCTATCCAGGTCCAGTGCCATCCTGCTGTTTCAGGATATGTTACACAATGGCTACGATCTTTTCGTTTTGTGTTGTTACCTTTGTAGAGTTGTTGTGGATTTTCAAACATGCATTTACGAGCAATCACTGTGCCATTCCAATTGCGATTCATTTTTTGATCAAACTTGTAAACATACATGTCTAACACACATGCAACCGGGCGTTGATGTACATCCATGTAATCAATAATGTGTTGTATTTTTTCTGGATCAACAATCTCGTCGAGGTCCGAATGAACAACAATATCTTGTGCGTCTAGCTTGTTGATTTCTTGTTGTAGACTGGCCCGGCTATAATTTTCGCATTGCCAATTCACATAGTCTGTAGGAATGTCCAATTGGATCACACACATCCGATCTCGATAGCGTTGATACCAATCCAAATTTTCTGACAGGTAGTAGGGTTTTTTATGTCCGCTCCAAGTTTGACTTCCTTCAAGTACGATCCAACGGTCAACATAGTTATCAGTCACAGCCAGTCTGACGTCCAACATATCAAACTCGTTGTTAAACATAAATGTATCAACTATCATATCTTGATGTGTTATCTTTTAAAATTTATAAATTATCTGATACGCATCATACACAGGATCTATTCCTTTGGCTTGCAAATAGTCTGCTATGTAATGCCCTTTTCCTGTTCTCATTCCTGAGTCTTTAAATCTACTGTTGTCGTCGATCACTACTAATGCACCTGGTTTTAGAGATGATTCGATTATTTGAAATTCTCGTAAATGATGCTCGGCACTCAGATGATCATCATGCCATTTTACATCATAACTGTCAAGATAGAAAAGATCAATCTGGTCCAGATCCAATTGTGTAGCTAGATATAGCACACTATCCATGCATGTGGATTCAAATTTTGCTGATGTAATTGTACTACGAGCGCACATCACAGCAGAAGGGTCTATGTCCACACTACGAACACTTCCACCAAAATGTTCTACAAATTCTGTAAACAACCGGGCGCTTTGTCCATCTTTCCAATTGTCTGGATTACGTAAGGTACCAGTTTCAATTATACGATATTCGTCTTGATTGAGACTTTCGAGATATGCAAACACAAGATTAAATCCGTCCGCACGTTGATAAAGACCTTCTACCAATCCTCGTTTGGCCCCACTTACTTGGGGATTTAATAAATCGTAATAGTTGTTGCGGTAATGTTCAAGCCAGGTCATATGTTATTTAAATTAGATTATCAACTGCGATAGGTTTTGTAACTATCCAACAACGTCCAGATTTATTCACCTTTATACCCAATGGTTTGAAAAAATCCCATACTGCTTGTTGTACTTCGGGCCAGCCTTTGGTATAATCATCTCCAGCAAAATAACATCCAGGTTTGATCTTGGGATACCACGCAGCCAAATCTCTGGTTACATCGCTGTATGTGTGCCCAGCATCTACATAACAAAAATCCACAGATTCGTTGGCAAATGATTGTGCAGCTTCCCAACTGATTGATTCCACTGGGATATACCGTCCAGTTATGCAACTCAGGTTGGTATCAAATATATCTCTGAGAGATTTTTCAGTGATAAACTCATGATCCTGGTGTTCGACACCGCCTTGCCAGGTATCAACACAGTGAAAAGACCCGAGTTTATTTCTGTTGATCAATTCAACTACACAGTAAGCGGTGCTGCGGCCAGTCCAAGATCCAAGTTCTACCCAGGTACCATCTGCAGGAAATTGATCTAATACTAGGTCAAGCATTATGGTATTTCTGTGATTCATATAACCGTCGATGTTTTGATAGAAGTGGTCCATTTTTTATTTACCGTTATATACGCCGATAAATATTTCTATGGACACTATGAAAATTGTAATTGTTACAGGTGGGTTTGACCCTATGCATTCGGGTCATGTGATGTATCTCAGAGATGCACGTAAACTGGGACACATGTTGATCGTTGGGCTAAACTCAGATGAATGGCTCACCCGTAAAAAAGGTCGGCCATTCATGAACTATCACGAACGATGGGCTGTGCTGCTGGGCTGTAGATATGTGGATGGTGTGATCAGTTTTGATGATGCTGATGGATCTGCATGTGATGCAATTCGCAAAGTGCGAGCTCAGTATCCTCGTGCAGAAATAGTGTTTGCCAATGGTGGCGATAGAACAAAAGAAAACATACCCGAAATGGTGTTTGACGATGTGGAGTTTGTGTTTGGTGTTGGCGGCGAAAACAAAGCCAACAGCTCAAGCTGGATCTTGGAAGAATGGAAGAAGCCCAAGACAGATCGTGCCTGGGGATATTACCGTATCCTTCACGAAGTTGGATCACATGTAAAACTCAAAGAACTCACTGTGATGCCCGGGCAACGTCTCAGCATGCAACGTCACGAAAAACGTGCAGAATTTTGGTTTGTTGCCGAAGGTGAAGCCACAGTATACACAGTAGATCCATACAGTACAGATTATGATTTGTTGGCCAGTCCTGCGCGACATCAGCACACATGGATTCAGCTAGGAGAATGGCATCAGCTATGTAACGAGACTGATCAATTGCTCAAGCTGATTGAAATACAGTACGGTGAAGATTGCGTAGAAGAAGATATTGAACGCAAATGAACAACATCATACCAGTGTTTGTAGGGTATGATCCTAGAGAAGCTATTGCTTATCATACCTGTGTGAATTCAATCATACGCAACAGTAGCAAACCCGTGGCCATTATACCATTGGCACTGAATCTCTTTAAGGAATATTCTGAAACGCATACAGATGGAAGTAATCATTTCATCTACACACGGTTCCTGGTACCGCATCTGATGAAATACACTGGCCACGCTATCTTTATAGATGGTGACATGATTGTACGTGGAGATATTGCCGAGTTGTGGGAATTACGAAATACATCTATGGATGTGCAAGTGGTCAAACACAACTATCAAACACGCATGAGTGAAAAATATCTTGGCAGCAAAAACGAAAACTATCCACGCAAGAACTGGAGCAGTGTTATGTTGTGGAACTGCAATAGCTTTCCCAATCGCAAGCTCACTCCTGAGTTTATTGAAAAATCTACAGGTGCAGAACTGCATAGATTTACCTGGCTGGAAGATGCTCGCATAGGTGAGCTGCCCGCCGAATGGAATTGGTTGGATGTGGAATATGAATGGAATCCATTGGCCAAACTGGTTCACTTCACTCTAGGAACTCCGTGCTTTCATGAGTTTGCTGATCAAGGCAACTTCTCAGATGAATGGCACAAAGAGCGTATTTTTACCGAATACTGTCAACAAAGAAATATCATATGAGCAGTTGGATTTTTCTCAGCAAAGGCGGCAAGGACGAGTATGTGAACATGCTGGCCCATAGTGCAAAAATGCAACCAATGGACACTGATTACTTTGATTATCATTACGATATAGCTGTGGACCATAACCAGTTAGTGCTACGTGGCATTCTCAAACACAAGATCATGAAGCAATGTCTAGCTGATGGTAATAATTTTTACTACATGGATTCTGGATATGTTGGAAATAATGTAGGCAACAAAAACACACAAGGCATCAAGCAATATCACAGGATTGTGCTGAATGACTTGCAGCATCAGACCATACGTCCACGCCCTAGTGATAGATGGGATCTATTGGGTATCACGCCTGATGCTCGCCGTTACGGATATAAAATTATAGTAGCAGCACCTGATGAAAAACCCTGCAAGTATTACGGAATTGATCAACAACAATGGATTCAAGACACTGTGGCCGAAATTAAAAAGCACACAGACCGTCCAGTAGTGGTTCGTGAACGTGCAGCGGCACGCATAGATAGAGTAATGAATCAACCCCTGAGCCACATGCTAACACAAGATGTACATGCCTTGGTCACATTCAACAGTGTTGCAGCAGTAGAAAGCATATTGGCTGGAGTTCCAGCATTTGTAATGGCGCCTAGTCATGTGGCAGCACCAGTGGGCAATCAAGACTTGGCCAAGATAGAAGATCCATTCTATCCAGACCGGGACTTGTTAGATGCATGGTGCCACAGCATGGCATACGGACAATATCATGTGCGCGAATTAAAAAATGGCACAGCATTTAGGATGATGCAAGAACTATGAGAGTCATAAGTTATACCGCCACATTGCCAAAAAAAGAGCAATACACTCCTGAGAGCTTGAAAAATGCCACCGACAAGGTCAATACCCTGACATACTTTGCTCAAGGTGTAAATGCACAAGGTGACGAAGGTATTGTTCAAACTGACATGACTTATGAGCCCAGCGATGTAGCTGTTATACTGGGTTGGGTACATGAGCATGGCAAAACTGCTGCACATCTACAATTCCGCCAAGAGATATTGGATGGACAACATGCAGCCGGTGGCAGAACTATCATAGCAGACAGCAATCTGTTCCTGTACAACAACAAAGAAAATCCCGGATATTGGTTGCGTTATAGCTATGATGGTATCTTTGCCAACACTGGAGAATATTGCAATCACGATCCTGATCCTGCTCGTTGGACAAGGATACAAGCACAATGCGGAGTTCGACTACAACCTTGGCGATCTGCCGGTAATCACATATTAATTTGCTTACAGCGTGACGGAGGGTGGAGCATGGCCGGATGGGATGTGATAGATTGGGCACTAAAAACCATAATTGACATACGCAAGTATTCAGATCGTCCTATACGTATACGACCGCATCCAGGAGACAAGAAGGCTAGAAAATACTGTGATAGACTTATGAAACTGTGCCAGGGTCGCAGACTAACAGGACTAGGAATTAGTATAGAAGGTCACAGCCTCATAGACGATTTCACTGACTGCTGGGCAGTGGTAAATCACAACTCCAGTCCGGGTGTGGCAGCAGTGATACAAGGTATTCCTTTGATATTAACTGACCCGTTACGCAGTCAAGCCAGTGATGTGGCCACGGTGGGCATACATTCTATAGAAAATCCACTCATGCCCGACAGAACAGCGTGGATACAGCGCATCAGTCAATTCCATTGGAGTCACGAAGAACTACGAACAGGGGTATGTTGGGAACACATGAAGAAATGGGCAAAAAAATGATACAAGTAATAACCAGTTTTAATCAACTGTACTATGATCTAATTGGAAAAGATTCGGTTAGCAGTTTTCTAGAACATTGGCCAAAAGATCTCAACATCACTTGTTATGTAGAAGGGTTACAGTTGCCAAAGAATAATCGAGTTGTTCAGATTAAATTTTCCAAGTTAGATCCGGACTATGAGCAATATCAACTGGATCCTGCATTGAATCAAAGCATGAAAAAGTTTGCCAAGAAAGCCTATAGTTTCATGCACGCCATGAACAACAGTAAGGCAGAATGGATAGTATGGTTAGATGCCGATGTGATCACAGTACAATCTTTACCCATTGAGTTGTTACAAAGAGTATTAAGCTCAGATCATCTAGCTATGTATATGGGTGTGACATACGTCACAGACAAAAGTGGCAATCCAGGCAATTGGTTAGTTCCTGAGACCGGTGTGTTTGCTGTGAACACTCGTCATGCGGATTTTGATGCCTTTAGAGCAGAGTATTGTAGACGTTATCGTGAACGCGATTACACAGACCTGCGCAGATTTTATGACAATGATGTGTTTGGTGCTGCGTTAGCAGTTGTGCCCGACGCTGCTGTGTTGGATCTATGTGCAGGATTCAAGAAGAGTTACAAAACTCCATTACGGCATACCGTATTAGGTGATCACCTCATACACTACAAAGCCAAACACTCCAAGGCTGAATATGTACAAGGCGATGTTGATGGAATTTGTGTGGCCGACAACGATTAATTGTTACGCCAATACTGTTCGTTTCTGGGACGAATAAGGTCTGAGCCAAGGCTACGCCCTGTGGTTTTTCGATTGCCTTTGAGATGATCTAGATACGCTCCCCAAGCTGTGTTGATCAGTGGATGCCCTTCTCCTTTGATAAGACCTGCACTCCAATTTAACACTCGCCATTCAGGATGAGCTGCTTGAACTTCTTTACGTGTTTCATCAAACACCCAGCAATCATTCCATTCAGCCATGGTCATGAGTCGACCCGAATCGTATGCCAGTTGAAACTCTGCAAGCCACTTGCGTGTAATTGGGTTTCGTAGATTCATTGCGTACAACCCGCATTCTGAGAACTTCTTTTCACGACCCAGATAGGCCAGGCCCACGTCTGATGGCATTTGCAGCAACAAAAATGCTTCACTAAGGCTGGTATGACATATCATATCAGCATCCATCCAAAATAACACATCAGTTTTGCAGTTAGCAGCAGCATGAAATACACTATATGCTTTGTGACTGAATCTTAAGGCATCCCAGCGAAATCCCAATCCGTTTGCTTTTCCCTTGGCATCAACAGGACCTGTTGCTACTTCTCCGCGAGCTCTGGGATCCGGGCCCCATCGTTGCTTGAATGCAACAATTTCAGGACTTGATGCATGTAGATCCCTCACATGTAAATTACCAGCCGATTGTGTGATAGCGCAATCTTCGGTATACACATATAGATCAACTGCGTTTGGCCAACTTTTTAAAAAAGTATCAATCATGCGGCTGGCATACTTGTCGTAACCTGCTTGGTTGAATGTAGTAACTACTGCATATTTTGTCATGGGCTTCCAGTTCTGAATAACTATTTAACACAATATCATGAACATCAGTATTTTTAATCAATTTGGCGCCCTCAACTCTGGGCCAGTGTTTGAGGCATTTCGTAACGGTTGCAAAAAACACCGTATACGTGTGACCGAACACAACATGTCAGCAGACGTGGCAGTGATCTGGAGTCAACTATGGACCGGACGTATGGCCCCTAATAGAGCAGTTTGGGAAGAATTTTCTGCTTCAGGACGACCAGTGATTGTGTTAGAAGTAGGACAATTGAATCGTGGTGTCACATGGAAAATGGGCATCAATGGTGTCAATGCTCGTGGATGGTTTGGCGAAGGTATTGAACCTGGACGTGCAAAAAAACTAGCAATGCGATTACAGCCATGGCATCAAGGCGATCATATTCTCATAGCCATGCAACGTAGTGATAGTGAACAATGGGCAGGACTGCCGCCAGCACAACAATGGCTGGATCAGACCATTGCCAGGATACGTAAACACACTGATCGACCTATTGTGGTGAGACCGCACCCTAGACAAAAACTGCAACCCAAGATGGGGGTGAAGTTTCAAACACCACTGGCATTGTGTGGAACATATGATGAATTTGATTTTAGATCAAATTTAAATAATGCCTGGGCAGTGGTTAATGAAAATTCAGGACCTGGTAGTCAAGCTGTATTAGATGGTGTACCAGCATTTGTGGGTGCGTACTCAATGGCAGCACCTGTGGCCAATTTAGACTATGCTCTAATAGAAAAACCACGCATGCCCGATAGAGAAACGTGGTTGGACGAGTTGTGTCATACAGAGTGGACGCTAGGCGAGATCACTGCTGGTATTCCAATTGGCAGACTACTAGTTAGATTGCAGCCTGGCTAGGTCAGCATCAACCATATTGCAAATCATTGTGACAAAATCAGTACGTGGCTTCCATCCTAGTATTTCCCTAGCCGAAGTTGAATCTCCACACAAGCTATGCAGTTCGGCAGGACGTTTGAATCTAGGATCCGACATGACCATGGCTTGCCAATTAATGATGCCTGCATGGCGGAATGCAATATCACACAGTTCTCTAATGCTGTGTTGTTCACCTGTAGAAATAACATAGTCTCTGGCTTGAGGTTGCTGTAGCATCAACCACATGGCTTCTACAAAGTCGCCAGCAAATCCCCAGTCACGACGTGCATCAAGATTACCTAATATGATAGATTTTTCTAATCCCAGTTTGATACGTGCAACACCGTCGGTTACTTTACGTGTGACAAATTCACGGCCACGTAATGGACTTTCGTGATTGAATAAGATACCCGAACATGCATATAGACTGTAACTTTCACGAAAGTTTACGGTCATCCAATGGCTATACAGTTTGCTAATTCCATATGGACTGCGGGGGCGGAATGGTGTATTTTCTCCTTGCTGCCCGTCTTCTGTGAAGTTACCAAACATTTCACTTGTGCTGGCTTGATAAAAACGTGTGTTAGGTGTGTGCCTGCGAATTGCATTTAATAAATTCAATGCACCAATTGAGTTTACTTCGGTAGTGAGTTTGTTGAGATCCCAACTTGACCCTACAAAACTCTGTGCTGCAAGATTATACACTTCTTGTGGCTTGAGTGTTTGCATGAGATGATTCATGTTGTTTTCATCGGTGATATCACCGGTGATTAACTCAATATCATTTTCTATGCCCAGCCACTTGATATTATCCAAGTTTGGATTTGAATAACGTTTTACAAGACCATACACATGATAGCCTTTTTCAACCAATAGCTTGGCAAGATATGGACCGTCTTGGCCGGTCATGCCTGTTATAAATGCTGTATGTTTCATAACAGTATGTATCTCTTGGCACAGTTAGAGTGTAATATCTTCCATGCCTGCTGTGCGCAACCGTACCACATGACCCATCTGCCACTGTTTGGTATCCAGTCCCTTAAGGATGCCCAACCAGCGATTACGTAGCAATGCTACTTCATTGATGATAGTTTCAAAATCAATTACTTCATCTTCGCCCTCGGCGTATTTTTCAGCATCTCTACTGGAGAGAGCACGAGCATAGCCTTCTAGATACTTTTGGAAATGTTTCCTGCGTATCTTGCGTAGTTGTATGTTGAGATAGTTTAGAACAGCTTCAATCTCTTGTAGCTGATTGAAACGTTGTTCTGTGATGCCAGGCAAGGCCGTGATATTCTTTTCTAAAACACCACGGATTTTGCAATCGTTTTTGGCCAGATCAAGCTCTGTTTCGTAATGGTCTATGAAATCAGGAATGGCTGCTAAGTCGGCCACTACTCTGCTGTACCACATCAGTTTTCCCAGTCGTCGTCGTGATAATCTTCTTCTTCGTCAGCTTCTTCCTCGTCCTCATAGCTCTTGTCATTGTCAAGATATGCTGTGAGAGCACGTTTGATATCTGAATCACCTTTGAAAGCATTTTTGATATCATCCACGTCACAATCGTTATCAATCAAGATTGCAACTATGGTTTCAGCTGCTTCATCTCGATCAACTGTGTTTACATATCTCTTGAGTTCTGACCAGAGTTCGTTGGCCACTGCCACTGCTTCATTCATCTACTGTTTCCTCCTGGGTACTTATTTCTTCTTTGTGATTTCCAAAGTCTGCCATGGCACGGTCCAGACAGCCTTCATCATTGGCTTCCCACTTCTTGCGAAACTTCTTGATAATTTCACCATCAGTAGTAACAAACACTAAACTGTTGCCTTCCTTCTTTAACAAGTTGCGTTTTTCCATGAGATCAACCATGCCAGAATATGGACTCATACCTGTTTCGTAAGGAATTTTGACCTGCACACCTTCAAAGGGTTTGGCATAACGTGTTTTCATTACTTTACAAGACGCACGGATGCCCATGACATCGGTGATCTTGTTGCCATCCTCATCTTCTTTCAGTTTGAGTTTCTTCATGGCCACAACAATTGAGCTGGCATAGATGAACCCTTGACCACCGGATATCTTGTCATCTGGATCAAACATATCTTGACTTGCGTATGTGTGATTGGTACACACTAGACCCACATTGTATGAACCAAACATGTTCACACAGTTACGCACCAAACTAGTGAGTGCCTTGGGTTTACGACCCATGTCACCTTTCATGTCTCCGGCTTCAAACTGATTCACATCAGTAGGAGTCAACAACATACCCAACGAGTCAATCACAAACATTACTTTAGGGCGATCATTTTCTGGCAAGGCCTTGTAGTCGCTCATGAATGTGGAGATAGTCTTGGCCACATCGTCAATCATGGCCATGCTTAGTTTGAGCAATTTGCTATCACTAGTATCCACTCCCAGTGCTTTGAGCCAGTCTTCGTCCAGTGCGTTTTCACTGTCCACCAGCACCACATAGATACCTTGTGCTTGTGCGTTCTTGATGATGTTGCCACTACAGATATAACTTTTACCTGCGCCCGACTCACCAGCAAACACTGTAACTTTACCCAGTGGAATACCTCTATTGAAGTCTCCGGAGATCAAATAGTTCAGGGCATAGTTGCCTGTTGATACCCAATCAGTGGGATCGTTAAACCCAATGCTCAATCCTTCGATCGATTTGGTAATCTCCTTACGAAACTTACTCACGTCAAATGGTTTACCCATATATTACCTTAAAATATAGAAAGACACAGAGGGTAATACCCTCTGTGTGATGCTGCTGCTGTTGATTACTTGTTTTGGCGGGCGCGAATCATGGCCAAAATGTCTTCGGCTTTTTTGTTGCCTTCAGCTGGCTTGGCCACTGGTGCAGATGCTGTTGATGGTTCATCATCAAAGTCTGTTGCCACTGGTGCCTTAGCTGCTGGTTTAAACGCTGCCTTGGATACTGGTGTATCCTCATCCACATCGACTGCTGACATGGCTGCTGTGCCAACCGGAGCGCTCATTCCAGCTGGACGGTAGTATTGTCCCCAACGTTCAGAATCAAATGGTTGGCCATCTACGCTGGCTTCAAACATCTCTTTGATCACGTTGAGTTCCACTGAGGTGGGCTTCTTGGGCAAGAAGGTGCTGAGATCAAACAAGCCATATTTTTCAACTGCTGCTTGTTCAGCTTCGGTAAGTGCCGACTCTTTACGTGCCCACTTTGAAGTGTTGTAATCAGCATAGCCGCCCTTTTGAGTCTTGGCAATACGGAAGTCCAGGCCAGCTGAGTAATCAGTTGGCAGGTTTTCCAATTCTGGGTCCATTAATGCACCCTTAATAATTGCAAAGATTTGCGGTCCAATCACAAATTTGCGGATGGGATTTTCTGGGGTCTTGTCGTCTGTGAGAGGATTGTCACGTACAAAACCTTGATAGATGTAGCTGCGCTTTTTCCAATACTTACGACCCATTTCCTCAAGGCTCTTGTCCTTGAACCAAGGACGTACCTCAGTAAGTATTGGGCAAGTTTCTCCCCACATTTCCATGCAAGGTACTTGTACCATAACTTGTTTGGATTCCATCTCTCCTTTGACGCCGTTGAAGGGCAGTCGAATCATGGCCCGTTCAGCCCAGAAGAATGTGTTTTTGGTATTGCCATCCGGTAAGAATCGGAAGGTTGCAGCTTGTCCTTCATCCATGTTCCAGTGTGGGTAGATTGAATTATCGCCTCCACCTGTGGATGTTTTGCTTTTGTTTTCTGCTGCCTGTAGTCGTGCTCGAATTTCTGATAAAGTTGCCATAGTGTTTCTCCTGTAAATGCCTATGTAAAATGCCTATCTAATGATTTAGATTGTGTTGCCTGTGCCACAAATGAAAAAGCGCAAACACAGTGTAGTATATGCGCTTTCTGTCTCTGTGTCAATGTTATTTATGTCATTTGAGCAAACTCAATAATTTTATTCTTGCCAATTGTGTTTCGTAGATGCCGTCGGAGCATTCTGCCAGACCATGTACTGGACAGTAATGATTCTCCATGGTGTAGTTGCATTCTTTTACAGGTTGTTGCTGTACTTGAAAATCTGCAAATTTATTTGGATCAACACCTCTCGCAGCAGCAATTGCACTAGTGGGCATTAGTGTATTAGGGTCTGCATTGGGATCTGCAGGAGTTGCAGTTGTGGTTCGAATTCCACTTGCGTGATCTTGCTCCTGACCAATCTTGCCAACTCCTAGATCATAACTTGCTGTGGTCTTGAGTGGACGACCTTGTGCATCTACTTTCTTTGTAGTTTGTAAAGGACCCATTGAATAGTCTGTAGTTTTGCTACCATCGTCATGCTGTGTTTGTTGCACGCCGGCAAACCGTGGACTCACAGTATCCTCATCTACTTCTTCTTCAAATGTATCCGGATTGTCACCTTCTGCCACAGGTGCCACTTGATCCGGAGGCGGGGCTTCTGCCGGCACTGGCTCGGCCATTGGCTCCTCAACTGGCACTGGCTCGGCTACTGGGTCTGCTGGTTGTTGTAGGGCAGTGACCAATTCGGCAAGTTCAGGAATACGATCTGCATTTCTATCAATCCAGGCCTGCACCAATGGTACTGAATCTGCTGTGGGGTCCTCTTCGGCCATGGCACTCAGTTGATCAAACAATGCGTCATCACCAATCAAGCTGTATAACACATCTGTTACATCTTCCGCATCAGGTCCCAGTGGTTGCGGCTGACTCATCCACATTTTGAGTTCATCAATTTGTTCAGGAGTTTCAGGCACTATCCATGTTCCTTCTACCAGTTTGGTTGCCCATGATTCAAATATTTCAGCTTCTTTCATGGCCTGTGCTTCTTTCTGTATTCTTGCTAGCATGGGCAATGCTTGCTCTATTCTAGGATCAATACGTGTTTCAATAAACATACTGCGTAGATCTTCTACAACCATATCAGAATCACTGATCTCTGCCGGTTGCCATGATTCAAAATACTTGTGATAGCCACGACTGTTGGACATGTGTTTTAGATTTTGATTGAGTCGTTGATAGTATTGATCAGTTTCTGTTACCAAACTAGCAGCAGATCCTTCATACACACGACCCTGCTGTGCTCTGCGAAACTGACTCAGAGTGTTGAGTTGGCTTACTGTTTCAGAAATGTGTTGTCCACGAGGATCGTAGGGGTTGCCACCTTGACGCACATGTTCTACCATGGCTCGACCACCAGCTAACTTACGAAATGGCAAACGGAATCGTTCACCTAAGGCAGTTTCAATAAACAAACTTTCCACATAGCGATAACGCTTGTCGCCTTCCGCTATGGGTTTAGAATGCTTGATCATTAGTCTAGCATCAGTTGGCTCACCTGAGTAACTGATCTTGCGTGTGCCGTAAAAACTCTCTGTGAGTGCTGCTTGGCCAGCAATGGCATACTTGAGTCTGCTGATGTTGTCCAAGCTGAATCCACCACGCACTTTACTAGTGCGGATGGCAAAGTTTTTAAGTTGTTCTAAGAACCCTGTTTCACCTGCTTCCGGATCACCGTACCAGGCTTTTTTATCTTCTGGGTCCATGGTGCGGCCTAGATTGTCGCCAAAGTACACAGTCATTCCGCCGTTTTGATCCAGCAGAATTACCATAGTTCCGTAGTTTTTGCCAGTAGGACCTACCCAGTCAAAGCTAAACATGTCTGCTTCGGAAACATCAGGAACTCCGCGCTCGTTTACAGCGGGCTTTCCGGTCTTGGTACTGAGTGCGTCAACGTCAAAATCACGTGTGATTAAGAGATTGTTGAGTTCGCTTGCGATTGAATTTTGTGCCATATAGTATTTAGCGCATCATTACAGAGATGAATGGCATGGGTTCGATCACTTCTTCACCATGATCTCGCATGTGTGTGCTTAGTTCAGCATAGAAACTTTGCAGTACAGTAAGCATGCGAACAGCTAGAATAGTGGCCATAATCAAGTCGTCGGTCTCTCCGGGCTTGGCTGCATAACTAGTGCCGTGTGCCACAAAGTTCTTAAACTCACTAATCAGACTCTTGCTGTTAACAGTCATTCTTCCTGATTCTACTAGATTTTTCAGTTTGGAGCAAGCAGCCAGCTTGGTTTTATTTGTGGTGTTAAATCCTTTGCGAAACCTACGCGGTCCAGCAGAAGCAGTGTCACTAAGGAAATACCCTTTGATGTTTTCCTCACCCCACTCAGCAATAGAAATCAATGCTGCTTCACCAATGGTATTGTTTTCTACTGAATAGTAAATGCTTTTGTCATCGCCTACAGTGTCGTATATGTACTTGATGATATCTGCCAAGATGCGTATCTGTTCAGGAATAGGTGTTTTGTTATGGCGCCATTCACCCACTTGCCGTGTGGTGTTGGCTTCAAAAATCTGTATAGCAGCAGGATCTCCACCTGTTCCCAAGCTAGGATCTAATGCCACAACGTATACTTGATCCTTGCGTATGGGTTCAAACCAACGAACTTGTCCAGTTTTGTGTGAGGGATCCCGTCCTTGTAAATCCAACAGTTTAGCAGGAGCGATCAATGTTTCGTCATTGATAATAAACTCGCAACCCATCTCTCGACGGAATCGATCATCGCCCAACTGTGCTCGCATGGAGTCGCCCCAGGCTTGATCACGATCTGGATGTTCTTCCCAGTAGCTGCGATAGGCTTTGAATCCATTCATGCCCAGTTCAGTGGGGTTGCCATATTCATCTTCACACTTGTTGGCACCTTTCCACAAGTATGCAAACTGATCTTCGTCTGAGTTGGGTGTGCTTGTGATAATAGCTTTACCACCAGTGGCCAGTGTAGGTGCCATGGCAGTCCAAAACTCAGATGCTATAGTAGGTCGCACATACGCAAACTCATCTGCGTACAGCAAGGTAATACTCATACCACGACCAGTTGTTTCAGTTGTGGTAGCTGATACAATACGTGAGCCGTTTTCAAAGTCTATGGAACCTTTGTTGTAGTTGGTAGCACCTGCTCTGATGTGATCCGGGCATAGTTCGTAAGCAAAGCGGATACGCTGCATAATCTCCTGAGCACCGGTATATTTGTGTGCTGCAATTAGGATTGTTGAATCTGGTACAAACATAGCGTACCACAAGATGTAACCTGCTGCTGATGTAGACTTTCCAGTCTGTCGCGGCATCATGGAGATTGAATATCTATTGTGATGATAGGTATCAATCAGTTTCTTTTGATATTCAAAGGGATGATACAGCATTTTGCCCTGTGTGGGATGCTGAATGTAGAAGAAGTTGTCCATGAAGTAGTGCGGACCTGTGTCGGGGTCAGCACATTTCAAGAACTCGTCCAGTTCATCTTCTGTGAATTTCTGACGACGGTGTGGTGCCTTGATCAGCACCGTTTCGGTTGCAGTTGCCATAGTCAGTTAGTTATCGAGATTTATTTGGATCGACCACATTTGGCTCTTTTGGCTTGTGTGAGTTGGCCAAAGTCCACTGTCCATTCTGATCCTGGGTTGAGTTCTTTTGCTTGGAGCGGAAATGCATAGTTCACTCTAGATTCTCGTTCGATCAGTTCCACTGGCACACGGAAACGAGTCAAGTCATTGCCCAGATTTGGGTAAGGTGGCACATGTGGAAACATCCAGCCTGCGATCTCGTTGGTCTGGTTGTTGATCACGATCTTGTAGAACGCATGTGGCACCACTACACCTGAGCCAATTCGCTTGTCTTGTGCGTTGTATATGGCACCCACATAGATGGTGAAACTGTTGTTGTGCTGCACAGCCCAGCCTCTCACACTTGTTTCCAGCAGTTTCCAGATACCACGATTTAAACTACCTGCTTGTGGTGCCATGTTGGTCATGAGAAATGATTCAAACTCCACCTGTGGATCCCAGGATAGGTCACCGTCTGGGCTCATATGGCCTTTGTCGTAGCCGGTGCCGGCGTAGTCATCGGGTGTGGCACCACTGGGCACTGATTGATCACTAGCGAACGCATTGGTCCTTGCCACACAACCTAATGCGTTTCGTGGTATCAGTGTGTATGTGACATATCTGGGTATCTTGGCAGCTGCATCGTAGCCCACGAGATATGCTTGTCTACAGATTGATTGTGTTGCTATGGTAGCAGGCAGTCCATAAGGAGCATGCACGGCACAGGTTCTAATGTCCTGTGGTGGGCGTTGTGTCCAAGCATTTGCTGTGGCCGCGAGAAAGATTAAATAGATTGCTAAAAGTTTTTTCATATGTGATTACCTTGGGTAGCCCCGGAAGGCTTTCACCGGACTTGTTTTGTCTACAAAGGCTGGTTCCGAACTTTGAGGTGTTGATACCATCTGTTTGCCGCCTGGAGTATTGGTCATCTTTAATGCTTGATCAATGATGGGTATCACTTGTTCGTCCATGCCGGATATCACAGCATGTTCCCCAAACGCAGTTTCTGATGTCCACGGAATCATGAAATCATTCACACCGTCCTGCTGACCAGCATCTGATCTAGCCCGAGCCATGGCCACCGACAATCTATACGAGCCATAGGGATCGCTACCATTCACACCGGGCAACACATAGGTATATCTCAAGGGCTCTGCTATTTCTGCTGGCAAGTGTGCTAGGTCCTCAGTGATGAATTCTCTGGCTCTCATCGCTTGTATCCTTTAAACGCCTTTACCGGACTCACTGTGCTAGTGCTGGGGATTTCTAGGCTGCGAAGGTCACCGTGGTTGAGATCCTCAACTTCTGACCCGATGGCTTTGTATGCCATTTTCAGCATGTTGTGTTCTTCTTCGGTGTAAGGTGCGGAAATGTTGTAGCGACCAGCCCAGGATTCACCATCTATGTCAGGAACAAAAGTTCCGTCGGTGCTGGCTGCTGCCATCATGATACGATTCAGTTCATACACTCGATCGGCTCGATTGGGATCAACAAATTTGTGCAGGCCTACTGTGGCATAACTTTTTGTTTTGCTGAGCCGGCCTATTGTTCTAGTTTCGGCGATAAACTCATTGGCTCGCATGATTAGAACACGCTGTATTGTGCTGAACTTTGAGTGCCCAATGCCACGGCTGTAAAATTATTGCCTGTTATGGTCAAATAGTTGCCTGCACCCACATAAATTTCCTGGATGGTTCCATTGGGCACAGATACTGCATTAGAATATAGATTACCCACAGCAGCGGCGTTGCCCAAGGCAGTAGCAAATACTTGATAGGTAACATTGTTGCTTTCAGAATTGATCTGGGCTTTGTCTGTGGTCCACAAAACATTGCCTGGTGTGTCTTTGATTACTTGGATCATGGCCATTATTTGTTATCCTTATTTAGATCTGCCATGTTTACAGGACGGAACAGATTTGTGGTCTGACTGAACACTCCAGGAATCATCACAGGTTGGTTACGCACCTCTTGAGGTGTAGGTGCCGGCGGATGTCTTTCTGCCAGCCTACTCATGGTTTCTGCGTATGTTTGAAACTGTTGTGTCATATCAATACTTAAAGTTACGCAATTGTGTCAACAGACTTTCTTTGATCTTTGTTGATGGATCGTCAACAGCTTGTGGAGTAGCCAATTTAACTGGTGGTTTAGTTGTAGTTGTTTTAGATGCAGATGCTTTAGCAGCAGGTTTAGTTGGGGGATCTTCGGGCACGTCTTGAGGAGTAGCAGCGGCTTCTGTAAGCCCAGCCATTTCCATCATGCGACGCAGTGCATCAGTACCTTCGTATCCCATGCGGTCATCTTGTCCGGCAATCACAGGAACAGTAGTTTGACCAGTTGATTTAGGGCCATTCAATCCGCCGCTGTACATCATGGCATCATCGGTGCCTTCTTGATTGGTAGGGTAGTCTGGATCGTTGTTGGTAGCGTCAGTATCACCGTAGGCTTCGTCCACGGATTCGCATCCACATGAACTAGATCCGCATGCAGGGCAAGATTCTTGTTGGCCCATGTCATTGTCCATGTCATGGATAGCATACATGTCTGAATCATTGCTAGTCATGCTGTGAATGTCACTGATATCATGGCCTTGATCAATGCCGGCTGCTCTTAGCATTTTGGCCAGTAACATTGCATCTTCGTCTGTGGCAGTAACCGTGATGCTTTGTGTAGGACCACCGTGGCTGTCGTTGTTCATGCTCATGTCTATGCTCATGGATTCAGAAATCATTTTTTCTACTTCACGATTCATGCTGTCGTAGATGCCTTTGCCGTAGCTGGTTCCGCCGCCCGACGTGGGTGCTGCACTGCTAGTAGCTACTGAACCAGAACTAGTGGTTTCGTCTACTTCTTTTTTCTTCTTGCTTTTTTTCTCGTCGTATTCAATGTCTTTGGTAACTTTTTTACCGGCACGCTCGGCCTTGCTGTCTTCACTGTCACGACGCTTGCCATGGATACCATCTTTTTTCTTCTCGTCGTACTCGATGTCTTTGGCAACTCGCTTACCAGCTTTTTCGGCACGGTTGTCACGCTTGTTGGTAGACTCTTCGTCCACTTCCATGTCGTCGCTGCCCTGGTCATCGCCTTGTTGATTCTGCATGTAGTCATCCACAGCACTCATCATGCTTTCAATCTTGGCCAGCTTGGACTGCACCCATTCTGGCAAGTTATCGTTGTCGCCAAGGATCTTTTCCAGGGCCTGTGCATGACGTACCACAGTCTTGATACTGTCTTTGGCCATTTCGCCTTCTTGATCGTACTCACCTTGATCTGCTGGATCCATGTCACCTTCGCGTGTCATCAATTTAGATTTTCCAGTGTTGATTTTGGCACCAATTTTTGTGCCTTTACCAGCGCCAACCTTACGTCGACCCACTGCACCACTTGGCGCATCATCGGCACCTGCATCATGTCCGGCACCGCTGTAACTCTTGCCTGCGTGGTGACGTGTTACACCTGCACGGGTGGTATCAATTCTACCACCGGTGCTTGATTTGCGGCTAAAGGGATCGTCATCTACGAATCCTTCTTCCATGTCACGATTACGACCGCGTACAGCTTTTTTCATAGCCATGGCCGCTACGTCGCCTAACATCTCATCAACTTCTTTCTTGGCACCAACAATCTTGTCAGCAAACGTGATTTTGTCCACAGGAGGTGCTAGTTTGGCAAAGGCTTTTTGCTTGGGAGTTTGTGGCATGCCGCCCTTGGATGATTCTAATGCACCAACGGCGTTTAATGCCATTCCTGTCCCAACTGCTTTTTTTATACCAGGTGCAACTGCTTTAACCACATCCATGACGCCTTCTTGTTTCAATGGATACTGTTTGCCGCCAACTCGGACTTTTTCACCAGGTTGGATACCATTGGCTTTGGCCTTGGCCACTGCACCCGAGAAAGCGTTGCCTTCGTCTGTTATGCTTTCATCATACTTGTCATATTTGTTGCGAATCTTTTTCATAGTGCTAGCACTGGCATGATCTCTTCCGGCTTTTTGCAGCGCCTTCATGCCTTGATCGCCGTATTTCTTTTTGCCAATGGCTGCTTGGAATGCACTTTCATCCACGCTGTCGCATTTGCATGGATCGCAATTGCATGCAGAACACATGCCTTCCGCCACACCTTGCTGACCTTGCTGTTCACGCTTTTGTAATTCTTTACGAATCAATGCTTTGAATCTCGATTCATCACGATGTAAGATACCTGGTCTCAACATCATTTTTAAATGGTCAGTGTCATACTTGCTATAATCCGCACCGCGAGTTGGCAGTTGGGCAACAGAGCCTTTTGCCACACCTTTCTTGGCGCTGCCAGCTGCTGAACGCATTGGCTCTTTGCGATCGCCGTCTTTGTCCAGGTCCAAGAAGTCTGGCTTGCTGCCTTCTTCCACTTGTCCTTTGGCACGCATCTTTGCCAGCTGTGCGCCGGCGATTCTCGCACCTTTTTCGCCGCCACCGGTCTTCTTGGCCAATGCAGCAAACCCAGTGGTGGCATTGTTGTGCTTGCCCATGTCACGCTCATTGAGTTGACCTCTAACAGACTTGACTGGAGCAGCGGCAGCATTCTCATTCAGTTGTTGTTGACTAGCCAAGTCGGCCATCTTTTTGTTTAAGTCGTAGAAAAAATAATCGCTCATGGTTTATCCTCTTGGTGTTGCGAAAGTAGCAGGCCGTGGCATGCGTTTGACGTCAGTCATTGGACTCTTGTTGTCTTGCTTGATGTCATTTGTGGTTTTTGCTGGAGGTGTTTTGCCACCGGCTACTGTGAAATCTGAACGATATGCATTTTGCAATACCGAATGCTGATAAGGATTAGCAGAGTAATCTTTCTTCAATGCTTGCTGTTCGGCATCAGGTGCAGGATAATCGGTATCGGCGATCAGATCCTTGTTCTGTGCTCGGATGTCAGTGATTTCCTTGTCAATGCTATCTGAATATGATTGTGTTAACAAACGGATTCTGTTGGGACTAAATCCCAACAGTTGAGCCAGTTGTTGTATTTGTGGTTCAATAGCTGGATAACGAAAACTCACATCCACGGATGTTACCATGTCATTTTCTGCTTCGGGAAAATCCTTCAACAAACGTTGTACAGGGGTAGTTTTCTTGCCTGACATTTTTACAATGTCAAACTGTTCGAGTTTTTGTTCAAGATCCTTGATAAAGGTTGGTGGCACATCACCCAGGATTTTGATCCTGTAGTCATATGTTCTTTCCGATTCTGCAAGATATTGGTGAAATTTTTTCATATCAGTGTCCTATGTGATATTTAGCCTTTTTTGGCATTTGTCTTTCTATCGCCTAACAATCTATCCAGTAATTCATTACGATCTAACACATGGCCTTGTCCCGGCTGTGCTGCTGGTGCTCGATCTGAATCCAATAGTTTGGCGTCTAGATTTGCTTTTTTCAATTGCAAATCAATCATTTTTAACTTCTTGTTGAGTTTGGCTTGTTTGGCTGTGAGTGCATGCCCTAGCATAGCACCTGCTACACTAAAGATTTCAGCAGCAAATCGTGAATCCACATTCATCCCTAGTGACATCAACTCGTCAAACGATTCAGTTGCTTTTTTTGCCAAATCGTCCATTTCTAAATCAGATGCTTGTAAATCTCTAACCATCGGTAATGCAGAATCTATTTTATCAATGGTACTGTCAATTTCTGCTAATGCTATTTTTGTTTCATCTATACTCAGTGAGTGTTCTTCAGAATCTAATTCGTCGGATCTCGGTAAGTCAAACAATTCTTCTAATTTTTTCATACTATATTTACCGGATTACTGTTGCCCGACAGTTATCTTCGTGCCAGCGAGAATAATTTCCTTTATTTGTAGTAATTCCGCAATGTTGACATGTGTACCTAGTTTGATTTAAATTCTGTACTTGTGCATGTAATACAGATGGGTTATTTTGCAAATAAGTTTTTCTTTTTTTTCTCTGTTCTTGTTTGTTATCTTCATTTGCCCAATACGATTTTCCTGAAGTTGATAGTAGCGCCGATGTTGATTCTTTAACAGTTCTATCTCTGGTCTGCCAGGCAATTTTCATATTATTTTTTGTTCTTTGAGATTTTGGTTTCCGGTTGAATGGTTGCGGAACACCTTTTGTTCTAATAGATTGTTGATTTTTCCATTCAGTTGTATGTTTATATCCAGCTGAACCATCACCGCCGTCAGACAGATTTCTAAGTATACCTGTTCCTGTATCTTTACGTCCATACCAACGTATTAATCTTCGTTCAATGGCTAATGCACCTAAATTGGTAAGATTGTTTTCAACAATAATAATGCGATAGTCGTCCGAAGGAACTTTTACACGATGATCTTTGGCCCAGGCCCGTCCTGCTGTTCCTTTGCCTATATAGTATGGAGATAAGTCTGATTTACGCAAATAAGCGTAAACATAATAAGTATTCATGCTGACATTCCTTTACAATGTTAGAGTCAGTGGATGTTGGTAGCATCGCGACTGGCACTTTTATTTATTGCCGTTTACAAAAAGATCATGTTCTGTTAGTACACGGAAAGTCATTCCGTTTCGTCTAGCCCATTTGGTTGCCTGATGCCATTTGGCATGATTAATAGCTACTACTGCTCTATCTCTCTGAGACATCTTGCTTTCAATTACACTTTGATTTTTGGGTTTGATTTCAATTAATTCAGCTTTGACTTGATCGGCTCTGGTTTTATATGTAATAAACACATCAGGAATATACATGGAGTTTTTTCCTGTAACTGGATTTATATAAGGTATAGCTATGCTTTCGCTGGCCCATTGCAACACAGCTTTGTTATTGTCACAAAATCTAAAAAATGCATGCTCCCATCCCGATCTGTATCTAGGTTGATTTTTCCCCACATACTTTTCTGGGTTGGTAATCACATACAAGCCGTTGGCCCAGCGGCTCATGCTAACACATTCCTTGCGGTGTAATAGTTGGGAGTTACACTAGAACCAAAACCCAACAATGTGCTGCCACTTCTCAAATTGTTGAGATAGTAACATAGTGTTTGTGTGAGTTGAATTGAATCTTGCCCTTGTATATTTGCTAATATAGTCAGCACTGGTGTACGTGTTTGATCAGCTATTCTAAACAATGCCACAGTGAAATTGCCAGCAGCAAGGTCTGTAGTAAATACCGACTTCATGTAACTGAATACTATGTCATATTCTTCTGCACTTACATAAGTTTCGTAGGCGTAGAATTGATCGTAGATTCTAACTGTGAGATCTACGTTGGTGTTGAGTGAGTTGACTGTTCCGCCCATTATCTAGGTCCCGGTGGTCTTGGAAAAATAAATCCGCCGCTGCTGTTTTGAGCTTGTCTTACTGCGGCTGGAATACTGGTTCGTAATACGCTGTTGAGTGCAGCGTTGGCTTCTTCGTTCACAATTGATCGTATGGGAGCATCTTTGAAAGTGTTGTAGGCTGTTCCTGCTTTTTGTACAGCACCAATAACGCCTGCTACACCGCCACTTTGCAAATCTTCTACAATACCAATACCAGCATCCAGTAATCCGCCTTGCCCCAACACAGTTTGTGTGCTACCCGGTCTTGCCAGGCTACTACGAACATTGTCATAGTATGCAGGGTCGGCAAATCCAACCACGTTGGTATCTGGTCTAACTCCACCAATGGCACCTGTGTAATATTTTACAGTTTCGTATTCAATAGTCATTGAGTTTTGCATGGTACCGCTACCTTCACTGTAGTTGTAGGTGTCATGATCCCAGCTGCTGATCAGCGGATTGATCAAGGTATAACTGGCCCATTTATGTTGATTCATACCGTAAATGGTTATGTCTCTAAAAAATGGCGGTTTACCTGAAGTTTGATCTCCGCCTGACCCTACTCCATCACCGCCAGCATTGCCTTGATCGTAGCTTTCGCCAACATATCCCCAGTCGTTGACCACTCTATCGTTGGCATAGATATCTCTAGCATTGTAGCTAAACCCTGGCAAGGTTTGAATAGGGCCAATTGATCCATTCTGTGCTGGTGGGCCATATGCTTGATTGGGATCCTTGTAGTAATAACTGTAATAGTTATACCACAGGTTGCGTATTAAGTCGCCACCGTCATCGTGAAATGTAGTTGTTACAGGCTGGTAGTTAATCTTCTTTTGAATAACTCGTTTGCGATTGTATTGATTCAGCGTTTCGGTTTCTAGTTTAAACTTAGGCAGTTGAATGGTCTTGACCATAAGCCCAATTGTGGCTTTTTCTGTGCTGTTGTACACCGCCGCTAGACTTGGAATCATTGATGTGTTGATATTGAAGTAGCAATGGAACAGGAATTTGTTCCGTGGTGCATACTCGTACCCATTGGTGCGAAAGGTCTTTGAAGCGTGGGCATAATCTTTAAGACCTTGCCCACCAAAAAAGCCTTTGAGGAAATCTTCTCCCCAGGCCATACAGTATTATCCTGTAACTACGTCGTTGACCGTTCTAGCAATAGTGCTACCCACACCAGTTCCGTTAGGTACTTGATTGGCATTGTCGTACACAATAGTCATAGCAATCTGCATGGGCTTGCTATCAGCATAGCTAGTGGTTCCGTAATCTGCCTGTGAAAGATAACAACCATACAGTTCCCATGTTTCTAGCACAACAGGTGTAGCAGCACCATTGCCACCGTCTAGCACTTCGTAACGTGTGGTAAACTTGTAGTCGATACCACTTGCTGCTGACGCCATTTCTAGGAAGTCCATCTGTTTTTGTAGTTGTTCACCAACCAGGCGGCTGACTGCACCTGATGCATCGTCACGTAGGTTACATGTGACATCGGCCCATTTGTATTTGCCAGCCAGCTTTAGATCACTGTTGTAAATTGGAATAACGATGGGATCAAAACTCAAGGTAGGGCGCTTGAAGTCTATCACCTGTTTGGTAAGTTCTGTTCGGGGTGTGCTTACTCCAAAGTTTTCAAATATCACTCGAAAGCGATAGCTGAGTTTGGGCATGAGCAAGCCTTGATTGCTCGCGCTTTGATCGCTTGCCAAGGGCACTGTCATTCTTGTTAATGATGAAACGGCCATATTTGTAATCTCCTATGCAGTTATTTACCTCTGTTGAGGTCAAAAGAAATGGGGTGTTTCCACCCCATTTTCTAGTCTAGCGGTATCGTTAGATAGAAGTTTGCGTGGCGCTTTGTGAGTTAGCAATAGCACCAGTTGCTTTGATACGCAATGGAATATAGATAAATTCCACAGCCTTCACAGGTTCGATAGCAATATCAACCCACAGTTCGTTGGCATCAATTCTGGCAGGTGTGTTGTTTGAATCATCACAGATTACCAAGAAGTCATAGATACCACGTTTGGCCACAAGATCAATACATAATCCATTCACTGCATTGGTCATCTCATTGCGAGTGATTTGGTCATTGGGTTCAAACAAAAACTGTTTACCAATTTGTTCAAGTCTACCGCGCATGAATGCAACCAGTCGTGCTACATTGATACGATCCAATGCACTGTCTACACCGTAAATGGTCTTGTTACCAAAGTTGGTAATGCCCACTCCTGGAATGAATGTGATTGGATTGATTTTGTTGATGTACTCAATGTCACGTAGACCTTGATTATTACCAATTGTAACAAACTCACCAGTGATAGAATTAATATAACCAATTCTGGCAGCATTGTCAATCACACCACGTCGTGTGCCAGCTGGTGCCAACCACGGATAGCTGACTGAATCACTACGTATGATAGTACGTACCATCATGTGACTAGGTGCAGTAACCACTGCACTACCACCAAGGTCAGTGGTCTGGCAACTTGGATAGAACACTGCGGCATATGGAGTACTGGTTGTTAATCCATCTTCTGCAAATAGTCCCGTTCCGGCTCCTGTTCCACCATTGTTTGTGGCCCAGGCAGCAATATCTGTACCGTTTGATCCCAGGCGCATTGGTGTATCACCTACCACAAATGCAGTGTTGTTACGCTCATTGCTGAGCGCTACCATGTTGGGAATCAATTCTGGATATGCAGTACATGCCACCAAGTTAAACTGTGCTTGTTCTTCACGTGCTGTAACGCTGGTGTCAATACCAGATTTCAATGCAGCCACAATCAATGCACGTTGAGCAAAACGTCCCATATATGCCGATCCATCAACCCTGTTGCCCGATGCAGTTACCCATGAGTTAGTCTGCAACAAATCCCAGTACGAAGTTTGTGTGGCTGGATTTTGATTATTACCAGCTTGGATAGCCACATATAATACTGCGTCGTACAAAACTTGGTCTCCTACTGCATAGGTAGTAGAACTAGACCATGTTGAATAGCTAAAGCTACTGGCATTAAAGTAATCAACCTGGAAACTCTTGACATTGTAACCTGATCGACGTGTGTTCCATAGCAGCATACCTGCGGGATATAATGCAGGATCAGGTGCATCCACATCCAGATAGTTGCTGGTCAACAAGCTAGTGATCGACGGCAGATTGTCTGTGATAGGATTTACTGTTCCTGTTGTACTCCAACGAGCATCTGCAAACAAAATACCATTTGAAGTCTGTTGATCAGTGTTGTCCAGAGTCACCCATTGATTTACACCTTCAACCACTTGCCAACGATTCAACAATGGATACCGTTCAAGGTCGCTGGTATCAACCCATAAGTCACCGTATACCAACACTGTACCATCTGTTTGGGTAGTAGGTGCAGTAGCCGAAATAATAGGGCCAGTTGGGTTAGTGGTGCTTAGATTGTAACCACGTGTGTCGTTGGTATCGTTTTGATACCCAACCCACGCAGTTCCAGTATTGATCATGATATCAACTTGACTTGGGCTGCTGTAATACCAGTAGGTTCCGTCAGCAGGATCTTGATCGGGTGCCACAGCACTGGCTGTGTAATCCAATGGAATCCAGCTGCTGAGTTGCAAGTAAGCAATTTGATCGCCATCAACAATGTTGCGGCAACCTGTGGTACTGGTTGCAAACCCAGCAGTTGTTACCGGAGTTCCAGTGACATTTTGCAGCAAGATAACACCACCTTGAGTTTGTGTCAACACAATTGCACCAGTTGAATTGACAGAAGCTACCACATATGGTAAACCTGCAGAACTCACAGCAGTATTAAATGCTGCTGCATCAGTGCCATTGATGGTTACTGTTACAGTAGCAGTCAAACTGGTAGAGTTTGCAATGCTTGTGGTAATAGTAAATTGATTGCCATTTACAAATGTGGGCACAGCCACACTACCTGTAACAATTGTGGCACCTTGACTGGCTCGTTTAAACACCTGCAATGTGTAAGTGTTATTGTAAGGAAGTTCACTTTGAATTTCTACCCACCAAATGCTGCTCAGCGCAGCCGGATTGTGATTGACATTAGCACTTTGTAAAGACTGATATGTTAAATTATTGTATATTACTCGAGTTCCTGCTGCATAAGTTGTAGCAGCACTCCAAGTAGCATACCCAGTTGATGCAGGATTTACATTGTATTGTGTGTAGGTATTTCCAGCAGCAATATTTTTACCGCCACCTGTTGCATCCAATGCTGCATTGGCATTCCAGTCATTTTCGTAAACTGGGGCAGCTTGTTGTACCCAGCTACCCAACGGTGTGCTGTATTTTTGCACTACCATCGATGTACCTAGATTTTGCACAGTTGTTTTGTTCCACACACTACCTGTAGGACGTGGTGTGGTATCTGTGGCTAACCAACGTGGGAATGTGTAGTTAGGACTTTGTTGCAGACCAGGAGCATAGTATGTGGTGTCTGCTGTGAGACCCAGTGTGGTTAACAATGCTGGAGTTGATCCAGTCAAAGTTATAACAATAGCACCATCATCTGCTGTGGATCCGTCTGCTGTGGCAGTGCTGTTGGCAAACAAGCAAAGTTTGTTGCTGATCACCGCTGAATAAACACCAGTGATACTAGCACTATTGATAGCTGCGCTAAGTCCCTGTATGGTGTTGTTGGTAGAAACAGGAACTGCCACACTAGTACCGTTGATCACAATAGTGTTACCTGCAGTCAATGCTGTGGTCACGGCATTGGCACCTTGGATAGCTGGCCAACTCAATTTCCATTCGTCGCTGCCTACCAGGACCCAATTGTTATACAAACTAGTTAATGTAGTAGAATTGTAACTAGCAACTGTAGCCACTGCACCATTTTTATAGTAAAGTGGATTTTGAACGTTGGTAGCAACAATAGCATAACCATTGATAATGCCATAATCTTGCAACGGTACACCATTTAGCAATTCAGTTGTGCTGGTAATAACTGAAGGAATCCGGTTGGTAAATGCACCTGTGGTTTGATTCCATTCAAAAATACCCCATTGACTTGTTGCGGTATTCAGCCAGTACGTACCGTTATCTGGTTCGCCTGTTGGACGTACCAATGTGGCTGTGAGCTGGGTAAGATCAATATCCACACGTTGTACATACGCACGATTGGTAACACCCAATGCGCTAAACGCTGCTAACAAACCATATTCATTCAATTCATATCCATTGATTGGAGTACCAATTGTGGTCTTGTAGAAAAACGGATTGCCAAATGTGGCTGCAAGATCACGTTGACTGGTGATCTGATAAACACGATTAGAATTGATTTTGAGTGTGCCTGCTGCTACACCAACGCCGCTGCCAGACACTTTGTTCTGTGCTGTGGCAATAAGAAAATACGGTACTGAATTAGTAGCGGCTGGAAGATATTGACTTTCGTCAATCACTGTGACTTGGACTCCGGGTGATACTAGTGCCATGGTGGCTCCTTTAAAAACTGTTACAGATATTTATCGGATGTCACCAAAAGTCATGGTGTTGCGATGCCCTTTGCAAAGGTTTTGAGATAAATACTGCATGAGACCCATGTGCAATGTATGCAATCAACGGCTGGTAGCGGTAAACTATCGCAAAGATGATGTTGTTCATTATCGATCAAGATGTGACCGATGTATCAAACAAAAAAAGAAAATTCGTCCTCCAGACGCATTGTGGAAAAAAGCAGGCTACAAGAAAAAACCCACATGCGATCGCTGTGGGTTCAAATCTAAACTGACCAGTCAAACTCTAGTGTATCACATGGACAGTAACATGCAAAATGTTGCGTTGACCAATCTTAGAACTGTATGCTTGAATTGTGTAGAGGAGGTTAAGCGGCTTGATGTTCCGTGGGTACCAAATCCACTACAAGCAGATCGTTGAGTTGGCTGTATAGGCTAGCAACTGTACCGTTGTTTTCCACCACATGATCAAACTCAGTACCAGCCCAAGAATACTCACTGGCATGAATACCTTGTTGTTCTAACCAACGCAATGCTGCTGTGTCCCCACGATTGGCCTGTGCTGCAATATTGTACCAGTGAGGAGTAATTCCACGCTGAATCCAAATCACTCGGCCACCTTGATTCTTGATTGCTGCCACTTCATTGCGGAATCTACAATCCGAAATCACGGTATTATTGCCAGTGCGACGCAGTTTGTTTTCTAAACTGGCAATCCAAATGTCCGTGTGAAACGCATTTCTACATACTTCTGTGCCCCAGTTTTGCAATATCCATCGTGGAGTTAGAGCAGGCATGCTCAAACGATTGCTCCACCAAGGATCAACTTGTTCTCGCCATTCTCTAGCTTCTTTGGTACGCCCTTCTAGCAATTCACGATCCCATCCAAACACCGCAGCCACAGCATCTTTTAGTGTGTTAGCAAATGAGTCTCGACGAAACTCGTGAAAGTTTACCAAATAGTCAGCAGCAGTGTCTTTACCTGCACCAATCAGTCCACAAATACCAATGATCATTTCAGGATCTCCTGCAACCATACATGGCACTCAGGCCACTGTCTGTAAATATGAGCCCGGCCACCGGCTCTGACCCACTCTTCACAATTACTAACACGGTCATCAATCAAGATATCCCCAGGCTCACAGTGTCGCCACTTGTCATGACTGAATGGACCAAAAAGTACAGGAATACCCGGAAAGCGTTCAAATGCCCACAAAACTTTGTCATAACTGGCAAATGGCACACTGTAGTCATGCGGCAGTGCTGTCAAGAAATTCAAGTCTTTGATTTGACCTTTACTCAACAAGTCCTGGCAGTATTCAACCAACTCATATGCGCCGGGCTTGATGGGCAAGTCACGATAGAAACGTTGTTTGGCTTTGACTTTATCCCAATCTGTATCTGGTATACGTTCACCATATTCCCAATTGCGATTGACAATTGCTCGGGCAGCGGGCATCCAGTCGGCGACTACGTCGTCCATGTCTAGGTAAATTTTCATACTAATCTTTCAACGTTAAGGTGTTTAAGGGTGGCTTGCAGTAGATCAATCTGCCGTCGGCAATCTTCTAATGCATGATGGCTTGCTGGAGGCTTGCCTAGATCAGGGTACAGTGAATATACTGTTCTTGCATCTCTTACTTTGTAGTATTTCCAAGGCAGGGGTCGATCAAAACTCTTGTAAGCGTGTTCCAATATGTTCATATCAAATGTAGGACCATTGGCCCAAATCAAGTTTGATTGCCAAATTAGTTTGCCTAGATCGTCTAGTGCTGAATCTAGTGAAACACGATTATCTTCGCCAAATGCTTCTTCTTGTGCTTCAGGTGGTTGAGTTGCCCACCAGTCTATGGTGCCTTGTTCAATGTTGCGGCCTGGTTGACTATCAGGATCAATTCGGGCATAGAAATACTGTGGATAGTATCCGGTACCCAGCGGGTTAAAACTCTGCGCAGCAATGGTAAGAATACATGCTTCTGGACCAGTGCTCACCGTTTCGATATCAATCATTAAATCAGCCATGTTCTGATTATAGCATAGATATCAGCCGATTACAAAGGTTAATGGCTGTGAACCATCAACATAATTCACCAATTGTGAGATCAACGCATCCATTTCGGCTTTGGCTTCACCCTTCATGGCAGCACCGTTGAGAGTTCCACCACCTTGCGGTCCGGCGATAGTGCCAAATTTCTCTCTTGCTTCACCTATGATCATCTTGCTAGCCGCTACCAAGTAATCTTTGATCCATTGTTGAATCTGGAAGTCACTTAGCAATTGTATTTCGGGCTTGAGATTGTAGGTCCACAGCAGCACTACTTCGCCACCGCCTGGGGGACTACGGATCAGCTGTAGTTTTTTAGTAACTGGATTCCATGTGTAGTTCAAGAATCCACCAAACATTCTAGCTGCTAGCTCTACGTATTGACTGTAGAAGTCGTATGTGGCCAGGCCACCGGACTGGTTAAAGTTGATTAGATACACATTCATCTGTGCTTGACTGAATGGATCAAAGTTTGACCCAAAAGGCCCAGATGCTATACCAAAACTGCGTTTGAAAATCTGTCTAACACTCTGCACTTCTTGGGGCAAAGTGTAGATGTTTTGTTGATTAACCAGCTGCATGAAGCTGTAGCTTTCTTCATATGCATTGTTAGCACGTTGGCGGTAAGTGCCAATGGTCTTTTGATATGCAGCTTCAAAGTGCGCTGGGTCCAGTTCAATATCAATGATCTGGTGGCCCAGCATCAGGCGCACGTACTCAAACAAGTTGTTTTTGAGTGTTGTTAGGTCTATAGGTTGTTGTTCTTGCATCAGGAACTCCGTTCCTGATATTTAGCCCGTTACCACACCTTGAGAATGATGAGATTCTCGTTGCCACGCCCGTTCCACGTGGTCTCAGTTGTTGTGAGTTCTTTGAAGATCTTGCGTGTGGCAGGTTTGCCTGCAGACATCAGTGCTTTGATAGTTTCTGTAGGCTTGCGCAGTGTTTTCTGCGAGCTTGTGCCTGTATCAAATCCAATCACAGCAGAACCTTTCACAGTAAAGCTACCGCGATGCGCATCTCCCATCACATGGATCAGTTTGCGCTTCACAGTGTCGTACAACCATGCTTCAGTTGCATCCACCAGCTTCACAGCAGGTTCACTTACCAGTTTGAGATCTGGGAATGTTTTGAGATACTTGAACCGGGCTGTTACTTTTTCTGGACTCACTGCTTTCTTGGCACGTGGCTTGCGTTCAACTTTCTTGATCTGCACATAGTTGTTGCAGTCAGTGATCACTTGTTCAGCAAACTTTACCAACTGCTTGGCTTGAGTTTTAGTCAAATAGCCGTAGCCTTCTACCAACTGTGCATCTTTGCCTGCTACCACAGCTTCTAGTTCTGTTAGATGGCGCTTCCAGATCTGTTGAATTTGGCTGATCAATTGTGGTGCTACATTGTGCCCACGAATGATTGTGATGGGTTGAAACTGCGCACTCATCTTTGCACCTGCTGCAACAAAATCGTCAAACAAGCCTTCGATCTCACCGGCACAATCTGTTGCTTTTTCCCGCAGTCGGTCTTGAATAGAAGGACCTGCTGCCTTGGTTTCTACCACTGCTACCGGTTCATCAGCTTCTTCTACCAATGCTTCCAGAATAAAAGCGTCCAGTTTGGCTTGCTCATGGTCGCTCAGTTCCAGCCCCATGGTGCTCATACGGCACAACCAACCTGTGGTCAGACGGATTTGGCTGTCAGGTAAGGCACGAATTTTCTTTGCTTCCTTGGTGCGATTGTGTGCATCCAGGTAGTATGCAATAAAGTCCTTGGCGTCTTTCTTGCCGTAGAAATAATTGTACCAACCAAACGCATTGCTCAAGCTACTGGTGCGATTGCTCACAGGTTGAATGTGCCATTCTGGTTCATTACCCACATACTTGGTATCTGGACTACGAGGGTTCAACGCTTTGACGTTGGCTTTTGCAGCTAGGGCCATGGGTTTTGCTTTAGTGGTTGTCATACTGTAATTATAGCACGTTAGTCTTTTTTGGTCAAGTCTGCGCAAAGTAGCACAAAACTCAAGTCAGATTCTTTTTGGAACATGATAAAGTACGGAGTTGGGCCGTGTACGTTTCTCTGTCCAAAATAGCCATACCAATTGGAATTGGTAGGACAATATCCTGAGGTCTCTAGCCGTTCACGACAAATTTTTTCAATATTACGAGCATTGTCACACCAGTTGTCAAATCGCAGTCCAGCTTGATAGCCCTGTTCTTTATACACTTTGTAACGGCGGTTTAGCTTTATGACTTTCATGTGTGTATTATAGCTGATCAGGCATTTCCGGTCAACCTGCCCATAAATAACACACTATGCCAAGATTAAGCCTATACCGCCCTAACCGAACAGCAGATTACCGTTTTTTTGATCGCACTATAAGTGAAATGTATCAAGTTGGCGGTGTAGACATGTATCTGCACAAATACATGGGTCCGCAAACTGGTGACAATACTGGTAACAACGATGCTACCCTGCCCAAATACGACACAACCAATCCGCTGTTTATCGAAGATTTGCTATTGTTAGAAAATCGTGACCGAACATACGATCCAGATATCTATGTCATGCGCGGTATTTACAAAACACAAGACATCGACTTTGACCTCACACAGTTTGGCCTGTTCTTGAACAACGACACTGTGTTTATCACATTCCACTACAACGACATGATTGATACCATGGGTCGCAAACTCATGAGCGGTGATGTGCTAGAATTACCAAACTTGCGTGACTACAATCCCTTGGATAGTACCATACCCAGAGCCTTGCCCAAGTGGTATGTGATACAGGATGCTGCGTTTGCCAGCGAAGGATTCAGCCAAACTTGGTTGCCTCACTTGTGGCGTGTGAAGGCCACTCCTATGGTCAATGCACAAGAGTTTGATCAGATTACCAAACAACCGTTTGAGCCCATTAACATTTGGGATCCGGGCAATTTTTATCCAGGTGGTGTCACAGTGCTTTATGGCGACAAATACTATACATCAAACAAAAATGTTCCTCCGGGCACAGACATTACCAACGCAGAATACTGGACAGAAAAAACCAATCCTCAAACCGTTGAAGACCGTCAAAGTACCCGTCCACGAGACTTGGCTATCAATGATGCTATACTTGTGCAAGCCGAAGCCGAAGTACCACGCTCGGGGTTTGATGTTGTGAAATTTTACATTGTGGCAACCAATCCTGACGGCACACCGGCTAATCCTGAATCTGCCACATACACTGCTGACTATACCATAAGTGATGCCAGCCGTACTGTGGCCAACGATGGTAACTCACCCAGAAGTGATGGCTACACAGCAGGTTACCTGACTGGTGATGGCAAAGCACCCAACGGATTGCCTGTGACCGCTGGTGTTAATTTTCCACCTAATCCTGTTGCTGGGCAGTTTGCATTACGCCTGGATTACTTTCCCAATCGACTGTTTCGTTTCAATGGATCAGGTTGGGTCAAAATTGAAAGCAATGTACGAACCAATCTCACACCGGGTGCCACCAACGATACTTTACGCTCCGGCTTTGTTAACAATACATACACTGTGAATACCACAGACCTTGGCAACATACCTAGCCGTCAGAGCTTGAGTGAAGCACTGATCCCCAATGCTGCCAACGGTGATCAAGGTGGCAATTTGCCGCCTAAGCCATATCCGCCAACACAACCTTATCAGAAATCCAGCTAAACATGAGCCTTAAAGAACTTACAGCAGATAAACATCGCGAAGCAGAGACCACACAGTTCATGAAAGCAGTGTTTGCAAAAACCCTGCCACGTGATCATTGGGTGGACTTTACCTATCAAAAATCATTGTTCTACAACACAATAGAAGCAGCAGCAACTGAGCAGGGCTTGATGAGTGATATTGAACCCGTGCGTAGATCAGCATTGCTCTTGCAAGATTATGAAAAAATGGATGGCAGTGCTCGTGAATTCAAACCAGCTGTGCTTGAATACCATAACTACATACAGACACTAACAGATCCCACAAGAATCATGTCACACTTGTACACATGGCACATGGGAGATTTGTTTGGTGGACAAATGATTAAAAAACTTGTGGATGGACCGCACAGCAGTTTGGATTTTCAAGATCCTCCTGTGTTGATTGCAGCCATGAGAAGCAAACTATCCGACGATATGGCCGATGAAGCCAATATTGCCTTTGACTGGGCAATCCAAATACTGAATGAATATGACCACTAATCTTTGGCAACGAGTTTTGAAAGTAGCAGAGTTCTTTGAATCACGGTTCAGAGAAACAGGCACACCCATTGTGAATGTGGCCGAATCCTACGACTGGTACAATCGACTGTACACCAGCCCTACATATCGCAGAGCACACGTCGAGATTGTGGACAAAACTGCCACTCACAAGATTCTTGTGCTACATTGCACAGTGTTTCCACACTATAACGATCCCAGCCCAATCTGGGGATTTGATGCTGTGTGCGGGCCAAACAAGATCACAGGAGCATTTCATGACTTCAGTGATGGTGGCGATCCCAACCACTTCATGATGAAACACTTTGCTGAAACTGTGAAAGATGTGACCTGGAACAAACCTAGAGTATTGCCACAGTGGGCATCAGAAATTTTCAGTTCAAACATTGTGGCCGCAGGCAATGTAAGCGACGAAGCTGAACTAGAAAACTTGTGCCAACTGGCAGAAGCAAACTTGGATTACTATCTCAATAACGTGGGCAAAACTGCACAGTCTGAACATGATTACTGGCCAGTACAGAGCAAGTACAATGCCAACAACAAGTTAAATCCGCATGTGGCTCGCAGCATGATCAGCATGGGCGTGGAAGAGGCTGTGATCAAGAAGTTCATTGACGAAGTATTATACCCAGAGCACAGACTATGAGCCAATTATTTTTTTACGACGAACAAATACGTCGATATCTACTGCAATTTACACGCATGTTCAGCTTGTTTGAAGTTGAATACGGACGCAACGAACAGGGCACGTCAGACTTGATACGTGTACCTATTCGTTATGGCGATGCCAGTCGACAAGCACAGACAATCCTAAATCAAAACTCTGCCAACAGTTTAAATGCCACGCCACTGATGACATTTTATATTACCGAGTTGGCCTATGACAGAGATCGCATGCAAGAGCCATATCATGTGAACAAAATGTTTGTGCGTCAACGCACATATGACACAGGTACAGAAAGCTACGAAACCACACAAGGCAATGCATTTCAAATTGAAAGACTCATGCCTGTGCCTTACAAGCTGACCATAAACCTGGATATCTGGACCTCAAACACCAATCAAAAGATGCAGTTGTTTGAACAAATTGCCACGTTGTTTAATCCTGCACTAGAAATACAGGCCACAGACAACTACATTGATTGGACCAGTCTCACAGTGTGCAATCTCGAAACTGTGAAATGGAGTTCAAGATCTATTCCAGTAGGTACTGACAATCCTATTGACATCATGACCATGACATTCAGCTTGCCTATCTGGATCAGCTCACCAGCCAAGGTCAAGAAACTGGGTGTGGTAGAGCGTGTGATTGCTAGTATATTTGATGCACAAGGGGATGCTGTCAATGCCCTAACTGACAATGATTTGCTACTAGGCACTCGAGTCAAAGTCACACCGTGGAGTTATCAAGTTTTGCTACTGGACGGACAATTACAGGTATTACAGCCACCGCAACCGGTGAATCCAGATCGTATTAGCCTGGCACCTTTTGGATTTCCCATAGTAGAAAGTCCACAGATCACTTGGCCCACAGTAATTGGTGCATACGGTGTGTTACGTCCGGGCATCAGCTATATTACTCTGGATAATCCCTGGGCACCGGATAGCAGTATCATTGGTACCATTGCAGTAAATCCAGCTGATGATCGATTGTTGATTTACAATATTGATCCCGACACTGCACCACAAAACACATTGAGTCCTGTGGATGCTGTTATTAATCCACTGACCACAGCACCCGGAGATGGGTTAGATAGCAGTCTAACCGGGCAAAGATACTTGATAAACGAAAGCACCGGCTATGATAATAATCCTTCCAATCCAGAAGCATGGCTAGGTACCGGTGGCCAACCCTTGATTGCACATGCCAATGACATCATTGAATACGACGGCGCACGATGGGTTGTCGCATTCAACAGTAGAGATACAACAGATGCACAATATGTAATCAACCTGACCACTGGCATTCAATTTTATTGGAATGGTACCAAATGGGTCAAAAGCATTGATGGATTATACACTGGAGGCTCATGGAATCTGGTATTGTAAAAGCTGTAGGAGTTTGGTTTTATTGCGCAAGCACCGGTAGATATCTATATCTGTTGCGCAACGATTCAAAGTACCCTGATACATGGGGATTGGTTGGCGGAAAAGTAGAGCACAGCGAAACATTAATTGCTGCTGTGGAGCGTGAATGTGCCGAAGAATTAGGATCTATTCCTGAATATCAGCAGTTGATTCCAATTGAAAAATTCACAAGCCCAGACTCTGCATTTGAATATCACACCTTCTGGTGCAGAGTTGACCATGAGTTCTTTCCTGATCTAAATCACGAACACATTGGCTATGCCTGGATCAAAACTGGACGCTGGCCAAGGCCATTGCATCCAGGATTGTGGAACACTGTGAACTTAGATACTATTCAAAAGAAGATAACTTCTCTTGAACGTACCTGCATCAGATAATCAATCAAAGAAGAATATATGCCACAGTCGGCAGTTTTCGTTGGTAAATCCAAAATAGTCTGTGGCTGAGTGAATGTATCCAGCATTGAATATAACTAATCGATTGTATACGTTACCAAATGAATCCACTGGTTCAAAGATAGTTCGATCTAGATTCTGACTGCCGGGTCTAAAGCATTTCGAAATGTCAGGATGAGTGATATGCCTAATGTCTGTGCCTTTGAGTGCATGGGTTGATGTGCCAGACTGATACGGTGCATCAGGAGTTAGGTACAACATAGCTGCCCAAGTTTGATTATCACAATGATGAGGAATTGGCTCACCTTCCTTACACACCTGGAATCGACCGTTCATGCCATGCCCTTCCCAGTTTACAATTTTGCGATTCATGATGTATTCAAATTCTTCTTTAAGTCCGGGAAATAAAAATTGTTCTTTGGTACGATCGCCTATGTAAAGTTTACCTAAGCCACCTTTATCATATTCCTGTTCCAAGGCAAACTTACGTATTGCATCAGGATTCTGATAAAAATTATCAACTATCCATACACCAGGCATGGGTTGCTGATTAATTATGGTGGAAGCAGTTCGAGCAATGTTTGCTTTAGGAACAATTGTTGCTTGTACCATTGGCAAACTTGCAGGAAACATATAATCTGTGGCAAAATTTATGTTGTTGCCAACAGATCTTAAACTGTTTCTGGTGGCTTCATTCACCAGTTCAGGATGTACCCACCAATCTTCATAACTATGAACTTTGTTATATGCAAGATCGCCGACTAATAGTTCATAACCTTTGCTTTGAAGAAATTCTCGACTTTGATCTCTTACGTTTTGATTATAGTAATAATCATGTTCAAATGTTATCACAGCAAATCTGTATTGATCAAAAGGTATACTTTTCAGAACTGTAAATGAAATTTCTGGTGGGTCGCAATCCACTTGCAAGTAATCAATGTCCTTGGAGAATCCTTTGGTAGCAAGAATTGCAGCATAGTTAACTGTGGTTGCATCTGTGCATATTACAGAGTTTTTGCGTCGATGCTCAAAGTCTTTTACTTTGCTTAATTCATACTCAATACTTAGACCTGTCCAATCAAACATGGTTTCCAATAGTGCTGTGTTGTTGCCATAGAAAGGTTCAGCACTACCAATTTCAAGATATTGACCATTGCGTTTGCCTTGGGTTGCTGCCAACACAAACAAGTCTTGATAGCTTTGACTAAAGTTCTTTTTAATATTTTTAATTCCATCAAACGACAATCGAACGCTGTCAATCATGCTAGAATCATAATAAGTGTGAGTAAACAACGGAACTACTTCAGGAGCATTGTTCCACTTGGGTGTTTCGTGCAGGGGAATCCGAGGCAAGCCACAATTTGTAAGATTGTTGTTCACAACAGTTTCATACATGGGCAACATTTTGTAGTTGTCTTTGAGGAACAGCATGATTTGTCGACTTTGCTCAGTTAGTCCTACCCACCAACTGGTCATTCCCTTCTGAAACAACAATGCATAGTATCCTGGATAATTTTCCGGAATTACAGATTCAGTGCTAAAGTCAGCCAGAGTCAATCCTAGCACCGCCATACTATGACTTTCTTGCCATTCGGTGCGATTTTCATGCACACGACTCAGCAAGAAGTATGCCTCTGGTCTAGTTGGTATCAATGCTATGGATTTCAGCAGCAGACCTTTTTCTGTATCGTCTCTAGTTTTTTGTTTTTCTAAACAGATACAGCATCGCATCAGTGCTTCGTATTGCTGCAAATCAGTTGAGCTGCGTTCTGCTGTGCGCAGATAAAAGCTGATAGCTGCGCCAGTTTGGCCTATACTTTCATATTCTTTTCCTAACTCAAAGTTGATCACAGGATCTTCGGAGTTTTCGATAAAGTTAGCTAGATTTTTCATATTAACGGTGGAAGGTTACAATTTTTTCTTTGGGATCTACAGCGTTCTCACAGTAGTTACACAAGCTGTAACAGGTCTGATCCTCCGGTATAACATCCTCATATGACTGAGTGTTCAGGTTGCCAATGATATGTTCTAATCCGTAATCCATACAGCATAAACTCACATCACCATTGGGCAATAGTACATTGTGATACAGTCCTTCAACACATCCACAAGTTTTAGATCCTGTGTGTGTGATAGCATTCCAACGATCCCGCAAGGTAACCAATTGTGGCTTGGCCACGCTTTCTTTAATGAGATTGCCGGCTCTGCTCCACATCTCGTAACTGGGTGCCCAATCAAATATGTGTCTCACACTAGGATGCAGTTCTTTGCCCATGCTCATCACAGAGAAGTTCTTTATTCTATGTTGGTTGTCTCGGATCCACTCTAGTGTTTTGAGATATCCAGGAGTGATAGGGTGTCTTGCTAACATTTCAGCATCAGGCAAGTGCAATACAAAACCACCGTTGGGGTTTCCAGCAAATGGTATATCTACAATTGCTTCCATATCTTCAATGCTCACACCAACTCCTGTGGTAAACACACTCACAGGATGTCCTTGCTCGTGTGCGTATACCACCATCTCAGTACAGTATTTGTTCATCCAGGGTTCGGTGAATCCAGCAAATGTAATGCGTACATCTGTGGGCACTTTGTCAACTATGGTCTTGAATGCATCCAAGGTCAAGATTCTTGTACCTTTGTAAACTTCTTCCAGTGTGCGTTGTGGGCAGAACACACAATCAACCACACAACCTTTTTCAGGAATGATTGTGGTAATTTCAAGTGTGGGGGCTGGATAGTTTTGCCACTTTTGCTTGACTGGAACTGCAACTGGATTGTTGATATAAATCATGATTGCAATATAGCGATCTGTGAACCAATCACTCCACAAGGACCATTTGATATCCACATAATCAATGCTGAGCACCTGGAAGTCAGTGAGTTCTTTCAAGTAAGTGTCTCTAAACTTACGGAATTTTTCTTTGAGGGCAGGAGTAGTAAGATGCACTTCCATAGCAATCTTACGCACATTGTTCTTGATCCAATCAAAATTTTCATCGTTGAGAACATCATATTCTCCACCTTCACAATCCATCTTGAGAAAATCAATGTGTGTGAGCTGTTGTTCAGCTATCAATGTACTGAATTTGATAGTATCTAATACGATCCCATCTGTGCCGTCACTGTGATCTACTTTGTTCTCATTGTACATACCGCAGCTATAGTTCTGCCCATCTGAATGCCCTATTGCTTTGTTTATGGTAACAACAGATATGCCTGTGTTACTGGCATTTTTTACCAGAGTAGGATATAAATCTTTATGTGGTTCAAGACAAATCACACGGCTGGGATTTTTGGATGCAATACTCCAGGTAAACGGACCTGAACTAGCACCTATGTCCACAACAATATCACCGGCAGCAACTTCACCAAATCTCTGATAGGCATTGTCTACAAATATTTCATTAGTGACAGTGTTGTAAAAAGATTTATTCTTGACCAGATTTCCCCAATCAAAATTGTGTGTTGCACCATTGTGAGTTATGGTTGGTACTACTGAATCAGTATAGTTTGCTTCTTTGATAAATTCGTCCACAGTGGTTCGTGGTATCTTCATGATAAATGCACAGTTGTCCTGGAATCCAAATGTGACCAACAAGTGATTGTCGTACCAAGCTGCACCACAGCAAAATTCAATGTCGGCGTTCATGAAACTAAATGCATCAGTATAGGCCAGCAGTTTCCAATTGCGATCCCACATTACAAATCTATGTCTGTATGTGGCATCTTTTTTGCCAGCTGGGCTGTTGAACAAGTTGGTTTCATGAACTATGGCTATGTAATTGTTGCCGTAGGGAATAACCTGACTGCCGCCACGGAAATCTGGAACACCGGGTATGCGAGGTCCAGGATCAGCAAATACAGTACGTGTTTCGCCAGTGTTGATGTCGTATTTTACTACCTCTGTGGGATTGGTCCACTTAACATAGGTGAACTGTTGATCCAAAACTGGCATCCAGTTTTTTTCGCAATAGCTGGTGTTGTCTCCCAATGCAGGAATACGTTTGCGCCTGGTTTCTTTGGTTTGATCTGGAGAGATAGTGATCTCGGACAGTTCCATACGTCCTTCACCGTGAGTGGTGGTATCTCTACGTACTCCAGTCAGCCACAATTTGTGATCCCATCGCATGAGTCTTGCATCCTCTAACCCTACAAATTCCCACATTGGTTCTTTGTCACAAGCAGATGTATCCACATTCATCACTTGTTTGATTGTGAGATCAGGGTTGAGTACACACATGTAATTCCATGTGCGAAGATGGATATCGTTTTCTGGATGCAGATATTGCAGCGGACCGTATCTGTGTTCAAACTTTTTGTGTTCACTGTGCCATAATGTGTAATTCACATGGCGCAGATTTACCAAAATTGTTTGTCCGTCCACATACACAGAAGGATTCATTAGGCCGGTGCCTGACAAATCTGCCGGAATGATCAAGGGATGTACACTGCCGCCGGCAGCAATCACAGGTTTGGCCAACCCGTTTTTATAAATTTGTTGGGATAATGATGTAGTCACACATACATTTATGCCTGTGTAATACAGGTGTGACTAAATCTGTTCAATTACGGCACAATCACAGTCTGCCCACAACCACTTCAATCACACCCACACCGTTCCCACAGTATGATTGCAGTGCCTTACCAATAATCACACCCGGTTGATATCTGACCATATCCAATGCTTCGGCCACACCTGCTCGATTGCTGGTCACAACTCGGTCACCTGCAGAAATGTTACCAACCACGCTCACAGGCACACGTCCGGTCAGTGCCACTGCCACTGTGAATTCTCCTTGCAATCCAGAATTCATTATGTGTGCAGGATTGGTAGATACCACACCGGCAACTCTATAATCATGGCTTACAGAATTGATAGTGACTTCTTGATTGCCGCCAAATATCATCACCGTGCCGGGAGCATATTCTGCATCTGTGGTATACATCTCGGCCAAGTCAGCGTACTGTGCTGTGGTTGCTTTGGCATGGACAGTGTTGAAATAGTTAGTGACATTACCAATATTAGCTGTATTATTAGATGCACTGGTCTGTATATTGCCTGCAACAATTAACACAGCACTACTTGCCGCTGCTGTTCCTCCCAAAGTTAACAAATTTGCCGAGGCATTAAATACAAATCCAGCTGTGTTAACGTTAGCAACTTGAGTACTGCCAGCGGCACCTACCATCACAGGATACAATGTAGTGGTTGTGGTATTGTTAGTGGCGTTTATGCTTGTACCCGGACCTGCCACACCTTGTACACCTTGAGCACCGGTTGTGCCTTGAGCACCGGTTGTGCCTTGAGCGCCGGTTGTGCCTTGAGCGCCGGTTACACCTTGTACACCTTGTACACCTTGTGTGCCTTGAGCACCGGTTGTGCCTTGAGCGCCGGTTGTGCCTTGAGCGCCAGTTACACCTTGTACGCCTTGTACACCTTGTGTGCCTTGAGCACCGGTTGTGCCTTGAGCACCGGTTACACCTTGTACGCCTTGTACACCTTGGCGGCCTTGCACACCTTGTGTGCCTTGAGCACCGGTTGTGCCTTGAGCGCCGGTTGTGCCTTGAGCGCCGGTTGTGCCTTGAGCGCCGGTTGTGCCTTGAGCGCCGGTAGTACCTTGAGCGCCGGTAGTACCTTGAGCGCCTGATCCAGCAACTGCCACACCGTTGGCGTAGGTGAATCCAGCTGCTTGTACATTACCTGTGGCATTGGCCAATCCACCAATGTACAAGTTACCAGTGATACCTGTTCCGCCGGTGACTTGTAATGACCCAGACGTGGTGCTGGTAGAATTACTGAGCGTGACATTACCCACAATCAACACGCTATCTGTGCTTGCTGTTCCATAAATTCGTGTGCCGGTTTGTAATTTTGCCATGGTATCTTTATTGCTAGATTGTATTTATGGTCAAGAGATACCGGTGACTTCATCAAAGATGTTTGACACTTGAATTGACCCGTTGCTCAATATTCTCATGGCCACAGCAGATTGAGATACTTCATCAAACAGACTGGAATACACCACATTTGACTGTATAGATGCATTGTTTTGCGCAATTTCATTAAATTGCATTGTGTTTGCTATTGCCAGCGTGCCAGTACTGAACAATCTTGCTGATATTGCTGGTATTGCCGATACTGCGCTGTAGGTGATGATCACGAGGCCCCGGGTACTGCTTCCTACAAAACCTGCTGGGTTGCCCGAACCTGCTCCAGCACCAAAGTTGATATCAAGATCATGATATCCTGCTTGTCCTGTTGTGCTTGTAGTGGCCCCTGCTCCGCCTGCTCCACCAGCAGGACCATAATTTACGCCGCCAATGGTCCATACCGTTGATGCGGCGCCAGGCTTACCATCAGTCCTAAAACCTGTTGCACTTGCGCTACCGCCACCACCGCCGCCACCTGTGTTTGCTGTTCCTGCAACAGCATTGGTGGTGGCCGTTCCACCTGCACCGCCGCCTAAGCCACCAGTACCATTGCCCCCAGCGCCACCAACAGTGGCGCTGGGTGCTGTTTGCCCAGCAGTAGAGGAGCCACCATTTGAGCCTCCTCCTCCACCGCCTGTGCCTGAACCAGTGCCAGTGGGCCAGCCATTACCGCCGTCCTTACCAGCACCACTTGGCCCTGCTGCGCCACCGCCACCGCCGCCGCGGAATTTACCACCCGAAGCTGTGGTATTGTTTAAGCCGCCATTGCCACCGCTGTACTTTAAGTCTACCCCAATGCAATTTGCTGCTGTTCCTCCAAGTCCTGATGCCGCGCCGGCTGCAAGAAGCCCAGCAGACGTATCGCCCGGCGCGGGCGCGGTATTGGCGTTTCTGTTGAACCAAGAGTCAATTGGTGTTGCATAAACTTGTGTGCCAAATACAGGTGTATACGCAGGGCGAACATATGCTATATTTTCTGGTGTTACAGCTAGTGAGGTAGTTTTTGCATAGGCACCACCGCCGCCGCCGCGCCCAGAAATAGCGTCTAAAGGAATGCCGCCACCTCCAATGGCCTCTACCTGTACAGAAGTAACTCCCAAAGGAGTGCGCCAAGGAATGGCGGTAGTTGAGTAGTATGGAAGAGTAAAGACTTCGGTATACGGGCCTCCTGTTATTGCCACGGGTGTGTAGGTAATAATAATTAGGCCCTGGTTTATACTATAACCTCCTCCATAGCCTACTCCCACACCAATAACTGAACCTGATGAAGTTGCTATTATTCCTCCGGCGCCACCACCTGGACCGTAAACGTTATTTAGGTAGTCGGTCCAAACATTGTCCTGCGCTCCTCCCCCCGAAGAAACAGCGGCGGAGGGTTGTCCACCACCTCCTCCACCTGTTCCTGTAGTTCCGTTAACTCCGGCAGTTCCACCACCAGTTCCACCTCTGCCATCACCACCTGTACCGTAGCCGCCGTTAGAGCCTCCATTTGCACCACCACCTCCGCCACCAAGTACGCCGTTACTGGGTCCTCCACTACCACCATTTCCATTTGGGCCAGCAGCGCCGCCGCACCCATTTAGAAATCCGCCATTTCCGCCAGAAAAAGCACCTACTGAAGGAATGCAATCTGCCGCTGCACCGCCTACTTGTCCATAACTTCCTGTCGTCCCTGCTGCTTTTGCGCCTTGTGATGTGTTTGTTGGTACTCCCCCAGTATTGCTTATCCAAGTAGGGTTTTGTGTGGCATAAGTAAGGGTCTGGCCCGGGGTTACAGAAAATCCAGTAAGTTTAGTGTATGCGCCGCCACCTCCTGCAATATCCTCAATGGTATCGTAACCACCACCACTAGCAATTAATTCAATCTGGATAGAATTGCAATCAGCAGGCACCTGCCATTTTCCAGATGATGTTAAAGCTATCACAACATTTGCCATGCGTTATCCTTAATTAAAAGTAAAATCTATACTGATCAAAGTTGGATTGTATACCATGTGTCCTGACACTCCGCCCGAGTTGTTTGCTAGGTTCAAATAATTCCCTGCGGTGATGTTACCACTAACATATGCATTACCAGTAACACCAAGTGTGGTAGTTGGTGATGAATTAGCAATACCAACATTACCGTTTGTATCAACCAGCACTCTTGATATATTATTTGTACCAAGTGCCAAAGGTGAATTGTCTTGGTTGAATACGTATGCGCCGGTTGACCCAGTACCTGGAATAGTTCCATATCCCATGTACAATCTAATGTTATTACTTGCGTCTGTAAATGAACCTTCACCAACCACTGTGAGTCTTTTTGCAACCGACGTTGTAAATGGACCCACAAGAATGTTTCCTAATACTGAAAGTATATTAGTTGAAGCATCAAACGACAACCCAGTTGTGTCAACATTGGCAGCTTGATTTGATCCTGAACCACCTACCATCACAGGATACATTGTACCTGTGGTAATATTGGCAGCGTTTATGGTAGTGCTAGGTCCAGCTAAACCTTGTGTACCTTGAACGCCTTGAACGCCTTGTACGCCTTGAGCACCGGTTGTGCCTTGTGCGCCAGTTACACCTTGTGTGCCTTGAGCGCCGGTTGTGCCTTGAGCACCAGTTGTTCCTTGTGCGCCAGTTACACCTTGAACGCCTTGAGTACCTTGTGTGCCCTGAGCACCGGTGGTACCTTGAGCGCCAGTTGTTCCTTGTGCGCCAGTTACACCTTGAACGCCTTGAGTGCCTTGAGCACCGGTGGTACCTTGAGCGCCAGTAGTACCTTGAGCGCCAGTTACACCTTGAACGCCTTGAGTACCTTGCAAGCCTGCTGCTACAAATGTCCAAGCAGAGAATGTGCCCGAACCACCACTGTTGGTAGGTGCAAATGTCAAATTGACACCAGTAAATCCAGTGATTGAGCCTTCCATGAAGTTGGCAGGTGTGGCTGTGTTGAACACACGAACTCGTTCACCAACTGTGAATGCTGTGGCGGTTACTGCCAAATTGGTTGTAAAGGCAATTGACCCCGAACTGGCAATTGTAGCACTTGATGCGGAAGTTAAACCTGAATATCCGGTTCCAATAACGCCTTGTACGCCTTGTACGCCTTGCACGCCTTGCACACCTTGAGCGCCAGTAGTACCTTGAGCACCAGTTACACCCTGCACGCCTTGCACACCTTGCACGCCTTGCACACCTTGAGCACCTGTTGTGCCTTGAGCGCCAGTAGTACCTTGAGCACCAGTTACACCTTGCACACCTTGCACGCCTTGCACGCCTTGAGCACCAGTTGTGCCTTGGGCACCAGTAGTACCTTGAGCACCGGTTACACCTTGAGCACCGGTTACACCTTGCACACCTTGCACGCCTTGTACGCCTTGTACACCTTGTACTCCTTGCACACCTTGAGCGCCGGTTGTGCCTTGAGCACCAGTTACACCCTGCACGCCTTGCACACCTTGCACACCTTGCACACCTTGAGCACCTGTTGTGCCTTGAGCGCCAGTAGTACCTTGAGCACCAGTTACACCTTGTGTACCTTGCACGCCTTGCACGCCTTGAGCACCAGTTGTGCCTTGAGCGCCAGTAATACCTTGAGCACCAGTTACACCTTGTGTACCTTGCACGCCTTGCACGCCTTGAGCACCAGTTGTGCCTTGAGCGCCAGTAATACCTTGAGCGCCAGTTACACCTTGAACGCCTTGAGTACCTTGCAAGCCTGCTGCTACAAATGTCCAAGCAGAGAATGTGCCCGAACCACCACTGTTGGTAGGTGCAAATGTCAAATTGACACCAGTAAATCCAGTGATTGAGCCTTCCATGAAGTTGGCAGGTGTGGCTGTGTTGAACACACGAACTCGTTCACCAACTGTGAATGCTGTGGCGGTTACTGCCAAATTGGTTGTAAAGGCAATTGACCCCGAACTGGCAATTGTAGCACTTGATGCGGAAGTTAAACCTGAATATCCGGTTCCAATAACGCCTTGTACGCCTTGCACACCTTGCACGCCTTGCACACCTTGAGCGCCAGTAGTACCTTGAGCACCAGTTACACCCTGCACGCCTTGTACGCCTTGCACACCTTGCACACCTTGAGCACCTGTTGTGCCTTGAGCGCCAGTAGTACCTTGAGCACCAGTAGTACCTTGAGCACCAGTTACACCCTGCACGCCTTGTACGCCTTGCACGCCTTGCACACCTTGAGCACCTGTTGTGCCTTGAGCGCCAGTAGTACCTTGAGCACCAGTTACACCCTGCACGCCTTGTACGCCTTGCACACCTTGCACACCTTGAGCACCTGTTGTGCCTTGAGCGCCAGTAGTACCTTGAGCACCAGTTACACCTTGCACACCTTGCACGCCTTGTACGCCTTGCACACCTTGCACACCTTGCACACCTTGAGCGCCAGTAGTACCTTGAGCACCAGTTACACCTTGCACACCTTGCACGCCTTGTACGCCTTGCACACCTTGCACGCCTTGCACACCTTGAGCGCCAGTAGTACCTTGAGCACCAGTTACACCCTGCACGCCTTGTACGCCTTGTACGCCTTGCACACCTTGAGCACCTGTTGTGCCTTGAGCGCCAGTAGTACCTTGAGCACCAGTTACACCTTGCACACCTTGCACGCCTTGTACGCCTTGCACACCTTGCACACCTTGCACACCTTGAGCGCCAGTAGTACCTTGAGCACCAGTTACACCTTGCACACCTTGCACGCCTTGTACGCCTTGCACACCTTGCACGCCTTGCACACCTTGAGCGCCAGTAGTACCTTGAGCACCAGTTACACCCTGCACGCCTTGTACGCCTTGTACGCCTTGCACACCTTGAGCACCTGTTGTGCCTTGAGCGCCAGTAGTACCTTGAGCACCAGTTACACCTTGCACACCTTGTACACCTTGGCGGCCTTGCACACCTTGCACACCTTGCACACCTTGAGCGCCAGTAGTACCTTGAGCACCAGTTACACCCTGCACGCCTTGTACGCCTTGTACGCCTTGCACACCTTGCACGCCTTGCACACCTTGAGCGCCAGTAGTACCTTGAGCGCCAGTAGTACCTTGAGCACCAGTTACACCTTGCACACCTTGCACGCCTTGCACGCCTTGAGCACCAGTTGTGCCTTGGGCACCAGTAGTACCTTGAGCACCAGTTACACCTTGCACACCTTGAACGCCTTGTACACCTTGTACTCCTTGCACACCTTGAGCGCCAGTTGTACCTTGAGCACCGGTTACACCTTGCACACCTTGAACGCCTTGTACACCTTGCACACCTTGCACGCCTTGCACACCTTGAGCACCTGTTGTGCCTTGAGCGCCAGTAGTACCTTGAGCACCAGTTACACCCTGCACGCCTTGTACGCCTTGCACGCCTTGAGCACCTGTTGTGCCTTGAGCGCCAGTAGTACCTTGAGCACCAGTTACACCTTGCACACCTTGAACGCCTTGTACACCTTGTACTCCTTGCACACCTTGAGCGCCAGTTGTACCTTGAGCACCGGTTACACCTTGCACACCTTGAACGCCTTGTACACCTTGAGCGCCAGTTGTACCTTGAGCACCGGTTACACCTTGCACACCTTGCACACCTTGAACGCCTTGCACACCTTGAACGCCTTGTACACCTTGTACTCCTTGCACACCTTGAGCGCCAGTTGTACCTTGAGCACCGGTTACACCTTGCACACCTTGCACACCTTGCACACCTTGAACGCCTTGTACACCTTGCACACCTTGTGTGCCTTGTGCGCCAGTTACACCTTGTACGCCTTGCACACCTTGTGCGCCAGTTACGCCTTGCACACCTTGCACACCTTGAACGCCTTGAGCACCTGTTGTACCTTGAGCGCCAGTGGTGCCCTGCACGCCTTGTACACCTTGTACTCCTTGCACGCCCTGTACGCCCTGTACGCCCTGTACGCCTTGAGCGCCGGTTGTACCTTGAACGCCCTGTACACCCTGTACACCCTGTACGCCTTGTGTTCCCTGGGCAGCTTGAACACCCTGTACACCTTGACGGCCTTGCACACCTTGTGTGCCCTGTGTACCTTGAACACCTTGAGTGCCTTGTGCAGCTTGCACACCCTGAACGCCTTGTACACCTTGAACACCTTGTGTGCCTTGTGTGCCCTGAGTAGACACTGCAACACCATTAGCATAGGTAAATCCAGCTGCTTGCACATTGCCCACAGCGGAAATATTTCCTGATACTTGAAAAATTGAACCAATAATGCTTAACGTGCCAGTTCCAGCTGCTCTGCCTATGTTGCCGCCGCTGGCTATGATTCTTGAATCATAATCCAAGGTGCTATTACCACTGCTGTGGAAGTCAATATATGGAGTATTAACTGCTGCAACATTTCCTAGTTCCATACCTGCATTGTTAGCGTTGGCCACTAATGCACCTGGATTAGTAAGTGTTATCGTAGTGCCTGTTATGCCTCCACTAACTGATATTGTAGTTCCTGTAAAAGATGTTGCTTGCACAATACCGGACAGTGACATGTTAGTGCCAGTGTATGATGGTGAATTTATAGTGCCTAATGCGCTTACATCTGTACTATAAACTGCGGCAGTTACAGATAAGTTTCCACCTGTATAACCATCTGCTTGTACATTGCCAGTGATAGTGGCGCTGCCTGCATACAAGTTTGCGCCAGTAACACTGCCTGTAACACTGACTACATCACCAGTATAGCTGGCTGTGTTTACAATACCTGTCACTGAAAGTATATTACCAGTGGCAGTGAAGGACAATCCAACAGTATCAACGTTGGCAGTTTGATTTGAGCCACTAGCACCTACCATCACAGGGTACAATGTGCCTGTGACAACATCAGTAGCGTTTATAGTGGTACTAGGTCCAGCTAATCCTTGCGTACCCTGGACGCCTTGAACGCCCTGGACGCCTTGTACGCCTTGTACACCCTGTGTGCCTTGCACACCTTGCCGACCTTGCACACCCTGAGCGCCAGTTACGCCTTGAACGCCCTGAACACCTTGTGTACCCTGTACGCCTTGTACGCCTTGTACACCTTGTGTGCCCTGAGCACCAGTGGTGCCTTGTGCGCCAGTTACTCCTTGTGTGCCTTGGACACCTTGTGTACCCTGTACGCCTTGTACGCCTTGTACGCCTTGTACACCTTGTGTGCCCTGAGCACCAGTGGTGCCTTGTGCGCCAGTTACACCTTGTGTGCCCTGCACGCCTTGAACGCCTTGTGTGCCCTGCACGCCTTGTGTGCCCTGCACGCCTTGAACGCCTTGTGTGCCTTGAACACCTTGTGTGCCCTGCACGCCTTGTGTGCCTTGAACACCTTGTGTGCCCTGCACGCCTTGTGTGCCCTGAACACCTTGTGTGCCCTGAACACCTTGTGTGCCCTGCACGCCCTGAACACCTTGTGTACCCTGTACGCCTTGTACGCCTTGTACACCTTGTGTGCCCTGAGCACCAGTGGTGCCTTGTGCGCCAGTTACTCCTTGTGTGCCTTGGACACCTTGTGTACCCTGTACGCCTTGTACGCCTTGTACGCCTTGTACACCTTGTGTGCCCTGAGCACCAGTGGTGCCTTGTGCGCCAGTTACACCTTGTGTGCCCTGCACGCCTTGAACGCCTTGTGTGCCTTGAACACCTTGAACGCCTTGTGTGCCTTGAACACCTTGTGTGCCCTGCACGCCTTGTGTGCCTTGAACACCTTGTGTGCCCTGCACGCCTTGTGTGCCTTGTGTGCCCTGAGCACCAGTGGTGCCTTGTGCGCCAGTTACTCCTTGTGTGCCTTGGACACCTTGTGTACCCTGTACGCCTTGTACGCCTTGTACGCCTTGTACACCTTGTGTGCCCTGAGCACCAGTGGTGCCTTGTGTGCCTTGAACACCTTGAACGCCTTGTGTGCCCTGCACGCCTTGTGTGCCCTGCACGCCTTGTGTGCCTTGAACACCTTGTGTGCCCTGCACGCCTTGAACGCCTTGTGTGCCCTGCACGCCTTGTGTGCCCTGAGCACCAGTGGTGCCTTGTGTGCCTTGGACACCTTGTGTACCCTGTACGCCTTGTACGCCTTGTACACCTTGTGTGCCCTGAGCACCAGTGGTGCCTTGTGCGCCAGTTACACCTTGTGTGCCTTGAACACCTTGTGTGCCCTGCACGCCTTGAACGCCTTGTGTGCCCTGCACGCCTTGTGTGCCCTGAGCACCAGTGGTGCCTTGTGCGCCAGTTACACCTTGTGTGCCCTGCACGCCTTGAACGCCTTGTGTGCCCTGAACACCTTGTGTGCCTTGAACACCTTGAGTACCTTGTATGCCCTGAACACCTTGTGTGCCCTGAACACCTTGTGTGCCTTGAACACCTTGAGCGCCAGTTACACCTTGAATGCCTTGAACACCTTGTGTGCCTTGAACACCTTGTGTGCCCTGCACGCCTTGAACGCCTTGAACGCCCTGTACACCCTGAACTCCTTGTAATCCTTGAGTGCCCTGAGCGCCAGTAGTACCTTGAACACCTTGTGTGCCTTGAACGCCCTGTACACCTTGTGTGCCAGTTACACCCTGGACGCCTTGAACACCTTGTGTGCCTTGAACACCTTGTGTGCCTTGAACGCCTTGTACGCCTTGTGTGCCTTGTGTGCCTTGTGTGCCTTGAACACCTTGTGTGCCTTGTACGCCTTGTGTGCCTTGTACGCCTTGTGTGCCTTGAACGCCTTGTGTACCTTGTGTGCCCTGCACGCCTTGTGTGCCTTGAACGCCTTGTGTACCTTGTGTGCCCTGCACGCCTTGAGTACCCTGAACACCTTGAACACCTTGAACACCTTGTACGCCTTGTACGCCTTGAGTACCCTGAACACCTTGAACACCTTGTACGCCTTGAACGCCTTGTGTACCTTGTGCGCCCTGCACGCCTTGTGTGCCTTGAACACCTTGTGTGCCTTGTGTGCCTTGTGTGCCTTGAACACCTTGTGTGCCTTGAACGCCTTGTGTACCTTGTGTGCCCTGCACGCCTTGAGTACCCTGAACACCTTGAACACCTTGTGTGCTTTGAACGCCTTGTGTACCTTGTGTGCCCTGCACGCCTTGAGTACCTTGAACACCTTGTACGCCTTGTACGCCTTGAGTACCCTGAACACCTTGAACACCTTGTACGCCTTGTACGCCTTGAGCGCCGGTTGTGCCCTGTGCGCCAATTGTACCTTGAACACCCTGTACACCCTGTACGCCTTGTGTGCCCTGTACGCCTTGTGTACCCTGTACGCCTTGTGTGCCTTGGGCAGCTTGCACACCTTGCACACCTTGGAGACCCTGCACACCTTGAGTTCCTTGAGCACCTGATCCTGCTACAGGAGTGCCGTTGGCGTAGGTAAATCCTGCTGCTTTTACATTACCAGCCACAGATATATTACCAGCCACACTCAATGCTGTGCCTGATGTGTTTGATATGTTTACTGTGGTGTTTGAACCAAATGTAACAGTACCATTGCCAAGTCCTGGTCCTATTGAGATTGTGGTAGTGGAGTTAGCTGCGCCATTTTCACCAATGCTAATGGTTTTGGTGTTGCCTGATGTGGTCACACCATTGGCAATTGCCAGAGTGTGTGTCACAGTTGATCTGTCAACTTGTATCGCACCGGTTTGTGATACACCACCTAATACAAGTAACGAAGCAAGTAAGCTGGTACCAATATTGATATTAGATGAGGTAGCACTAAAATTTACCCCACCATTTACAGATATACTAGATCCAAGAAATCCGCCAGTTGCAACAAAATTACCCCCTTGTACATTCCCTGTGGTTGAAATATTACCAGTGGCCACAATACCAGCGGTGGTAACATTACCAGTAGTGCTTAGGCTAGTACCGGTGGCAGCACCAATGTTAGGGGTTGTTAAGTTAGCACTGGTTTTAACAACAATGTTTCCTGTTCCATCAAATGCTGTGGTTGTGTTGTCTACCTTGGCACTGAACACTGTGCCTACCAAAGTCAATCCAGCGGAGGTATTTGCAGTGTACACTTGACTTCTGCTGAATTCTGCAAACTGTATGTTACTGGTACCAAATGTGATTGTACCAGATGGCGAACTCACAACAAATGCAGCGCCAGCATTGACATTTCCACTTTGCACAAAGAAATAGTCGTTGATACTGATTTCTTCTGTGCTGTTTGCTCCGTATTGATCAGTGTCTGAGGAACGTATAATAGCAGTGGTGTTGGCATAGGTATACACACCATTCTGTACGCCATTGGCCTGATTTTGCACCAATACCCGTGTGCCTACAGTTTGAATATTGGCTCCGTCAATAAGATTGAATACACCAGTAGTTTTTAATGTGGCACCTACGCCATTACCTGCTCCATTGGGTTGGTTATAAGTTATGGTACCACTGGTAGCTGTTTCCAGAGTGGTTGTGGTAGCTGCATACACTGGCTGGTGAAATGTTATCCCAGTTGTGGCAAAATTATCAACGTATAACTTAGTTGCTGCATCATAATCTTGTACAGGCATAGCAAGATTATTGATGTATGTGTTAGCTTTCAATACCACATTGCCGCTAGGGTTTAAATTCAAAGCACCGGTACTGGTGATTGTAGTGCCTGTAAAAGATGTTGCTTGCACAATACCGGACAGTGACATGTTAGTGCCAGTGTATGATGGTGAATTTACAGAACCCGTCGCACTTAGGGTTGTAGCATCAACCCTACCAGTTACAGATAAGTTTCCACCTGTATAACCATCTGCTTGTACATTGCCAGTGATAGAGGCGTTGCCGCCATTTACTGTTCCACTAGTAACACTGCCTGTAACACTGACTACATCACCAGTATAGCTGGCTGTGTTTACAATACCTGTCACAGAAAGTATATTGCCAGTGGCAGTGAAGGACAATCCAACAGTATCAACGTTGGCAGTTTGATTTGAGCCACTAGCACCTACCATCACAGGATACAATGTGCCTGATGTAACATCAGTAGCGTTTATAGTAGTGCTAGGACCAGCTAATCCTTGCGTACCTTGTACACCCTGTACACCTTGAACGCCCTGTACACCTTGAACGCCTTGTGTACCTTGAACGCCTTGTGTACCTTGAACGCCTTGTGTACCTTGAACGCCTTGTGTACCTTGAGCGCCAGTTACACCTTGTGTGCCTTGTGTACCCTGAACACCTTGTGTACCTTGTGTACCTTGTGTACCTTGTGTACCTTGAATGCCCTGTACACCTTGAACGCCCTGTACACCTTGTAATCCCTCAACGCCTTGTACGCCTTGTACGCCTTGGATGCCCTGTACGCCTTGTGTACCTTGAACACCTTGTGTACCTTGAACACCTTGTGGGCCTTGGATGCCCTGTACGCCTTGCGTACCTTGTACGCCTTGCGTACCCTGAACGCCTTGTATACCTTGAACGCCTTGTGTGCCCTGTACGCCTTGTGGGCCTTGGATGCCCTGTACACCTTGTGTACCCTGAACGCCTTGCACACCTTGTGGGCCTTGGATGCCCTGTACGCCTTGCGTACCCTGTACGCCTTGCGTGCCCTGTACGCCTTGTAATCCTTGAATGCCCTGTACACCTTGTGTACCCTGAACGCCTTGCACACCTTGAGTACCTTGGATGCCCTGTACACCTTGAGTACCTTGGATGCCCTGTACACCTTGAGTACCTTGGATGCCCTGTACACCTTGTGTACCCTGAACGCCTTGCACACCTTGAGTACCTTGGATGCCCTGTACACCTTGAGTACCTTGGATGCCCTGTACACCTTGAGTACCTTGGATGCCCTGTACACCTTGTGTACCCTGAACGCCTTGCACACCTTGAGTACCTTGGATGCCCTGTACACCTTGAGTACCTTGGATGCCCTGTACACCTTGAGTACCTTGGATGCCCTGTACACCTTGTGTACCTTGAACGCCTTGCGTACCCTGGACGCCTTGAACGCCCTGAACACCTTGTGGGCCTTCAACACCCTGGACGCCTTGTGTACCCTGAACGCCTTGAACACCCTGGACGCCTTGTGTACCCTGAACGCCTTGAACACCTTGTGGGCCTTGAACACCCTGAACGCCTTGCACACCTTGTGTGCCTTGAACACCTTGTGTGCCTTGAACACCTTGTGTGCCCTGAACACCTTGTGGGCCTTGAACGCCTTGTGTGCCTTGTACGCCTTGGGTACCTTGAACGCCTTGTGTGCCTTGCACGCCTTGAACGCCTTGTGTACCCTGCACACCTTGAACGCCTTGTGTGCCCTGGGCGGCTTGAACGCCTTGTACACCCTGTGTGCCTTGTACACCCTGAACACCTTGAGCACCTGATCCTGCTACAGGAGTGCCGTTGGCGTAGGTAAATCCAGCAGCTTGTACATTACCGGCAGCAGATATATTACCAGCCACACTCAATGCTGTGCCTGATGTGTTTGATATGAGTACTGTGGTGTTTGACCCAAAGGTGACTGTGCCATTACCAAGTCCTGGTCCTACTGAGATTGTGGTAGTGGAGTTAGCTGCACCATTTTCGCCAATACTAATAGTTTTGGTATTGCCCGATGTGGTCACACCATTGGCAATATAAAGTGTTTGTGTCGCAGTTGATCTGCCAACTGTGATTATACCAGTTTGAGCAGTACCTCCCAGAGCTATTACACCAGTGGTCTGACTGGTACCAATGTTGATAGCACTAGTGGTTGTACTAAACGTGACAGCTGTACCAGCAGTCAGTGTGCTAGTGGCGCTTATTGATCCGACCACGTTTATTCCGCCAACTGCTTGAATGTTATTGGTTTGTAGATTACCTACAATGTGAGCATATCCCAGTATGCCCAGCGAGTTAGAGTTAACAATGGTACTATTACCAGTATCATATTGCCAAACTCGATCCGTGGTTGACCCAGAAACATATACTGAGTTGTTGGCTAGATTAACATATATCCCAGTTGGTGTGGCCTCTTGGAACCCCACGTTAAAATAATTATTAGAATATACGCCAGTGCTGATATCATAAGGTACAGATAACTGATATTGACTGATGTTTCTATTACTATTACCAAGTAACCATAACACAGTTCCTGTGCTGTTGAACGTTGCTCCACTTGGTGCACCATCTTGAGCACTTACACTCAGAGATTTGTTAGCATACGCGGCTGTGGCAATGTTGGCGACATTGCTGACTGTGTACTGATAGATAGTATCGTTAGTAGTTCCAACAATATACATGTTGGCACCATCAGGACTGAATGTCACTCCAGTTGGTGCAGTTTCTTGAGCACTGATGTTTGCGCTTAGATTAGAGTAAGAAGCTGTGGCAATATTGGCAACGTTGCTGATACCGTATTGGAACACAATACGAGTGGTTGTGTCCAGCACAAACATGGTGTTGCCACTGCTGTTGAACCAAAATCCTTGAGGACTGGTAGCCTGTCCATTCACATTGGAACTTAAACTGGCGTAAGAAGCTGTGGCCACCGCCCAAGGAGTAGCAACATTGTATTGATAAACTGCACGGTTTGCACTACCCAACAAGAACATGGTATTACCACTACTGTTGAAAAACACATCGGTTGCAGATGCGTCCTGAGCAAGAATGCTCAAGCTGTTGCTAGCCCACCAACCGGCAATGTTGGAAGTATCGCTGTATGTTACCGCGTTGGAGGTGTATAGATTTCCCACAGCACTTACTATACCAGCAGTTTTAACATTTCCACCAACAACATTGCCAGCTATAGAAAGTATATTACCAGTGGCAGTAAAAGATAATCCAACAGTATCAACGTTGGCAGTTTGATTTGAGCCACTAGCACCCACCATCACAGGATATAATGTTCCTGATGTAACATCAGTAGCGTTTATGGTAGTGCTAGGACCAGCTAATCCTTGCGTACCTTGTACACCCTGTACACCTTGAACGCCCTGTACACCTTGAACGCCCTGTACACCTTGTGTGCCTTGTGTGCCAGTTACACCCTGGACGCCTTGGGTACCTTGAATGCCCTGTACACCTTGAATGCCCTGTACACCTTGCACACCTTGAATGCCCTGTACACCTTGGATACCCTGTAATCCTTGAACGCCCTGTACACCTTGTAATCCCTCAACGCCTTGTACGCCTTGAATACCCTGAACGCCCTGAACACCTTGTAATCCTTGAACGCCCTGTACACCTTGTAATCCTTGAATGCCCTGTACACCTTGGATACCCTGTAATCCTTGAACGCCTTGAACGCCTTGTAAGCCTTGTGTGCCAGTTACACCCTGGACGCCTTGGGTACCTTGAATGCCCTGTACACCTTGAATGCCCTGTACGCCTTGAATGCCCTGTACACCTTGTAATCCTTGAACGCCCTGTACACCTTGTGTGCCTTGTGTGCCAGTTACACCCTGGACGCCTTGGGTACCTTGTAATCCTTGAACGCCCTGTGTACCTTGAATGCCCTGAATGCCTTGAACGCCTTGTGTACCTTGAACGCCTTGTATACCCTGAACGCCCTGTGTACCTTGAACGCCTTGTGTACCCTGCACGCCTTGGGTACCTTGTAATCCTTGAACGCCCTGTGTACCTTGAATGCCCTGAACACCTTGAACGCCTTGTGTGCCTTGTGTGCCCTGCACGCCTTGGGTACCTTGTAATCCTTGAACGCCCTGTACGCCTTGAATGCCCTGAACACCTTGAACGCCTTGTGTACCTTGAACGCCTTGTGTGCCTTGTGTGCCCTGCACGCCTTGTGTGCCCTGCACGCCTTGTGTACCCTGAACACCTTGAACGCCTTGTGTACCCTGAACACCTTGAACGCCTTGTGTGCCTTGTGTGCCTTGTGTGCCTTGTGTGCCTTGTGTGCCTTGTGTGCCTTGTGTGCCTTGTGTGCCTTGTGTGCCTTGTGTGCCTTGAACGCCCTGTACACCCTGTACACCCTGAACACCTTGTGTGCCTTGTGCGGCTTGTACACCTTGAACGCCCTGTACACCCTGAACGCCTTGTAATCCTTGAGTGCCTTGAACGCCCTGTACACCTTGTGTGCCAGTTACACCCTGGACGCCTTGAACACCTTGTGTGCCTTGAACGCCTTGTAATCCTTGAACGCCTTGTAATCCTTGAACGCCCTGTGTACCTTGAATGCCCTGAACACCTTGAACGCCTTGTGTACCTTGAACGCCTTGTGTGCCTTGTGTGCCCTGCACGCCTTGTGTGCCCTGCACGCCTTGTGTACCCTGAACACCTTGAACGCCTTGTGTGCCTTGTGTGCCTTGTGTGCCTTGTGTGCCTTGTGCGGCTTGTACACCCTGAACGCCTTGTAATCCTTGAGTGCCCTGAGCGCCAGTAGTACCTTGAACACCTTGTGTGCCTTGAACGCCCTGTACACCTTGTGTGCCAGTTACACCCTGGACGCCTTGAACGCCTTGTGTGCCTTGAACGCCTTGTAATCCTTGAACGCCTTGTAATCCTTGAACGCCCTGTGTACCTTGAATGCCTTGAACACCTTGAGTGCCCTGAGCGCCAGTAGTACCTTGAACACCTTGTGTGCCTTGAACGCCCTGTACACCTTGTGTGCCTTGAACGCCTTGTAATCCTTGAACGCCCTGTACACCTTGTGTGCCTTGAACGCCCTGTACACCTTGTGTGCCTTGAACGCCTTGTAATCCTTGAACGCCCTGTACACCTTGTGTGCCTTGAACGCCTTGTAATCCTTGAACGCCTTGTAATCCTTGAACGCCCTGTACACCCTGAACGCCTTGTAATCCTTGAGTGCCCTGAGCGCCAGTAGTACCTTGAACACCTTGTGTGCCTTGAACGCCCTGTACACCTTGTACACCTTGTGTACCTTGCACGCCTTGTACACCTTGTGTACCTTGAACACCTTGTGTGCCTTGAACGCCTTGTAATCCTTGAACACCTTGTGTGCCTTGAACACCCTGAGTGCCTTGTGCACCGGTAGTACCTTGAACGCCTTGTGTGCCAGTTACACCTTGAACGCCTTGTACACCTTGAACGCCCTGTACACCTTGTGTGCCTTGTGTGCCAGTTACACCTTGAACGCCTTGAGTACCTTGTACACCTTGAGTACCTTGAACGCCTTGAGCACCTGTTGTACCTTGAGCGCCAGTGGTGCCCTGCACGCCTTGTACGCCTTGCACGCCCTGTACGCCTTGAGCGCCGGTTGTACCTTGAACGCCCTGTACGCCTTGTGTGCCTTGTGTGCCTTGTGTTCCTTGGGCAGCTTGAACACCCTGCACACCTTGTCTGCCCTGTACGCCTTGAACACCCTGTGTGCCTTGAGCACCTGATCCTGCTACAGGAGTGCCGTTGGCGTAGGTAAATCCGGCTGCTTGTATATTACCAGCTACAGAAATATTACCAGCCACACTTAGTGCTGTGCCTGATGTGTTTGATATGTTTACAGTTGTGTTTGACCCAAAGGTAACTGTGCCATTGCCAAGACCAGGACCTACTGAGATTGTGGTAGTGGAGTTGGCTGCGCCATTTTCACCAATGCTGATGGTTTTGGTATTGCCCGATGTGGTCGCACCATTGGCAATTGCCAAAATTTGTGTTGCATTCGATTGCCCAACGGTGATTGTACCAGTTTGTATAGGTCCACCTAACGTGAGTGCTGGTGTTAATTGTCCAGTACCGATATTAATAGTTGAAAGAGTTGTGGCAAAAGTTACTGTTCCGGTTGTAGATAAAAGCGAGCCAAAAAATCCGCCACTTGCTGCAACATAATTACCCGCTTGTACATTCCCTGCCACGCTCAGTGCTGTGTTCGAAACGTTGGCAATAGCAACTGCGGTATTGGCAGTGTAACTCACTGTGGTATTACCAGTGCTTGCACCAATGGTCAATGTTGAATTGCCTGCCACATTACTGAAAATTGTCACATTGCTGATTGAGTTTGCAACACCATTGGCAGCAATATTGATTGTCTTGATGTTACCACTGGATGTGGCACCTATACCAATGTTCAAGATTTGTGTGGCTGTGGATTGCCCAATTAAGATATTACCAGTTTGGGCAGTGGCACCAATTGTGGTTGTGCCAGTTGTTTGGCTTGTTCCAATACTGATTGTGCCTGTTGTGGTACTAACAGTAAATGTACTTCCAGCCGTGAATGTACTATCAACTGTGAATGTGGATTCTGCTCTTACTGCACCGCCAAGTTGTACTTGTTGACCAAACCAAGTGTTACCTTGAACTGCCAATTGTCCTTGAATACCCACAGCATTGGCAGTGAGCATGATAGAATTGGCTGTGTTATATTGAAAAACAGTATCGGCGGCAGTACCAATCATCCAAGCTCGACTATTGGCCAAGTCAACAAATATGCCAGTGGGCGTGCTTTCTTGTGCCAGTATACCAAAACTATTTCCCAATGCAAAAGTTGCTGTGCTTACATCCCATGGTGTGGCAAGATTGTACTCATAAAAAGCAGGTATGTTTTGGGCTGTGACCCACATCTTGGCGCCGTCACTGCTTAAATTAACTGCATGTGTGCTGCCTCCAGCAGAACTGGTGGTATTAAATGATTTGTTAGCGTAAGCGGCTGTGGCAATATTGCCTGGAGTAGACAATGTGTATTGATAAACTGTGCTGTTGGTAGTACCAACCATGTACATTGTGGTCAAATCAGGTCTGAACCACAATCCAGATGGCGCAGAGTCTTGTGCTGAAACGTTGGCGCTTAGTGTTGCATATGTGGCTGTGGTAATATTCCATGGCGTCGCCATGGTGTATTGATACACAGATCTACTGGTTTGCCCCAACACATACAAGTTAGCACCAGTACTGTCAATAAACAAGTCATTGGGACTGCCATCTTGTGTGGTTACACTAACATTACCAAACACTGTGCCAGTGTTGGCCATATTGGTAGTTGACATGTTGTATTGAAACACACGATCATTCGTAGTACCAACTAGATAAAAACTTGAGCCTGCGTTACCAAAGAAAAGTCCAGTACCGTTAGATTCGGATGCAGCAGTTGACAAGCTAACGTTTGAATAACTCCAGCCTTGAATTGCACTGGTACTGGAATTTACGTTAACATTGCTGAGTGTTAGATTACCTGTTGTAAGAACTAGATTACCAGCTGACACATTTCCAGCAACTGACAATGCATTGGTTTGTGCATTGAATACAAATCCAGCAGTTGTGACATTGGCCAATTGATTGCTACCAGCAGCACCTACCATTACAGGATACAATGTAGTGGTTGTGTTATTGTCAGTGGCATTTATAGTATTGCCTGGACCTACTACGCCCTGTGTACCCTGTACGCCTTGAACACCTTGTGTACCTTGTATGCCTTGCACACCTTGTGTACCCTGAACACCTTGTGTACCCTGAACACCCTGAACACCTTGTGTACCTTGCACGCCTTGAGGGCCCTGTACGCCTTGTACGCCTTGTGTGCCTTGAACACCTTGAACGCCTTGTGTACCCTGTACGCCTTGAACGCCTTGTGTACCCTGTACGCCTTGAACGCCTTGTATACCTTGAACGCCTTGTATACCTTGAACGCCTTGTGTACCTTGCACGCCTTGTGTACCCTGAACGCCTTGTGTGCCCTGTACGCCTTGTACACCCTGTAATCCCTCAACACCTTGTACTCCTTGCACACCTTGTGTACCCTGAACGCCCTGAACGCCCTGCACACCTTGTGTGCCCTGTACGCCTTGTAATCCTTCAACACCTTGTGTACCCTGTACACCTTGCAATCCTTCAACACCCTGAATGCCTTGTACACCTTGTAATCCCTCAACGCCTTGAACACCCTGTACGCCTTGAACACCCTGTACGCCTTGAGTACCTTGTACGCCTTGTGTACCTTGAGCTCCGGATCCTGCCACGGGATCACCATTTGCATAGTAAAATCCGGCTGCTGTCACATTCCCAGTAACAGTTACTAGACCAAGAGAACTTAGATTGCCGCTGGTGATATTTCCTGCTACCAACAACCCAGTAGTATCAAAAACTGCTACATTAGAAATTCCGCCCACACTTACTGTGATATTACCGCCAGAGCTAACCACAGTTACATTGGATGATCCATTGTTGATATTAGCAACTGAGGTAATAACACCACTTAAGAAAGCCCCGTTTCCTAAGAAATAATTACCAGTGATATTACCTGCGGCCGATACTATTCCAGATGCTAGAAAATTATTAGCACTGATATTCCCAGTAACACTGATACTGGGAATATTCAATCCACCAGATCCTATATAGATTGAATTGAATCGTAAAGTTGGGCTACCTAGATCGTACACATTGTCCCAGCTGGGGATTACAGTATTTGTTACTTGTATTTTGCCAATGCCGTTTGGCGACAGGATCAAGTTACCATTGCTGTTGATTGTGCGAATAGTGTTGTTGGCTATGGCTACATTGCTCAGCACTGGGCCCGCAGCAAAAACTTGATCAAAGTTTTGATTAGTGTAACTAAAGGCAGTACGTAACGGATCACCTTGTCCGTCATCGGGTACTGCGCCAATATCAATGGTGTATTGTGTCATTTGTAGAGTCTCTGATTGTATTTACCAGACTCTGCGAACAGGTGCTACAGCTCGTGATTGGTATCTACACGATACTGGAATGTGTTGATATCTATGTGTTCAAAATTTTCAATATTCTTGAACTCTTTGATTTCTGCTGTAGTGGGTCCGCAAACACGAATAAATTTAGTAGTTGAGAAATCTTTTATCAATGTAACAACCTGACGTATCCAATTGCCTGTGTAAGTTGGTGCAGCATCTGCACTTTTGTAAAATGCTGTGCCAGCATACACATTGTTAAATCGCATGGATGGGCTGGGTCCCATGTCAAATCCCAACATATAGATACGATCATGCCCGTCCAGCGCAGCAATTGCACAGGCAATAGGACCCGAACTATTGCCATGGTACTTTCTAGGAACTACATTTGCACCCAAATCCGGCAGTGGTTTTCTTGTGTAAAATCTATGATTTTTACTGTATCCTGACCGTTGTATTTCTTCTGCTATTGGACGATCAGTTGCCACAAGACAGTCTGGCGTGTGGTCTCTATACAAGCCATTGCAGCCATAGATAGATCCTAGAGATCGAAATCTGGTCAAATCCAATGCAGTTCTACTCTGCCCATTTCCCAAAACAAATGCCACGGTCATAAAAAAATCCTCCCAGTATGTAGCTGAGAGGATTGTGAGTTCCTAAATATTAGGAAGTAACATTGTCAATAACTGCCAATGGAATGTAACCAGCCGGTGCACCTGCAACCGATTCTGTAGCAGTATCTGTTTCTGAACCTGACTGTGCAACGCCACCTTCGTCTGTAAAGAAGTTGGCCACATAGAAAAGTTCATTACTGTAGTCGACTTCACCAAGATTAGCATTGCTGTAATCGCCGGCAGTTCCTGCCCAGTCACGTACCCACTTGTTGCTGAGATTGCTAGCGTAAGCGTCTGAGCTGTCACCAGATTCGTAACCAATGCTCATGTAACCACCTGCTGGTGCACCAGTGTTGCTCAAAATGCACACACCTACTGGGTATGCGGTTCCATTGCCACCGCCGTCAGCTGCTCTGGCTGTGAAAATATCGCCAGGTGACACATTGCCAGTTCCTGTACCAACTGTTTGCCAATTGGTAGTTCCTAGCACAGCAATTTGATATGCTTGACCCACGGTAAAACTGCCATCGGAAACTGTGGCTGCTGTATAAGCTACCAAATACTTGTGATTGCCTTTCTGTCGAATAATACGACCAGCACCAGCACCAGTGGTGTTACCATCAGGATATAGAATATTCACCGTGGCCAACACTTCAGGATAGGTGGCACTGGGTTGGCTTGTGGCAGGTGATCCGCCAACCACGCCCAAGAACTGTGCTGCATTTAGAGTCTGCGTGGGTGCATTATAAACTGGAACATCCAGTGCGCTGAAAGGTGGATAAGCAAGATCCACAGGTGTGGCGGCGCCAGGGCTACCAACACCAGTATTTAAACTGTATTTTTGTATTTTAAGAGGACGTCCCATTTGTTTTCTCCTTAAAGAAGTCCGATGAAGGTTCTAGCTTCTACGCGGCGGGTTAAACCGCATAAGACGCAGGATTGCGTACAACACTTATTTATGGATAGTGAGATATTTTGAGTCAGGTGCAAAAACTTATTAAATATCCATATGAATATCAATCAAACTCTTGAACAAGGCAATCAACATCGCGCCAATCACCAACCAGAACTGGCATTAAAATGCTATGCTGCTGTACTGGGAGAAGATTTCAATCATGGTGCTGCATTCAACAATTATGGAAATGTGCTACGTGAGATGGGTTATCCTGCTCGTGCTATACCATTTCTTCATGCTGCCCGCGACATCGATCCGTCAAATGTCACTGCTGAATTCAATCTAGCTGTGGCTTATTTGCTCAAAGGTGATTACGAACTTGGGTGGCAATATTACGAATCACGTTGGCGCTATGAACACATGGCTGGTGTTAAGCCACAATTGCCAAAGCCCGAATGGACTGGCCAAGATCTCAAAGACAAAACTATATTAGTTGTGGGCGAGCAAGGACTGGGTGATCAAATCCAGTTCTTGAGATTCACTGCTAACTTACAATCAACTGGTGCCAAAATAAAATTAGTAATGAGTCCCGGTGTCAAAGCATTGTTTCCTACTCCAGCTGGAAATATCATTGGCATCTACGCTCCTGGTGAAGATCTTGGTGAATACGATTATTGGATTTCCATGATGAGTATACCTAGAGTCATTGGATTACGATTAGAAACAATCGCACACCAATTGCAATATGTAGCTGCCACCCCTGAAAAAGCACAAGAGTGGGACAATAAACTAGGGTTAAAAAAGCGTATGAGAATTGGGGTATGTTGGAGAGGCCGACCAGATTCATGGATACACAATCACAAAGCCATGCCTGTGGAAAAGATGGCCGAACTCATACGACGCAATCCTGAACATCAATGGATCAACCTAACTGTAGATAGTACCGAGGAAGAATCACAAATCATAATTGCAGCCGGTGGTGAATGTTTTCCAGGATCAATTCAAAATTTTGCAGACACAGCAGGACTCATGCATCACTTGGATCTTGTGATATCTGTAGATACTGCCAATGCACACTTGGCAGGAGCAATGGGTCGCCCTGTTTGGATACCGTTGAATGCATATGGTAATTGCTGGCGGTGGTTGTTGAATCGTGAAGATTCACCCTGGTATCCCAGTGCTAGACTTTATCGTCAACCCAAAATAGGCGACTGGGATAGTGTAGTAAACAAACTACACAAATTTTTAGGCTTCTTTAAAATTTAATCGTGCGGTTAGTATTTGATCAACGTCATTGGACATTTTTTTATGCCAATTGGTGTTCATCAATACTTGTAGATTGTGTTCTACTATTGGTTGTATCTGTTCTAGAACTTTTTGCTGATCCATTGCAGCCAGTGCTTGCATCTGTTCAAATGCCATTTTCCACCGGCGCACATCATCTACTTCTAAATCGTAACTTTCGTTTATGATATGATCAAAAGTTCTAAAACCTGACTCTCTAAGATAGTATAGATACCTGTAGCTTGACAATACTATAAACAATCGTCTGCAGACCATGACCCTGGCTATTTTTTCAGTAAAGAATACTTGATTGTGCTGTGCATTAGTTTCAGTAACTACCGAGTACGCAGTTTGTTGATACACACTGACCGGTGGTATTAGTCCTGTGCGAGTAACAATATCGTGAAATTTACATGGAATTCCAAAATGTGTTATTGGGCCAGGCACAATCATGTCAGGCTCCAATATTTCTCTTGGCCTAGTAGTTTTACCGCCATAGTAAGACATAATGGTTTGAGGTGACAGCACTGAATCTTTTTCAATCCAATCATGCAATAAAGTTCTATACGGTCTTTCTCCTCCTAGCAAGGCATCAAATAACATGGGTTTAATAGTTGTAGGGTCAAACTTGTTGATATAAGTTTGCATGGTTGGATGTTGGTATACATCTACTGCATCCTGCAACCAATGCTGCCAGATAACCCAAGGATAATGGAGATTGCCAAAATTCTGTTGTCCAGGGCATACTATTAGTAAGTTCGAGTATACAGATACCCAATCAATGAATAAGCGAAAGCTAAAAATTTCTGGTACAAACCAAACACATTGTATAGGATTAGACACCAGTTTTTTAATTTTCCGACACCATTCATTTTTCTGATCAACTTCGTTGCAGTTGAGATATTTTGTATCAGTGGGTTCTACTATCAGAACCACATGTTGCTGATTGTTGTTGACATTCAATTGCAATTGATCAAAATTGTCACATAAAATTGTTTGAGGAAAACATTTTTTTACTATAGAAATAGTATTCTCTGAAGGGCCATCATTGAGATTGGCATATAACCAATAATTTACTGTCATGTCAATAAGTTTTCTAATTTTAACACAGCTATTTCAGTAACTTGTCGTATGGCTGCTGGATTGTGAAACCAAGCAACATTGTGTTTGACCATGTCTAAATTCTTTTGATACAGATCTGCAATGTCATCTCTCTGCATGAGTTCAACAATAAGATTGGCTTTGTGTTCGTGCGTGCCCACTTGATCAAATTCGTTCCAGATTTCAAAGCCAAGATCTTTGAGTGTTTGTGTGGCCTGTTCGGGACCATAGTTAATGACCAAACAACCGCTGCGATATGCTTTCCAAGTTTTTTCACTCAGCAACACTTGATCAGTATGGCTAGTTTCTCCATTGATATTCACACAGGCTGCAAACGCTGGATGATTGTTCTGCTCCATCTTTGGTGGATATCCACCGGTACCAACATAGTCAAAAAATTCTGGTCGGTTGGTCCATGGCAATTCTTCCCACCATCCTGGAGGTAATAAATTTTTAAAGTCGCCAATCTGATTCACAATCATCACATCCTGGTCAGTCACGTAGGGTTTTATATCACGCAACAGTTTCACTCTGTGATATCTAGAACTACCAGACAAGAAACTCACTCGATGTTTTTTTGGCCGATTCTCTTGATGATTGTGTTCTACCAATTGATAAAACCACCAGCTGGGCCAAGGTGACATGTTGGGTTGATCACTCTGCTGTGGTCTAATATCAGGATGAAATATGAAAAAATCTTTGATGTCTAGATGTTTACACAATTCTTGATGTATTAAATTGGCATCACAAGGATTGCCATCAAGACATAACACAGGTAATCTTCCTGTTTGTCGAGTGGCGTTGATTATTAAATCAACGCCATATTCCAGACTTTGATTTAATCGCAAGTGACCATCAAAGAAGAATATCAACTGGTCTGACAAGTTTGACAGTCCAAAATATTCAAATTGAGATCGATGACTTACGGGAGTATTCCAACTGGAATCTGCACCCCAATAGTGTTCAAACATATTGAGTAATTATAACAGGATGTAGTGGGTGTGTCAATTATTACAGACCAAATCTGGCTCGATCAGCAAGCCAGTTTTGTTCAACACCGGCGGCATCAATGTCCGTATTATACACACGAACAATAGCCAAGCGGCCTCCCCATAACCCGCCCGGATCCCAGCGTGTCATTAACCCATATCCAATTGAAGGATTAGCGGCACCACCCGGTGGTGCCGCTTGAGTTTGTACCAATGTGTTGTTTACATACAAATTGAGAGTGGTTCCATCAAATGTGCCCACAATCTGATACCATGCTCCAGGTGTTAATGTATATGGGGCAGTAGCTTGAAATCCTGCACCATACCACCAAGCCTGTAAATCATTAACAGTACCGCTAACTGAACCCAGGCCAAGATTGATGGTGCCACCACCGTATGAGTATTCTGTAAATATATTAGGTCCAGCTGCGGTGTTAGTTCCATCATAGTAATGCCAAGCTTCAATTGACCAGTTGGCCAATGTGCCTAAGTTTGTGGAGCTGGCTGCATACTGTCCTGAACCAGGATCAAACTGTATGTATCCACCGTTGGCACTGTTGTATGTGGGACCGTTTACTAGTATAAAAGTTATTGATCCAACTGTGTCAGTCCAGGTAGAGTAGCCCCCTGATCCAGGATAACTTGCAGGATCGCCGGCGTCAAGATTTAACGCTGCCGGCAACGGTGCGGGCGGTGGTAATATTGCTTCAAATGTGATTCCACCACCTATGGTGAGTCCGGTGCCGATTGAGAGTGCCATGTATTATCCTATGTCAAAATATCTAAAAGTTGTTGTTGCACCGTGACATCATTTAGTCCTAGATGCACATTTTTTGCCCACGCAAAATTTGTCAACCAAGTTCCCATGTATAAATCATCCACGGCTGCCCATTGAGTGGTTTCAGGATGCTGTTGTAACCATGTTTTTATTTCTGTTGCTCTTTGTTCATGATATGTGACAGCACCAGGCAACCATGCAGTATAATCAACGGGCATTTTTTTAATGCCTTGAGTCTGATAAAACTCACACATGCCTTCAATGCTGGTTTTTAATTTCCAATCACTGCTTACAACAATTTCAGCACCAGTTTGATCTAGTATTTGATTTAGAATTTCAACTGCTGACGGATCAAAGTCACTGAAATAGGTCTTGTCAGTGCCTGCAAATTCATCCGCAGTAGGCATGCTGTGTTCAGTTCTAATTATCTCAGTAGCACCAAGACACATCACGCCGTAATGATCCAAGAACAGTATTTTCAAAATGTCAGTTCCACTTGAGTTGAAGCTTCAGTTGCCACAAGTCTGTCCACATACCATTCAACAGTTTCAACATCTACAGTTTGTTCTGCCAGTCGCAAACCATGGAAAAATCTATCTGGAATATTTGCAAATTCTGCTCGTGTGCGCGGAGTTCTTGAATCTTTCACAAACTTCATATCTATTACTGGATAGATATTGTTGAATCTGCAACTGGTCAAAACACTGTCAGAGAACAAGTTCATGTGATGGTCGGTGATAACATTGTAATAGTCAATGGTATCTTGAATCACTTGCTTGTTGGTCAGAGTGATCTCTTGACCATGTTCGTTCACAGTGATGGTTCCAACTGGAGTTGCGTCTGTCATTGGATAGGTAAATGCACCTGCTTGTTTGTTAAAGATACGATGTTGATCAAATGTTCGTAAAGTTGTGCCATCATTGAATGTCAACAGGTTGTACTGACTTCCAGTTTCACTGCGTTTGATCCACAAGGCTGTGGTTTCTACATAGCAGCCGCGATCAAAGTCCCAGCTCAACAGTTTGTCAGTGTAGGTGATATCTTCTATTGCCTTGTGTGAGCCATCGCTGAGTGCGATCTGAGTTCCGGCCAACAAGCAAATGCCCGAGGTTCCGGTGGCCGAGTTGGAATAGAATGTGCCTGCATTACTGGTCACATAAGCAAACACAGTAAACGGTGTTGAATTCAAACCGGTTGTAAAGGACAATTTCACTGTTCCAGGAATGCTGCCCAAAGCACCAGTAGCGTACTTTTGACTCGATGTACCGGAAGTGATGATCACACCATATTCAGTTACCGGAGTTACATTGGATACTGTTACATTAGCAAACGCGGAGCCGCCGCCACCTGCATTGCCAACCCCGCTGGTGTCGGAAACCGTGATGGTTTGTACAGTGGGTAGGATTGTTTGACTAGGAACAGCAACACTTGTGAGTTGTGAACCATTACCAATAAAGCAGTTGCCAGTGATGTTACCTGTGGCACTGATCAATCCTGCCGTCAAGATGTTGCCACCAGTGACGTTGCCGGAACTTACCAGACTGTCCACATTGGCTGTTTGGAAATACACCACGCTGTTGAGGCTGTTGCTGAGTGTGCTGTTGGCCTTGTCGTAGACCAAGCTGATGATACTATGGAATCCTG